CCCATTTTTATAAATAACATAAGAAAAGAAATTTTATTCAAGGTAAGGCACATGGCTCTTTGGGGAACAGCAGATAGTATTAATTCACCTGGCACTATCTCACTCGTTTATGCCACTAAAACAATAACTGGTTCTGGGACTTCATTTTCTTCAGCATATGTTGGCTCTGTAATCTATGTTGGTGCTGGTAATACTATTGGTGAAGCAGTTATTACTAGTGTAACTGATGCAACCACTGTTTCAATTGCTTCAACTCAATTCCTCAGTGGTGTTGCTGTTGCTGGTGTTGCATATACTTGCTCACAGCAACCTAAGTACCTGATGCAAGATAGCAACTATGATCTTCAGGCAACCAGTGTAAGCAATACAATTGTTGGTGTTGACATTTATGAGACTGCTGCTGTTAGAGATACTGATTATTCAAATGGAGACCCTGGATATAAGTATGCAGTAGCACATGCTGGTTGGGTTGGAGTTCATACTTATACTGACATGCATGGTAACTTAAGAGTTAAGTCTGAGACTCTTGTTGCATTGTCTGGTATTACAACTAATCTTCCTCCAGTTCAAGGTACTACTTATGGTACAACTGGTGATGCAAATGATGATACCAACTATGGAGATAGAACTGTTGATTTCACAACTCAACCAACTGCTGTTGTTGGAATTGCAACCACCGCTTCTACAACTCTAACAGCATTTGCTCTTGCAACTCCTTATGTTGGTCTGTCAACTCAATGGCAGTATGCATACCCAGTATCTGCTGGATACACTGCATTATCCAACAACTCTATCTTCAGCAATGTTACTGGTCCTGTTCTTGGGATCGCATCAACAGACATTACATCTTCCAGACCTAATGGATACAGCTTCAGAGCTGTTGTCACTGGTGATGGTGTAAGTGCTGAGTCTGCTGCTGTAACAGTAACATATTCATGATAATCTATGAAGTTTGATGAGTTGAATGAAGATAATTATATTTTATTTGCCATAAAATATTATGACAATCCTCAAGCAGTAACGCAAGAGGATTTTTTTGAAGACCTAAGCAGATTCAAATATATAAAAAAACTATTAAGGAAATATGTTAAGACAGGAGACTTAAAGACAAGTCTCCTGATTAACCATTTTATTATCGTGTTTAACATTTTTAATGAAGCTGCTCTTCCTTTATTGTTCTTTAAAATAGAAAAAGAACTTTGGCCTTCCATGAAAACATTTTTGGTATTTTTAAACAGAGTTCCAGAGTATCCAAAAACTTTTGTTGATGAGATTCCTATTAATGAGGAATGTTTAAAAATATTGCAAGCAATTTAAAACATGGAACCTTCTAAATTAGACAAGATAATAAATATTATCAGAGAAGATATGACCGCCACTGGTGGTGGGTTAGCAGGATTACCACCTGATGAACCTCCAGTTGATTTGAGATTAAAAAAGTATAAGAAAATTCCTTACTTCTTTAGAGAGTTACTAAGGAAGAAAAAGTAATGTTCGGACAGGATAATAAAATAGAACTTGCGGTACTGCAAGAAAGATTCAAAGCCCATGAGCAGATTATTGACAAGGTTGATACTGCAATCCAAACTTTGAGCGAAACAAATCAAAATATCTGTAAGATGTTGGCAGTGCATGATGAGAGAATTACTGTCCAATCTAAAGCAGATGATGATATTTGTGCAAAAGTAAATGATATAGAAGTTAAGATAGATGACCTGTATAAGTTTAGATGGAAAGCAGGTGGAGTAGCAGCAGTAATCCTTGCATTAGTAGGTGTTATCAATGCATTTGGTCCAAGACTATTGACAGGACCCACCCAAACTCCTATGATGGAAAGGACAAAGTAGTACCTTTCTTTTGTGATGAGTATTGTTGATTCCAAATATATTGGATTAGTTTCTTCTAGATTGCAAAAGTTCTCACAGAAGAAGACAGGTTTATATAATTTTAGATGTCCTTATTGTGGAGATTCTCAGAGGCATAAGAATAAGGCAAGAGGGTACATCTATAAATTTAAAAATGATCATAACTTCAAGTGTCATAACTGTGGAGTGTCAAAGTCATTTACCCATTTTTTAAAGGATCTTGATACCACACTGTACGATCAGTATGTGATGGAAAGATATAAGAATGGATTGACTGGTAAAGGATCCAACACTGCAGACCCAGACTGGAATTTTCAGGAACCAAAGTTTTTCAAGAAATCTGAAAATTCTGAAACTCTGAAAATTGTAGACTTACCTACCCTGGCAGATCTAAATATTACACATCCAGCAAGACAGTATGTAGATCAGAGGCAAATTCCAAAAAAGTTTTATGATCAACTATATTATTGTGAAAAGTTTAAAGACTGGACTAACCAGCAAAAGCATACATTTGATTCTACAGACCAAGATGAACCAAGGATCATCATCCCACTCATCAACCATGGGAAACTATTTGGGTTTCAAGGTCGTAGTTTAAATGCAAAATCAAAAATTAAATACATTACAATTATCCTAGATGAGCACCATCCAAAAATATATGGATTAGATAGGGTTGATTGGGACAAGACTGTATACATTACAGAGGGTCCATTTGATAGTATGTTCCTAGACAATGCCATTGCCATGGTAGGTGCTGATATTGATAGGATGTTTTTTATCTCAAATTTTGAAGTTGATTTTGTGATGGTCTATGATAATGAAAAGAGAAATAAACAGATTGTAGATAGGATCCAAAAGGCAATTGATTTGAAATTTCCTGTAGTTATTTGGCCACAAGATATAAAAGAAAAAGATATTAATGACATGGTGTTGTCTGGACATGATGTAAATCATCTGCTAGAATCTAATACCTATTCTGGTCTAGAAGCAAAAACAAAACTTATTAGTTGGAAACGAGTATGAGCAACGGAACAAAAGTAGTTAAGAGAAATGGATCTATTGAGGCACTGGATCTGAATAAGCTTCATCTGATGGTAGAAGAAGCATGTAAAGATATTGCTGGTGTATCTGCATCTCAGATTGAGATGCATTCTGGTATTCAGTTTTATGATGGTATTACCACTGCAGAGATCCAAGAGATTTTGATTAGGTCTGCATCAGATCTAATTGATCTTGATAATCCTAACTATCAATTTGTAGCAGCAAGACTTCTTTTGTTTGCTGTAAGGAAGTCTCTTTATGGTAGAGTTCAAGATCATCCATCACTGTTTGACCATGTTAATAATTGTGTCAATCTAGGTGTTTATGATCCTGATATTTTGACTAACTATAGTGAGGATGAACTCAATAAACTGGGTCATCATATCAACCATAATCGTGATTATCTATTCACTTATGCTGGACTCAGACAAGTAGTAGACAAATATCTTGTACAAGATAGAAGCAGTGGAAAGGTCTATGAGACTCCACAGTTTATGTACATGTTGATTGCTGCAACTATTTTTGCTAAGTATCCAAAAGAAACTAGACTCTCCTATGTAAAGAGATACTATGATGCAATCTCAAAGCACAAAATCAACATTCCTACACCAATCATGGCAGGTGTTAGAACCCCACTTCGTCAATTTGCAAGTTGTGTTCTTGTTGATGTTGATGACTCCCTTGACAGCATCTTCAGTTCTGATATGGCAATTGGTAGGTATGTTGCTCAAAGAGCAGGAATTGGTATCAATGCAGGCAAAATCCGTGCAATCAACTCTAAGATCAGAGGGGGAGAAGTTGCTCATACAGGGGTTGTCCCATTCCTCAAAAAGTTTGAAGCAACTGTTAGATGCTGTACACAGAATGGGATTCGTGGTGGAAGTGCTACTGTCCACTTTCCAATCTGGCACAAAGAGATAGAAGATATTATTGTACTTAAGAACAACAAAGGAACAGAAGACAATAGAGTTAGAAAACTAGATTACTCAATTCAAATCAGCAAACTCTTCTATGAAAGATTCATTAAGAACCAAGACATTTCACTCTTCAGCCCACATGATGTTCCTGAGCTTAGTGCTAATTTTGGGCTTGATGGATTTGACGACCTTTATCTGGATGCAGAACGAAATGAGTCTATTCCAAGAAAAACTATTGGGGGTCAAGAACTATTTCTGGCACTCTTGAAAGAGAGAGCAGAAACTGGTAGAATCTACATCATGAATATTGACCATTGCAACTCTCACTCTTCCTTTAAGGATAAGATTGAGATGAGCAATCTGTGTCAAGAAATTACTCTTCCAACAAAACCATTGAATCATATTGATGATCCTGATGGTGAGATTGCCCTTTGTATTCTGTCTGCAGTTAATGTAGGTAAGGTCAAGGATGATGAAGAGTTTGAAGAACTTTGTGAACTGTCTGTAAGAGGTTTGGAAGAACTGATTGATTATCAGGACTATCCTGTCATTGCTGCAGAGAAATCTACAAAGGCACGTAGATCCCTAGGTATTGGTTATATTGGACTTGCACACTATCTTGCCAAACTTGGATTCAGATATGATTCTCAAGAGGCATGGGATGCAGTTCATGGACTGTCTGAGTCATTCCAATATTATCTGCTTAAGGCATCTAATCAGGTTGCTAAAGAAAAAGGTGCTTGTGAATATTTCTCAAGGACTAAGTATGCTGATGGTATTTTGCCTATTGATACATACAAAAAGGATGTAGATGAACTAACTTCAATTCCATACCAGCATGATTGGGAGACTTTACGTGCCGAGATTCAGGCACATGGACTTAGACATAGCACATTGTCGGCACAGATGCCTTCAGAGAGCAGTTCCGTTGTGTCAAATGCAACCAATGGAATCGAACCACCTAGAGGATTCTTGTCTATTAAAAAGAGCAAGAAAGGACCCCTTAAGCAAATTGTTCCACAGTACCAAGCACTTAAGAACAATTACACGCTCCTTTGGGATATGCCTAGCAATACTGGGTATATTAATATTGTTGCAGTTATGCAAAAGTTCTTTGATCAAGCGATTTCTGGAAACTGGTCCTATAATCCAGAGAATTACGAAAATAATGAAGTTCCTGTGTCAGTAATGGCACAAGATCTTCTCAATACATATAAGTATGGATGGAAAACTTCTTATTATCAAAACACTTATGATAATAAGACAGATGAAATTAAGGAACCATCACAAAATATCAATGATTTAATTGAAGAAATCTTAAGTTCAAAAGGAGAGGAAGACTGTGACAGTTGCAAAATTTAGAGTCAATTCAGAAGAGAACATCCAAGGTATGACAGTATTCAATACATCCCCTGTGGATTTCAAAAAGCAACCTATGTTTTTTGGAAACCCTCTTGGTGTTCAAAGGTATGATCAATATAAGTATCCTGTCTTTGATAAACTGACTCAACAGCAACTGGGTTATTTTTGGAGACCTGAAGAGGTTTCTCTCCAGAAAGATCGTGCTGATTATCAGACTCTAAGACCTGAACAAAAGCACATCTTTACATCCAATCTAAAGTACCAAATCCTTCTTGATTCAGTTCAAGGAAGAGGTCCTGGTATGGCATTCATTCCATACTGTTCTCTTCCTGAACTGGAAGCATGTATGACTGTATGGGAGTTCATGGAGATGATTCACTCCAGATCCTATACTTATATCATTAAGAATGTTTACTCTGATCCTACAGAAGTATTTGATACTATCTTAAATAACGAAAGGATTCTTGAAAGAGCATCTTCTGTCACTGGTGCATATGATGATTTCATCAACTCTGCACAGCAGTATGGAACATCTAATGCTTGGTTGTATGCACAAGAAGGTGCAGGTTTTGCAAGGGAAGAAAGAATTGAATTAAAGAGGAAACTTTACAGAGCAATTGCCAATGTCAACATTCTCGAAGGTATCAGGTTTTATGTCTCGTTCGCTTGCAGCTTTGCATTTGGTGAACTCAAACTTATGGAAGGATCCGCTAAAATTATCTCTCTCATCGCCAGAGATGAAAATCAGCACCTTGTCATTACTCAAAACATCCTCAATAAGTGGAATGAAGGGGATGATCCAGAGATGCAGCAAATTGCTAAAGAAGAGCAAGATTGGGTAACCAGTGCATTTAAAAATTGTGTAGATCAAGAGAAGTCCTGGGCACAGTATCTGTTCAAGGATGGATCTATGATTGGTCTGAATGACAAACTGCTTAACAGTTATGTTGAGTGGATTGCTAATAGAAGAATGCGTGCTATTGGACTTAAACCAATTTATGATATTCCTGCAAAGAATAACCCTCTTCCTTGGACTGAACACTGGATTTCTTCTAAGGGACTACAGGTTGCACCACAAGAAACAGAAGTTGAATCCTATGTTGTTGGTGGAATCAAACAAGATGTAAAGAAGGATACCTTTGCTGGTTTCCAACTCTGAGGGGTTATGCCCCTCTTTTTTTATAAATAGTTGAAAAGTCTTTGTGCGTCATGAAAGATCTAAGAGAAGCTTATCTAGCAATTTATGAGAATCAACTGGATGAAAGAATGGATCCAGAAGAAAGAGCATTGAGAAGAGCAGAGGTTGCTGATAAAAAAGCAAGCAGAATGGATCCTAAGGTTGCATCTAAGTATGCAGGATCTGAGGCAAGATCTGCTGAAAGAGAAGATAAGAAGTCAAGAGGTAAGCATATTCATGGGATGGCAGACTCTGTTGAACTAGATGGTGATCTAGTTGATGAAGGAACTATGGATATTAAAGGATTTGAAATTCCCCAAAAAGAAAGAGAAGCAGCAAGAGAAAGAACTCTTGCCAAAGCAAAGGAAGTAAAAAATAAAAAGAAGATCAGAGAATCTTCTGAAGACTTAGAAGAGAAGAGAGGTCTTTGGGATAACATTCATGATAAGAGAAAGCGTGGAGAAAGACCTGCTAGACCAGGAGAAAAGGGATATCCTAAGACTCTTAATGTAGAGGAACTAGATCAAATCATTGAAGGTATCAGACAAGCAAGAAAGAATGTTGGTGCAAGTAAGTGCTGGACTGGCAAGAAACTTGGCAATCCTCCTACTAAAATGAAGGGTGGAAAGGAAGTTCCTAACTGTGTTGGTGAAGCAGTTTATGGTGGAGAGAAGAAGGAACCAAAAGATGACAGAATGGTAGTAACAAATGCTGATAAAAAAGCAAATACAAAAGCATATCAAAATTATAAAGCAGGTCACAAAGGATATAGGGCTGCAGATCACCTAGATGAAAGAGCACTTGATCCTACAGAAAAAGCAGAGAAGGAAAGACTTGTGAAGGGAATGAAGAAGTCTGCTGCTGGGTTCAAAGAAAGATATGGCAAGAGAGCAAAAGAAGTAATGTATGCTACTGCTACTAAGCAAGCAAAGGAGAGAATGGATACCTCTAAGTCTGACAGAAGATATGGGGTAGAGAGATGAATGAGGAGTTAACCCCTCCAGAGGGTCCTAGGAAGGGCAGGAAACCCTCTCAGGTTGCCAAGAGGGAGAAGCTCAATGCCCTGATTGCCAAGATCAGAGAGAAGAAATCTGGAGTTGACAAGAACTCAGAAAGTAAATAGAATAACTCTGTAAGGGTTCAAGATAAATAATAGCTCATTATACTATGAGATATATGAGCTACGATAACCCTTGGATGTACAATGGGGAAGTATTTGATACAGATCATATTCAAGATTATTTTGGTTTTGTTTATCTTATACACTGCAATCCAACTAATCGTGACTATATTGGTAGAAAGTATTTCTGGTCATACCGCACACCAAGAGGAAAATCTAGAAAGGTTAAGTCAGAGTCTGACTGGAAAAAGTATTATGGATCCTGTCCAGAACTCAAAGAGGATGTTGACAAATGGGGCAAGTCATCCTGCAACAGAAGCATACTTAGCCTCCATAAAACAAAAGGAAAGTGCAATTACGAAGAGACAAGACAACTGTTCTTGAATAATGTACTGACTGAATCCCTTGACATTGGTATCCCCAAGTACTATAATAGCAACATTCTATCCAGGTACTTTAGGAAAGATTATTATGACCCCAACTCAAATGAAGGATCTTTGTCAAAAGGGTGTTGATGATATCATTGATAGAATGCATGATCTTTGTGCAGAAGGTAGATCAAAGGATGCTCAAGCACTCTATGATGAAATTAGAGATTGGGTCATTCAGAAAGAAGACATTGAAGTATTGTCTTTGGATTATTTGGACCAATATTGACAAGTCCTAAATAGACTGATATTATGGTTTTGTCATTAGTCATTGACAATGATATTAGAGCCTAGGAGATTGCCCCTTGAGAAAGGGGAAGTGCGCTTTCTCTATTAGGATGTAGAGTTCAATCAATTTAAATGCAATCAATCTTTACAGTAGCCCTGCCTCTCTTGGCAACGGTTACAACCAGTACGGCATCACTGCCATTCCTAAACTACAAGATGCAAGGTCCTCCACCTCCAGTGGAAACAAAACCTTATTCTATTATTAAAGAGTTTGATCTTGTAGATGAAAAGAAGACAGCAATCCGAGAGGTTGCACTACCAAAGCCAAAAGAGAAAAGGCTAATTTGTAAAGGGTGTTCAGAACATGAAAACCTTGCCCTGCAATTTTTTCAGGACCAAGGAATCAAAGACAGAAATGCCCTTGCTACTATCATGGGCAACATTAAGCAGGAATCTATGTTTGTGCCTAATGTTTGTGAAGGTGGTAGCAGAACCAGTTATCATAACTGCTGGCGTGGTTATGGTCTGATTCAATGGACATCTGCCAATAGGTATTATGGATTGGGTGATTTTGCTAAAAGATATGGTGGCAATCCATCTGAAATGCAAACCCAACTTAAATACTTGACAAATGAAGTCCAATGGAAGAGAATAGAAGATAGGATGAAAGTCCCTGGAAAATCCATTGACAGATATATGGATTATGCTTATAGCTGGATTGGTTGGGGTATTCATGGTGCTAGAACAAACTATGCCTATGAATATGCTAATCGTCTAGTTACAGTGGAGGTTTGAGTCCTTGGGGGAGATAACTCCCCTACCTCCTTAAATATGCGGGTATGGTGTAGTGGTAACATACCATCCTTCCAAGTTGTAGTCAGGGGTTCGAATCCCCTTACCCGCTTGCTACTTATGTAAGACCATGTTAAAAATAAGATGCAAAAATTGCAATTCAATATTAGAATCACACCCATCACAAACTAGATGTTGTGGGTGTGATAATTTAACGTCTATTAAAGGTGAAACTATTACTGCTATTGACTTGACAAAGGTGGAGATAGTCAGTAATATACTAAAGAAGGAAAGTAACTCTGTATTAAGTAGAGAAGATCTTGCTTTCCAAGAATCAAGAAAAAATCGTAAAGTTAGAAAACTGGAGTTTGAAATTAGATGACCTGGGAATCCCCAACTCTTTCCAAAGGAGATATTGAACTGCTCACCATTGCATTAGATGAGTATCTCTATGTCTCAAATCTTGAAGTGCCTGATATGCCCAAGATGGAAAAACTGTTGCATAGACTAGAGGATCATCTTAAAAAGTTTTGAAATACACACATAACCTGACAACTGAAAATTCCTGACTAGTATATAGTAGTACTATGTCTAAATCAAATGGACAAGCACACCTATGAAAATTGGGTGAAAATTAAAAAAACCTTTGAAGAGTCTGGTAATACAGACAATATGTTTTATAAAAGAGCTTGTGAAGTTGTAAAAACTGGAGTTGATCCTATGGATAAATTTTGGGGAGACTTAAAATGGCACATAGGATGACACAATTAAATCCAGAACATCTGGTTACATATAGAGAGTGTCAAGAAATGATTGATGCTGCTATAAGAAAACACAATAGAAATGCTAGTATAATTAGTATGTGTGTGGGTTGGGTTGTTCTAGCATTATTTGCAGAAGGACTTTTAAGACTCATTGGGGTTATTCCCCCTGTACTACCATGGCTCAACATTACCCTGAAATAATTGGTATTGTTTTCCTTTTAGTATTTGCTGCCACGATGTTTTATCAAGGCACCTGTATTATGAAAGGTCAAAAAGGATATTCCCTTAGAGACTATATGAAACAGGAAAGCATAAATATGCGTCAAAGATTAGAAGAACTACTTAAGGACAAATGATATCTCTTACAGAAGAAGATATACAAAACCTACAAAAAAGAATATTAAATCAAAAAATGGATGAACTTTTTGAAGAACCATCCACATATGAAGATGAAGAAGATGAATGAGTTTCCCTGGGGAGTACTTATAATTCTTGGCACTGGTCTAACTGGAACAGCTTACATCATTTACAGTATACTTAAATTAGCAGCAGAGGAAATGAAGGATGAACCACCTTCTCATTAAGGCAGGTTTAGTATTTTCATCTATTGGACTTTTTGTTTATTGGGGACTACATAATGCATATAATTGAAGCACTTGCATCCAGTCCAATATGGTTGGGACTGTGTGGTGCAGGATTGACAATCCTACCCATCATGGGTATAATGCTAGTACATAAACAGGAGAAATGACAGAGATTACTTTGGAAGAACTAGAAGAAAACTTTGATCAAGTAATGGATAAAGTTGCAGATGGAGAACACTTTTTGATACGCACACCAGATAATACTGACTGTGTTCTCATTCCATATGATGATTACAATGACTACTATGATAGTTATTTTGATCATGAAGAGGGTTGCTAATCCTCATTTCTTGGGAGTATAGCTTAATGGTTAGAGCGGGCTCCTTATAAGGGCTTAGTCTGGGTTCAACTCCCAGTATTCCCATAGTCTTGGGATGACTTTAAAAGCACCCTGGTCGGGATGAACCCCCTAGTCATGGAGAGACTTAAACAACCCTGGTGGAGTCTAATGACCTCCTTTAGGTTTCTTGCTTCCACAAAAAGCAAGTGGTGCGGATGGGATCTTACTCCCGCCTGGTTTCCAATTTCCAGTCAAAGAATTGGTGGCGAGCCTGAGTTACATAAGGTGGGTTGCATAAACCCACCTTTTTTTGTATAATAGAAAAAAGTACTTGTTATATGAAGACTGCACTTATTACTGGTATTACTGGACAGGACGGATCTTATCTTGCTGAATTACTACTTGAAAAAGGTTATAAAGTTCATGGCATTGTCAGACGAGCATCCCTTATTAATACTCATCGTATTGACCATATCTATGATTCTATTACTCTCCATTACGGTGACCTTACTGATTCTACCAATCTTGTAAGAGTTATTCAGCAAGTACAACCAGATGAGATCTACAATCTTGCTGCACAGAGTCATGTAAAGGTGTCTTTTGAGATGCCTGAGTACACTGCTGATGTTGATGGAGTTGGTACTTTAAGAGTTCTAGAAGCAGTTAGACTGCTTGGTATGGAAGAGAAGACTAGAATCTATCAAGCATCTACATCTGAACTCTATGGACTTGTCCAAGAGATTCCACAGAAAGAGACAACACCTTTTTATCCTAGATCTCCTTATGGTGTTGCTAAGTTATATGCTTACTGGATTACAAAGAACTACAGAGAGGCATATGACATGTATGCTTGTACTGGCATTCTGTTTAACCATGAGTCACCTAGAAGAGGTGAGACCTTTGTAACCAGAAAGATTGTTAGGGCATTTTCTAGAATGACTTCTGGATTACAGGATACTCTGTATTTGGGTAACCTTAATGCTCAAAGGGATTGGGGTCATGCTAAAGATTATGCAGAAGCAATGTGGTTAATGTTGCAACAAAACTATCCAGATGATTATGTTATTGCAACTGGACACCAGTATTCAGTTAGAGAGTTTGTAGAAAAAGCAGCACCTTACTTTGGATTTAATATTGAGTGGAAAGGTGAATATTTGGATGAGGTTGGGATTGATACTAACACTGGAAAAGAGGTGGTCAGAGTAGATCCTAAATATTTTAGACCTGCTGAAGTAGAGACTTTATTAGGTGATGCCACTAAGGCAAAAGTTGAATTAGGTTGGGAACCTAAAATTACATTTGATCAATTGATTGAGGACATGTGCATTTATGGACAGTGATTCTAAGATTATGGTTGCTGGTGCCAAAGGAATGGTTGGATCAGCAATTGTGAGAAACTTGAAGAGTAAAGGTTACTATGTTACTGAGGCAACTCGTAATCAAGTTGACTTTACTGATCAAGAAGAAACTAAAGAATACTTTGAAAAAAACAAACCTGAGTATGTGTTTGTTGCTGCTGCTAAAGTTGGTGGCATCATGGCAAACAAAACATACAAGGGCGATTTTCTGTATCAGAATCTAATGATTCAGAACAACATCATCCATTACTCTATGGTGAATGATGTAAAGAAACTTGTTTTTCTTGGGTCTTCTTGCATCTATCCAAGATGGCCAGAGCACATGCCAATCATTGAAGATGATCTTCTTGGTGGTCCTTTAGAACCAACAAATGATGCTTATGCTATTGCCAAGATTGCTGGCATTAAACTCTGTCAGGCATACAGAGAACAGTATGGATTCAATGCTATCTCATTGATGCCTACTAATCTCTATGGTCCCAATGATAATTTTGATCTGAATAGTTCTCATGTGCTTCCTGCACTGATTAGAAAGTTTCATGAGGCAAAGGAATCAAATACATCCTTTGTTGAATGTTGGGGAGATGGATCTCCAATGAGAGAGTTTCTGCATGTTGATGACTTGGCAGAAGCTTGTTTTAGATGTATGATTTCATATAATGATTCTGAAATTATTAATGTTGGAACTGGAGAAGATATATCCATCAAAGAACTAACAAGACTTATCTCTATTATTGTTGGGTATGGTGGGGTAACAATGTGGGATGATTCCAAACCTAATGGAACACCTAGAAAAGTATTAAATGTAGATAAAATTAAATCACTTGGTTGGAGTCCTAAGATTGGACTTAGACAAGGAATCTATGAAACATATGAGTGGTACAAGAATGAGCAAACTAGTAATCTTTGATTTAGATGGTGTTCTTATTGATAGTAAGGACTATCATTATGAAGCACTGAACCAGGCACTTGGGGACAAGTATGCCATCAGTAGAGAAGAACATGTGAGCATCTATGATGGTCTCCCTACCAGAGCAAAACTGGAACTTCTTACTAAGAACAAGGGATTGCCTGTAGAACTCTATGATCAGATCTGGCAAGATAAGCAAGAGGCAACTCTTAAGATCTTTAATGACTGTGTGGCAAAAGACTATGAGTTGATGGGATACTTCCAGCAACTTGTGGATTCTGGTTACAAGATTGCAGTGGCATCTAATTCTATTAGGAATACTGTTAAAATCATTTTATTGAGATTAGGAGTATTAGAGTTTGTGGACATGTATGTGTCCAATGAAGATGTAGTCAGGAACAAACCATTCCCAGCAATGTACTGGAAGTGTATGACTGCTCTTGGTGCTCTTCCTGCTGACACTGTGATTATTGAAGACAGTCATATTGGTAGGCAGGGTGCTCTTGATAGCAAAGCACATCTTGTACCTGTAGAAAATAGAAAAGATCTCAATCAAGAAAAGATCAATAGAATCAAAAAGATTTTGAATGGAACAAAACAAAAAGTTGCATGGGAGAGTAAAACCATGAATGTATTGATTCCTATGGCAGGTGCTGGTAGTAGATTTGCTAGTCAGGGATACACCTTCCCTAAACCTTTGATTGAAGTCAGAGGCAAACCTATGATTCAGGTTGTGGTTGAGAACCTCAACATCAAAGCAAACTATACCTTTATTGTTCAGAAGGAACACTATGAAAAATATAACTTGAACTATCTGCTTCCACTGATTGCTCCTGGTTGTAACATTGTTCAGGTTGATGGCATTACTGAAGGTGCTGCTTGTACAACTCTTCTTGCCAAAGAGTTTATCAATAATGATGAACCTCTTGTCATGGCAAACTCAGATCAGTTTGTTGTTTGGGATTCTAATGAAACACTTTATGCATTCCAGAATGGAGAATGTGATGGTGGTATCCTAACATTCCCTGCAACTCACCCTAAATGGTCTTATGCTAAGTTGGGTGAAGATGGATATGTAGAAGAAGTTGCTGAGAAGAAACCTATTTCTGAACATGCAACTGTTGGTATCTACTATTGGAAGAAAGGTTCTGACTATGTAAAGTATGCAGAACAGATGATCAACAAAGACATTAGAGTCAATAATGAATTCTATGTCTGCCCAGTATTCAATGAAGCAATTTCTGATGGGAAGAAAATTCGCATCAAGGAAATTGAAAAAGATGGTATGTGGGGCATTGGTACACCTGAAGACTTGAATTATTTCTTGGAGCACTACAAAGAATGAAACTGATTGCACATAGGGGGAACATTACTGGACCTGACCTATCAAAAGAAAATCACCCTGAGTATATTGAGCAAGCAATTGCACAGGGATTCAATGTAGAGATTGATGTTAGATACAGTAGACTTGATAATAAACTGTATCTTGGTCATGATACTCCTGAATATCAAGTTGATTGGTTTTGGTTGGGTAAGTATAAAGAATATCTTTGGATTCATTGTAAGAATCTTGAGGCACTTTATGAGTTCTCTCATGGAACTAGTGGATTTAATTATTTCTGGCACCAGAGTGATGAGTATACTTTAACCAGCACCAATAAAATTTGGACTTATCCTGGATTCCCATATACTCCTAGATCAGTTATAGTCATGCCAGAGTGGAACAAAAATATTGATGAGTTTGTAGATCTCAGAGCATATGATTGTTATGGAATTTGTAGTGATTATATTGGGTATCTAGCATGAAATTTACTTTTGGAATTATTACTGCTGGTAATTCAGATGACTCTCTTAATGCTGTCATTGATAGCATTGAGAAACAAAACATACCAGAATATCAGATTCTTGTAGTTGGTAATAGTAATGTTTCCAGAACTAATACTTTTATTATTCCATTTGATGAGAGTGTTAGACAAGCATGGATTACTAGAAAGAAGAATTTAATTACTATTAATGCCAGGTATGACAACATAGTTTATTCTCATGACTATGTTGTATTTGAAGATGATTGGTATCAAGGGTTTCTTCAGTATGGAGAAGACTTTAAGATCTGTATGAATAAGTTTGTGAACCCAGACTATTCAAGATTTAGAGATTGGGTTATTTGGCCTCACAATGATAACTTTATGGATAGCATAGTTCTCCCAAACAGAGAGTGTCTGATTCCATATGACATGACTCACCTTTCAAAGTATCAGTATATTTCTGGAACTTATTGGGTTGCTAAGAAACAGGTTATGGCAGAGTGCCCTTTAAATGATGATCTTTGTTGGGGTCAAGGTGAAGATGTAGAGTGGTCTAAGAAAGCTAGAATTAGATATGGATTCTCTATGAACCCATACTCAACAGTAAGATCTTTGAAATTTAAAGATCCTGCTTTTAATGTTGCTGGTGAGGAAACAATTCAAAAACTTAGGATGGTACAATGAAAAAAGTTGCTGTCATAATGTTAGGTGGTGCAAAGCAAGGAGACTTGTTTTGGCCATCTTATTTTAATTGTGATGCAGGTTACCCTCATGATTTGATTATTGTTCATAGAGATTATTTGGGTGTTCCTACTAATTTAAAAAATCCTAATGGTAGGATGATCATCCATAACAAGATAGTGAATGGTAGGGATATACCTCATAGAGCATTTGGTGCTTACAGGCATTACTTCTATAAGTATCAAGATGACTATGAATATTTTGTATTCATATCTGATGATGTTATTTTAAAAAGAGAATATTGGTTGAGGGAAATTGTAAAGACTCTTGATCTACATGACAAGATTGGATTTGGTGCCAGTCAAATCTTTAATGGTCACAAGAGATACCCACATGAAAGTCATATTAGAGCTCCTCTTTGGTTTGCAAAGGCAGAAGTTCTAAAGCAGATTGAGTGGGAGTTTACTGATGATCATGATGGTGAGATGAAAATAGGGGATCAATGCACTGCTGCTGGTTATGTTGGAGTTCAGGTTGGTAATAAAATTGATCTTGGATATGATGCTACAGAACCCTACCACATTACTCAGTTGCTAGAGCAACAGTTCTATCCAGAAAAACATCCCTTTGGTAAATATCACTGTGATACCCCAGATACTTTTTATTACTTGTTGACTAGATTGCCTAAAGAAAGAATTTTAGAAGAAGTTATACTTTCCCCCTATCCCCACATTGGGGAACAGAATGTGTTTATAGATATAGAACCATTCCATAATTTAATTTACTATCCTTCATTAAGCATAGCAAAAAAATATTTCCTAGTTAAAGAATTGCCCTACAATATAAATGTATTATGTCCTTTGAATTAGTTATAAACTCATTAAGAGATAAGTCTGGAATTGAGTTTGGTGGTCCTACTGAACTGTTTTCAAGTCCTCAGTATGGTATGCACTTGTATCCACATGTGCATCTAGATGGTGGCAACATCATTAAGAATAATTATTTCCAAACTAATCTAGGATCTAATTTTTTGTATGGAGGAAAACTTGGTAGGCAATATGATGTTGATTGTACAAATGAGGATCAACTAAAGAAGTTAAAGAAGTATGATTTTGTGGTTACCTCTCATGCAATAGAGCACTTTGCAAATCCAATTCATACTTTAAAGATGTGGGAGAAATATATTTTAAATTCAGGTAGTTATATTCTAACCATTATACCAGACTATCAATATTGTTTTGATAGGAATAGACCACTAACAACCATAGATCATTTGATTGCAGATTATATTGAAGATGTGGGAGAGGATGATAAGACCCATATAGAAGAACAGAAAGAACTCCATGATTGGAGTTATGGTGGACATCATCAGTTTTATGAACTATGTGAAATTAATCATTTAACCAGAGTTGTACATCATCACACTTTTACTATAGAATTAGTAGAAGAACTTTTTGCTTATTGTGGATTTAAAAAGATCTTATCATTCAAGCAAGATGAATTGAACATTGTAAATCTGTCTAAGGTTCCATGATTACCATCAATTATTTGTCTCATCATAGAAGAGACTTCCATAAGTATTGGGAGATAACATCACATTTTCTCAATAAAATTAAACCAGAGAATAAAGAGAAAGTAAAAATTAATATTCTTGCTACAAGACCTCTTGATTGGGAGTCTTATCTTGAAGGATTTGATTATCAAGTATTGATTTTTCCAGATGTAGAACTCAACTACATGCAAAAGATTGATGCAATTTTATCTGAAACTAATAAGTATTCTGTCAAACTTGATGAGGATTGTTTTATTAGTAATCATGTTTGGGATTACATTATTGAGAACATAGATGTTTTAGATGATGAAGATAATTTTGTTCTTACTCCAATGCTGTCAAATGGCATTCCTCATACAGACAGGTTTGTAAAGTCATTCATCAAAGATCCAAAAGTTAGAGAAGCAATCCACAGTTGTTATCTACATCAAGAGATGCCAAATGGATTGTGGGGAGCAAACTATACTCCTCTCAATGCATATACAATCAATGCCCACACCTGGGATTCAGAGGCATTTTTTGAGGGAGTTTCAAACCTGAATACATACTTAAAGGGAATTCACCCCATTAGAATTTGTGCTAATGCTCAGTTATTATTAAACAATTATATTGTAGAAAACTTTGATAGACTTGTATCAAAGCATGACTACACTATTAAAGAATTTAAAGAACCTTATTATACAACCAGCACTTTTATAATTAAAACTGAGGATTGGAGAAAATTACTAGAGGTTGGTTCTTATGACTCATTTGATGAGATTCAATTAAACATCTATAGAGAAAGATATAACAAAAAATTTCTTTATGTTGAAAATGGATTTGGCATTCATACCATTTACAACACCATCTATGGTAACAAAAATGTTTGGAACATAGGGATGGAAGATGGTTACACTTATGAAGTAGATTTTGTAGACAGCATTCTTGGTAAATTAAAATGATTCATTGTATTGGTGATAGTCACTCAGCAGTATTCAGTGGTGAGGAAGCAATGCAACCCTGTTGGCCAGAACCAGCAGCAAACAAACTTCCTTACTTTACAAGTTATAGAATTGGTCCTGCCACAGCATATCAAATAGCAAACAAGCAACCTATCTTAGATTCCTTAATTGGTTCATTGGATCTTGGTTCTGATGATCAATTGATGTTTTGTTTTGGTGAAGTTGATATTAGGGCACATTTGATTAAGCAGGCAAAGATGCAAGATAGACCTGTCAATGATCTTGTGGTAGAATGCGTTGATAGGTATATCAATGCTCTTACATATTACAAAAAGTATGGGGTCCAAATTATTATTTGGGGTCCTATTGCTTCTTGGTCTGAAGAAAAAGAATATACAGGTGGACCTTCTTTTGGTACAAACCAAGAAAGAAACTGGGTTACATTTGCTTTTAATATAGCTTTGCAACTTGCTTGTTTAAGGGAAGGATTTAAGTTTGTGTCTATTTTCTATGATATGGTTACTGATGATATGAAAACCATTCCAGATTTTCTAGATGACTGGGAAGGATCTCACATGCATTTGTCACAAAGGGCAATGCCAACCATTCTAAACGCTTTTAATAAAAGAGGATTACTTTGATGAGTTACAAAGGTTATGCAAATAAAGTTGAGTTCATTAAGAATGAGTTCAAAAATTATTATGTAGACAAAGGACCTGAGAATGGAATCCTTCAAGGATTTAAGTATGAAGGTGCATCAACTCATTGTAGGAATTGTCTTGCTACTCTAGTTAAGATGGTTGAGGCAAAGACTGTTCTTGAGATTGGATCTTGGCATTATGAAAGTTCTAATGCTATGGCATATGCTATGGATGAACTTTATGGTGATGATGGATATGGTGTGATTGATTCTTTTGACATTAGGAAAGGTGGTTATGATGGACAGATTGCATACCTTCCACACTCAGATAGAATCAATGCCAGATATTGGTATCCTCATCATTCTGATTATGATGATTGGAAATATAAAGTAGATCTTCCTTTTGGTGATTTTGTTAACTACACTAATGAAGAGATTTCCGAAAAGAATATTGCTATTCTGAAAGAAGCATCTAAAGATTTTGGTGGAAGATATGATCTTATCTTTGTAGATGGGGATCATTCTTATGAAGGAGTCAAGAGAGATTTTGAAGTTGCTCAATCAGTTGCAGACAAAGATACTCTTATTGTTATTGATAATGTATGGGACATTAGACTTAAGGATGTACGACAATTTTATGATGAACTTGAATTGATCAAGTGGGACTTTGAAGAATGGAATGATGAGTATTACCATGACAATATGGTTCAAGACACTGCTATCTGTATCCTATGAAAATTAAAGCATACTTTGTAACTTATGATAATGATCTTGAATTAAACAAGACATTAAAGAGTTTTGAAAAAAGTGGTATCAAAAAGTATGACTGCGAAATAACAGTAATCAATAATTTTAAAGATGCTCCTGTTATTTTAGATGATATTAATCTTCCAATCAAAGTAGTTACCAATCAAACAAGACCAAGTTTTTCTACAGGACACCTTGCAAGAAATTGGAATGAGTGTCTTATAGAAGGATTTAAAAGTGTAGATGAACCTGATTCAGATATTGTAATCTTGTCTCAGAATGATGTTGAGTATAATGAAGATGTTATTGATACTTTAATTGAATATCACCAGAAGTATAGTTTTATTTCTTATGGTTGTGGTGATGCATTCCACAGTTATACTATTGATGCAATTAGATCTGTAGGACTTTGGGATGAGAGATTTTGCAACATTGGATGGCAAGACTGTGATTATTTTTTGAGGCAATTGATTTACAACAAAGAGCATAGTTCTGTCAATGATCCTCTCCATCATAGAGTCCATAATAGAATTCATTTTGATTTTGTAGATTTTGAAAGATTCTCTGGTTTCAATAGATCAGATCCTCATCATATGAAATCTTTAGAGCATCATAATACTTCTATGAATGTTTTTATTAAGAAGTGGGGATATGGAATTCCTGGTGTCCATTGGGAAGGACAAATTAAAGTTGACATTGGATATAATACTGCACTTGAAATTACTCCTGACTATGTGCTAAAATCTCCACAGTGGATGATGTATCCTTTCTTTGAAAGTAAGATTCCTGATTTAAAAAATAAAAATTATATCAACTATGAAACACAAGATTAATTTAGTAGGCAACTCCTTTACACATCTTACTGGTGGAAACAAAGGATACTCAGTTCATGGTAAAGAATCTAAGTATGTAGAATGGGTCTTTGATCTGTCTGCAGATGAGACTGTTTATGTAGATCAAAATATCAACCAAGCATTCACTGATAAGGTTGAAGGTATTAAGTATGGATGGTTGCTTGAATCTAGATTTGTAGTTCCAGGTATTTCTGATGAAATCAAATCTAACTTAGAAGAATACTTTAAAGTATTCAAGTACATTTTTACTCATGATAAAGAACTTCTTGATTTGGATCCAAGATTTAAATGGTGTCCTGCTCAAGGGTTCTGGATTAAAGAACCTAAGATCTATGAAAAGACTAAAATGATTTCTATGATTTCATCTAACAAGTCTTTTACTGAAGGTCAGAAAACTAGACTTGAATGGGTGGAAAGGATTGGTGATCAAGTAGATCTTTATGGTAGAGGTTTCAATGAGATTGCAGATAAAGAACAAGGTCTTTGTGATTATATGTTCTCTGTTGTGATTGAGAATGGAGTTTATGAATCATACTACACAGAGAAGATTCTTGATTGTTTTGCTACTGGTACTATCCCTGTTTATATGGGATCTCCTGACATTGCAGATCATTTCAACAAAGATGGCATCATTCAATTGAGTGAAGAGTTTGAAGTATCTGAAGAGATCTATCAAAGCAAATTAGATGCTATCAAAGACAATCTGGAAAGAGTAAAACAGATTGAAGTTCTTGAAGACTTTATTTACATTAATTATCTACAATGATCTCTTTTAACCAATTAGGAAACCTTGGTAGGTTAGGCAATCAAATGTTTCAGTATGCTTCTTTGAGAGGTATTGCTGCTAACAGAGGACTTGGGTTTTGTATTCCTCCTGAATATTCTTTTGGGGTTAGTGATCCAAATGTAAAGAATTCAGATACTAACATCCATAATGCTTTTGATCTTAGTAAAGTGGATAAATTCCTTGAACCAAATAAGATGGTAAAGGAATCTGGATTTCATTTTGATGAGTATCTATTTAATAACTGTGAAGATAATGTAGATCTTTATGGTTATTTTCAATCAGAGAAATACTTCAAGCACATTGAAGATCAAATTAGACAAGACTTTACCTTTGATGAAGATGTTATAAATTCTTGCAAAGATATTATTACCAATGAAATTGGAACTAGTGAATTGATTTCTTTGCACATTAGAAGAAGTGATTATCTCCATCTTCAGTCTTTTCATCCAGTGCCCCCAATTGAGTATTACATAGAGGCATTGAAAAAACTTCCAGATGTTCCTGTGTTGATATTCTCAGATGACATTGATTGGTGTATGATGCAAAGTGTATTTGATCCAGATAGGTTCTTTGTATCACAATCTAATTCTGCTAAGCATGACATGTGCTTTATGTCTATGTGTAAGTATCATATCATTGCTAACAGTTCCTTTAGTTGGTGGGGAGCATGGTTGGCAAAGAGCGAAAAGGTTATTGCTCCTAAGATTTGGTTTGGACCTTCTCTAATGGATCATGATACATCAGATCTTTATTGTGAAGGATGGGAGACATTATGATTCTAACTGATTACTTTGATAGAACTTTTTGTATCAATCTAGATTCAAGACCAGATAGATGGGAAGAAGCACAGAAAGAATTTGCAAAACATTCTTTTAATGTTGAAAGAGTTCCTGGCATTGAAGGTGCTAAAATGAATCTGGATTTCCCTCCAGAGATTAAAGAAGGAGCAGTTGGATGTGCACTATCTCAGTTCTTTTGCATCAAGTATGCCAAGCAATTAGGTCTTAATAGTTTTCTTCTATTAGAAGATGACATTCAGTTTGATGAGAATGTCAATGAATTGTTCACTCAATACATTACAGAAGTTCCATCTGATTGGGATATGTTATATCTTGGTGGACAGCATTTCCATGGAATGAACCTCAAGCAGGTTTCTGATCATGTTTATAAATGTGAGTACACCTTAGCAGCACACTCAGTTGCTTTTAGCAGCAAAGTTTTTGATAGGTTTATTGATAAATTAATTGATATTACTAAACCATGTGATGTGCATTATGCAGAATCACATAGAGAAATTAATGCATATGTAATTATTCCCCACTTAACTTGGCAAAGGAATAGTTATTCAGATATTGAAAAAGTAAATGTAGATTATACATTTTTAAAACACCATAGATATCCACAGTGGGGGAAACCATGACAGATACTTCTACAATAAAAAAGAAACTTAAAGGGATGGGTCCTGTATTGTGGATCAATCTAGATACAGAGACTGACAGACAGGATCATATGAATGAACTGTTTGACTTTTATGGAATTGAAAACACCAGAATTTCTGCTATTGATGCTAGAGGAGAGAATGATGTTTCTGAATTTCTTGTGGGCAGATTCCCAGACCTATTGACTCCAGGGGAACTGGGGTGTACAATGTCACATCTGAAGGCTATCAAGCACTTCTATGACAATACAGATTTAGATTACATTATTATTTGTGAAGACGACATTGTATTTGATACAGTCCCTTATTGGCCTTTTACTTGGGGCGGATATCTTTCTGCTGTTCCATATGATTGGGATGTATTACAATGTGCAATCACGAGTACAAAGAATCTTAGGGCTAACTTACACCCAAGATTGATTAATGATTTCTGTGCAGCATTTTATGTCATTACTAGACATCATGCTGAAAAATTAATCAAGCATCATATTAGAGGAGACAAGTATAGACTTGACCAGAAAATCAAACCTAGAGCAACATCAGAGGAAATTATCTACAACTCTGGTGTAACTTATTCTATGCCTATGTTTACTTATAGGTATGACTTTGATTCTGGTATTCACCAGGATCATATTGAAGTATTTCATAAACAAAATGTAGAAGGTGTTATGAACTTCTGGAAGAATAGACCACCAGAACTTGGAACACAAGAATTGTTAGATTATGAATTCTATGGATTCTGGGAACCACTGATAGGTTGACAATCTGAAGAAAATGTTATATTCTAAAGACAGTCTAAGAAACCTTAGACTGTCTTTATAGTTTAGAAAAAAATACAATTTATGAAGTCTATTATTTTAAGTTCAACAGCACTTCTCCTTTCTGCTCCTGCTATGGCAGCTCCTTATGTGGAGTCTAAAACCACCACTGCCCTATCTGGTGGTGACTACAAAGGTGCCCAAACTGAACTTCGTATTGGTTATGAAGCACCTGTTGGTGGAGGCGTAAATGTTTATGCTGAAATTGGTCCTGGTTATGAGTGGAATACTGTAACCTCTGTTCGTAATGAATATGTTACTGTTGGTGAAGTTGGTGTGACTGCACCTCTTGCTGAGAAACTTGCTCTGAAAGCCAAAGTTACTGGTGAACTTGGTGGTGTGACGGATGTATTTGACATGGGTGGTGAACTAAAAGTTCGCTATACCTTCTAATATTGTTAGAGTCTCCTAACAATATTAGGTATAAATGACTACTGGGGGAGCTTGACTCCCCTTAATTTTTACTATATACTGTTGTAACAATCTGAAACAAAAGTTAAATGACTGTAACAACTAATGAACTTGGTCAACAGAATATGTTTGCCAAAGAACCTACCATGTACTATCAAAACTATGGTATGGATACCCCCAACCAAGTAAAGGAGAAGTATAATGGACGCTGGGCTATGGTCGGCATTGTTGCTGGTGCTCTTTCTTATGTACTCACTGGCAACCTCTTCTTCGGAATCTTCTGACAATTGATTGACAATGACTTCATTCATCTTTACAATTATTAGTATTGCCTTCTTTGTTTTGTTGGCAGTATCTGTAGAAAAACTTTCCGAAACTTACTAATGACTACTTACAATATTACTCTTCAATCTCCTGACGGCACTGAAACCACTATTCAGTGTGCTGAAGATCAATATATTCTTGAAGCTGCTGAAGAAGCAGATATTGATCTTCCTTATTCTTGTAAAGCAGGTGCATGTTCTTCATGTGCTGGCAAAGTTGTTTCTGGTGAGATTGATAATGAAGAACAATCTTTCCTTGATGATGATCAGATGGCAGAAGGATTTGCTCTCCTTTGTGTAGCATATCCCAAGTCTGATTGTGTGATCCTCACTGAGCAGGAAGAGAACCTGTGAGTGCTGGAATGCTTGGGCAACTTGGTGTTGCCCTCCAAAGTTTAGATTGGAATAATCTAGAACTTGAAGTAAAAGTGGCAGGCACTTTAAAGAATGACAAGTTCATTGTCATCAAACCTGTAAAAGAAAAAGTGGATTCTAAACCAGATCCAAACCTTAAACAACAACACCCCTATCAAGGAGAACAAAAATGAAATTCGGTTTTACCCCTGAGGCAGAGATCCTCAATGCTCGTCTGGCAATGCTTGGATTTGTTGCTGGAGTAGTTTCTTATCTTGTCACTGGACAGATTATTCCTGGAGTTTTTTGATGGAGGTAAGTATGCGTAAAGAAAGTTACCAAATTCCTCAAGTAGAATTTGTATTCAGAGAAAATGGTGAGTTTGTAAATAGAACATCTGCTGATCTATTTGATGGTAAGCGTGTTATTGTATTCTCTCTCCCTGGTGCATTTACTCCTACTTGCTCTGCTTATCAACTCCCTGGATTTGAAGAGAAGTACGATGATTTTGTGGCTCTTGGGATTGATGGCATCTATTGTGTTTCTGTTAATGATGGTTTCGTAATGAATGCCTGGGCACAAGATCAGAATATCAAGAATGTAAAACTCATCCCAGATGGCAATGCATACTTCACACGTTCTATGGGAATGCTTGTCAGTAAGTCTAACCTTGGTTTCGGTGATCGCTCTTGGCGTTATGCTATGGTTGTGGATAATGGAGTCATCGAGAAACTATTCTTGGAAGGTGGTCAAAGAGATAATGCCACATCAGACCCTTATGAGGAGACTACTCCAGAGAAAGTATTTGAATATGTGAAATCTAAAACAAGAGAACTTTCTCCTGTATAATAGTGAACCCCCTATAGGGGGTTTTTTAATGCCTAAAGCTAAATAGCTCAGTGCTATTACGAGGATAATGACTTTAGATCTTCATAACTTTTTCAAGTATTATGATGATGGTAATGCGAATCATGTAGCAGCAGTACAGTGGTTAGAGGATAACCTCCCTGCTGAATTCATGGATGATTCAGAGACAGATTGGATTGGAATTTTCAGAACCAAACCACCAACTCCAGAGGTTCTTGCAGTTCCATACTTTAACCAAGTAGACAACTACAGAGATGCACACAGAACTTGTAACAGTTCTTCTTGTGCTATGTGTCTTGCTTTTCTAAAGCCTGGTTCAATCAAAGGCGATGACGAATATGTTAAGAAAGTATTTGCAATTGGCGATACAACTGACCATGCCGTACAGACGAAGGTTTTGGCAGGTTATGGTGTTAAGTCACACTTTAGTTACAATCTATCTTTTGCTGATATTGATAAAAGTTTGGACTCTGGAAAGCCCGTTGTTATTGGCATACTCCATAGGGGTTCTCTTTCTGCACCTACTGGTGGGCACATGTGTGTTGTAATTGGAAAGACTCCAGATGGCAAAGGATATTATGTCAATGATCCATATGGTTCTCTGAATGATAACTATACTGGTCCAGTGACAAATGGTAAGAAGACCATTTACACAAAAGCAGTTCTTAAGCATCGTTGGTGTCCAGGTGGCAACGATGGTTGGGGAAGAATTTTCGACTGATAGGAGAACAAACAATGGCAAGAATAGATTTACACAACTTCTTCAAATTCTATGATGAGAAGAACCCTAATCATGTTAAAGCAGTACAGTGGTTAGAGGATAACCTACCGGTTAAGTTCCTTGAGGACAATGTTGACTGGGCGGAGATCTACAGAGGAAAAAAGGGTAATGCTGCACCAGCTCCTGCTGCTGCAGCTTCTGCTCCTGTTGCAGGTGGTGATGATATGCCTATGACAGGCATTAAACTCATCAAGGAATTTGAGGGATGCCATCTCAAGGCATACCCTGATCCTCTTACAGGTGGACTTCCAATCACAATTGGCTGGGGATCAACTCGTAAAAAGGATGGATCTCCATTCCAAATGGGTGACACAATCACTCAACAGGAAGCAGATGAGTTGTTGATTAGTCAGTGCAAGAATCAGTTTCTCCCATCCCTTAGAAAAATCCCACATTGGAGTGAAATGTCAGATGGAAAAAGAGGCGCTCTGCTCAGCTTTGCTTATAATCTTGGTGCCGGTTTTTACGGTGGTGATAACTTTAATACTATTACTAAACGCCTGAAGAATAAGGAATGGGATCAAGTTCCTGATGCTTTATATCTTTACAGAAATCCTGGTTCAAATGTAGAGGCAGGTCTTGCTAGAAGAAGAAAAGCAGAAGGGGAAGCTTGGAAGAAGGGATAACTAAATAGTTTCAACCATTGAGTTGAACCACTCCACAGTGGGTTGGTCTTTGTAGATTCTAGAGAATCACAATAACCAACACCACTGTATTTTTATGTCTATCACACAAAAGGCGCTTGCTGCGACCTCTGTGCTCTTATTTGGAGTGCCAACAGCAGCATTAGCACACACCAACTCTTTAGGATATGTTGGTGGGGGCAATGGAACAGTAACTTTCTGGTATGGTTCCTGGCACGCTGGAACTAATTTTACAGAAGGTTCTATGACTCTTCAAGGTGTCAATGGAACTGCATTTTCACCAACAACAGTTAACTGGACTTTACTTTCAAATACTGAACCAACAGGATTAATTCCTGGTACAAACTATTTTATGTCTGATGGAACTAACTTAATCCCTTATGGAGATCCATCAGCAGCTTATGGAATAACTCAGAGTTACACCTGGCAGGGTGTAACCTTTAATGGTTTAACAGCAGGAGACTATCAATTCACTTATAATCCTATTGCTCAACCAACGATGGATTGGGATCCATCATCACAAGTTATTCGCACAGGAACTGTAACTTTATCTGCTGGTCTTCTTTCTGGTGATGCTAACAATAATGGAGTCCTTGACATTTATGAAACTGGAGGTACACCTCCACCACCAACACTTGTAAGTTCTGTTGTTACTAACAATGTTGTTTTAAATGTTGGTGCTCCTACATTTACATCAAACACTGTTATCACTCATGCAACTTCAGAGAGTGGTGGAAAACAAAAACTTAACTTTGATGCTGCTACCACAGTCACTGCTACAACAGTAACAACTACCACAACAACACCAGTCACTACTGATACTTACAGTGATAACTCAACTGTAGTCACAAATGGAACACCAGTAGTTACCACAAGTAGTTCAAGTCAGTCTGCAGTTTCTCATCAGTATGCTGAATATTCTGGTCGTATTGATCAATTAGAAGTTCTTGATGGTATCAGTGGTGCTGTCAATAACACACTTAATCATGAACCACTGGTCAACCACAAGAAAAAGTTTAGGATATTTGAAACTAATAGATTCATGCATTCCTATAATGCTGATGGTTATGAAGCACAATCAACAGTATTTGGTGGTGGTGTAGAGTTAGCACTTACAAAAGGATGGACTGTTGGCGCACAATATAATGATATCTATTCTGAACTCAAAGGTGTAGATAGCATCTCACACCTTAAGAGACAGCATGTGGGAATCTTTAATAGTTTCCATGGTAGAGATGTAGCACTTGTTACAAATGCTGGTGCTTCTCAAGATAAGTATGATGTTGCTAGAACTGTTGAGTATCTGTTTGGTAATTGGTCTAAGGTTGATGGTCAGCAATGGTGGGTTAACAATAGATTGTATGTGAATAACTCTGGATGGTTTAAACCATTCTTAGGTTATACTGTTTCTAATATCAAAAGAGATGCTTATACAGAAACTGGTTCTCCTGAATCAGCAAGAACTGTAGAAGCAGTTAATGAAACTACTCATGTTGGTGAAGCAGGTCTTAAACTTGAAACCAGATTTGGGGGCAAGAAGAAAGATGTAATTGGAGTGAGTGTAGAAGGATCCTATGCTACAGACAATTCATATAGTGCAACTGCATCAATAGATGTTAAAGAAGTACTATATGTGGAGGGAACTCATTCTGTTGCTGATGGATTAACAAACAACTCAGCAGCAGTTAAAGTTAAATTTAGATTCTAATCCTAAATATAGAGGAAACTTCATTCATAGAATGATGAGCGATACGCCACAGAAAAAGGAAAGATGTATGAGCACTATTGTTAGAATTACTGTATTGAGCTGGAGTGCAGCATTACTCACTGCATCTTATGCTGGTCTTCTTGCTAAGATGGACCCAACATTTATTGCTACAGTATTTACTGCTGCAGCTGCAACCTTTGGAGTTGACACTCTGAAGAAAGGAGATGATAAAGATGGAGATCAAACTCGTAGGGAGCCCAATATCACAGGAGTTGAACCCACTCCAGAACCAGAACCTCCAGCAGATATCGCAGCAGCAGATACCTCAACAGCAGGTTGCCCCAACTGTGATCCAGGGGATTCCCCAGACTACAGTAGAGCGTCTACCCGCCCAGAAGTTTGAGTTTCCTGTAACACAGGGTCTGACACTGCCTATTTTTAGGGCACCAGACCCTTCAATAAATTATCCTGTGATTGATGTGCCAACACAGGAAGAGTTTGATGCTGCTGTAAAAGCAGAACAAAAGAAGAAAGAAGAGGAACAACAAGAAAAAAATAGGGGACTTCCTGATGCTACCCCTGTACCTCAACTGCCTCAGGTTGTTCAACCCCCACCCTCTCAAGAGTCTTCTGATGGATTGCCACCATCTAATAACTTAGGAGTTCCTGTAATTGAAGTTCCAATTATTGGACAAGTCCCCATCCCACCTAAAGAGCAGGTTATTCTTGCTGGGACTACTGCTACTGCCTCTGTTGCTGCGGCTCTTATTGGCAAATCTTTGGTGGAATGGATGGTAAACAAAATGAAACCTGTAGTTCAACAGATATTTGTAAGGGGTAAGAAACTCCTGAGTAGAGATCTTACCCCATATGAACTACAGATATACTTTGCTTTTGAGAAAAGTCAGTCCTTGAAGAAAGTCAATAAGTTACTTAAGAAAGAACAGAAAAAGGATAAACAAAGGCAGTACAAAGAGTTTCACTCTTAGACTAATGTAGTAGATAAGTTTCCAGAATTATCTACTATCAATCTATATTGAGTTCCATTTGGGGATGTTAATATTACTCCTTGTGAGGTGTTAATTCCAACTTTAGCATCTCCAATTACAACTAATGTTGATGTTGCGTTTGTGGTTCCAATGCCAACATTAGAAAGTGTATGTATTCCTGTTGCTGTGGGAATAAAATAACTAAACCCTTGAGGTCCCACTGGTCCTTGTGGTCCTTGAGATCCTGCTAATCCTGAGTTTCCTTGAAACCCTGGTAACCCTTGACTTCCAGGGGCACCTTGAATTCCTTGAGAACCTTGTGGACCTATTGGTCCATTAGCTGGACCTTGAGGTCCTAGTAGTCCCTGATCTCCTTGTACTCCTTGAGCACCTTGAGGTCCAAATCCTTGTGGACCTTGTACTCCTTGTGGACCTTGTACTCCTTGAGGTCCTCTTTCTCCTACAGGACCTTGAATTCCTTGAGATCCTGGATTTCCTGGAGAACCTTGAGCTCCTTGTAGACCAATAAACCCTTGGAATCCTTGAGATCCTTGTGGTCCTATTCCTTGTGCGCCTTGAGGTCCAATAATTCCTTGAGGTCCTCTTTCACCTTGAGGTCCATATCCCTGAGGACCTTGTACCCCCTGAGGACCTTGGATACCTTGTGGTCCAGTAGATCCTTGAGGTCCATATCCTTGAGGACCTTGTACTCCTTGAGGTCCACTTTCTCCTTGGGGACCAAGAGGTCCTTGGGGACCAACACCTTGAGGTCCTTGTATACCTTGAGGTCCAATATTTCCAATTGAACCTTGTGGTCCTTGTGGACCATATCCTTGATTTCCTTGAAATCCTTGTGAACCTTGAGGTCCTGCGTTACCTTGAGAACCTTGAGGACCAAATCCTTGAGGTCCTTGAACTCCTTGTGGTCCTTGAACTCCTTGTGGTCCAGTAAACCCTTGTGGTCCAAGACCTTGAGGACCTTGTATTCCTTGTGGTCCTATGTTACCAACTTCTCCTTGGAATCCCTGAAGACCTTGGAATCCTTGTGGTCCTTGTACACCTTGAGGACCAGAATCTCCTTGAAAACCTTGAGGTCCAATTACATAGGGAGGACCTTGAGCGCCCTGAACTCCTTGAAACCCTTGAGGTCCTCTAACTCCTTGAGTGATTGATGCTGTATACTCCTGACCTCTTATTTCAGAAGCATAATTTTTATTTGGGATTAATGATACTTTGAAATATTGTGGGTCTGGCATTAGGTTACACCTGGATCTACTCTGATATTTCCTTCAGCAATTCTAGTTTTAAAATTGGTTGATGTATTAGTAATAGTTACATCATACACGAAAGTACCACTCAAAGGAGCAGTTTGATTGGGTGTTAAAGAAATTTCTAACTTTCCATTTGTTGTTGGTGCTATTGCAGTTGTTGCAAAGCTAACAGTGGATGGAGAAGTAAAATCTTTTTTTAGTTTTGCTTCAATACTATATCCTGCTAAATCAATTTTATTATCATCTTGATCAGTTACAATGAACCCTGCAACAAAACTAGACTTTTGATTAACAACTAAATTTATTTTTACTGGAGCAGTCATTAATATTGTAGTCTTTAATAATATTATTTAGAGAGATTGTTTGTAAGCCTTTCTTTTTTCTAAGAGTAAATTAAAATCTTTTTTCTTTGTGCCTCCATCATATTCCCAAGCATATCCCTCAGCAATCATTTGATTATTGATTGATACTTCTTCTCCATTAATATACAGATGTCCAATGATACGCCCATACTTTTCTGTACTATCAGGTAACTCTGTCTTGATAATAATATCTTTGGCAAAGTTTAATCTTTCTTTGAGCCATTCCTTAACTTCAAGACCAAGTTTCTTTTCATTTGCATCAGTTGTTCTGCTCTCTGGGGTATCGATACCAGCAAGACGAATTCGCTTAGTAAGGGAGATATCAAAACCAAGATCAATATCAGCGTCAATAGTGTCTCCATCTACTACTTTGTGGACTGATCTTATTCTATAGATGTAAGGATCTTTGTCAGCCATTAGAATGGTAATTTAAACTTCTCTTTATTTAGAGATCCTAGTTCTAAAGTTCCCCCTTTTAATCCTGGAATAGGTAGATTTTGAAATGCTTTGTTGACTTGTTTCTCCACTACAGCACCAACAAATTCCTCTGGATTGTCAAGAATTTTTTGTGCTTTCTGGTAGGTTACATAAGCACCATAACAAAGTGCCCCACTGATACTTAAACTAACAATTGATAATGCTAATGCTACTTGTTTCATTTTACTTCCTCTAATACAATTTCATAAAGACCTGCTCTATCAGATTCTTTAATTGCTTCTTTTTTAGTATTAAATTGTTTTGCTTTTGATCTATCTGGAGTCCATTTTGTATCTTCTTCAAAGTACAAAACTTCATTCATGAAAGCAATTCTTTTTGCTATAAACATTTTTAATTTTATTTAGATGCTTGTGGGTATTTGACAACTACATCCGCACAGATTTTATGATAAGGTGATTGAGGATGAAATGATATTCCATTCTTCATTGCCTCACCACACTTCAATAATCTAACTAATTCAAAATCAAGTCTTGCTTTATCTGCTTCAGCTTGTTGTCTGGCAATTTCAACTTTTGCCCTTGTCTTACATATTTCTTGTAGTGATCCATCAAGAGGAAAGTTGAAACCAAAACTTAACCCAGCGTTGCCACTGTAGGATTTGTAAGTTGCTGGATCATCATTTCCATTACCAGTTCCTAATATAAATGGAGCAAAGCTCATGGTAGGACCTTGGCAACTAACACCACCACCATAAGTATTCAAAGCAAAAGGACCCTGTAGCACTTGAACTGCCTGGTTGGTTACATTACCAGTGGCAGATGCAGAGGGTCCTGCTATGTTTGTATTGGATGGTGCTTGCTGTGCAAAAGCAGGAAGCATCATTGAGTAAAGACAGATACAGAGTTTGTAACTGATTGACTTTCTGTGGTGCGATCTATCCATGTTTCTTTTGCCACTCCAGGTCCTAGATAGGTTTCACTGAACTGGAATGGAGCACCTTGGTTCATGATGGTGTAGTTCGCTCCTGGTTGTGGATTACTAGGAATGTTAATGTTGGTGCCAGTTACAGTGTATGATGTGCCAGTTGTATATTCAACTTGACGAATGGATTCTATAACTTTTGTTGTTGTTTCTGTGGTTGCAGTGATGGTTCCTCTGGTGAAGTTTGGTACAACACTCTCAGCATAAACAGGAGTACAAATGACTCCTGCTGCTGTAAGCAGAGCAGGAGTTATAAGTCTCATTTAAATACGCTTAATTCAATAGATCTTTGACCTGTTGCTGTTGTACCAGCACCACCAGCAGTTACTGTAGGAACCCCTGTCCCAGACAGAGTACCAGCAAGGCTTCCAGCAGAACCAGCAGCAGTAGAGGTAATATTTCCATAGGGGGCAATTGCTCCAGTAGACACTGATGCAGGTGTAGTATCTGCTTCAATTAAACTTTCAGAGAAAGTAAATGCTTGACCAGCAGTGTTAACTGAATATGTGCCAGCACCACCTACACCACCAAATGTAGAGGATTGAATATTAGTGCCAGAAACTGAGTATTGTCCACCTACTCTTAATGCTTGTGAAGCAGCAGCATCAACCTTAAGTTGTACAGAGTCAGTTATTCTTGATGTAATTTCAGCAGCACTTACAGGGGTGATAAAGAATAACGAAAAGGCTAGTAGAAGTCTTTTCATTTTCTTATGTATAGTTCTTGCCAACTATTTATCTTATTTTCCTTCTTGCCTATGGATCCAAACTTTTAGATCTTTTACATATTTTCTTAATATCTGTGCTTGTTCTTCATGCCAGTAATCACCAGTCTCCATCCACAATCTTGTGTGGTTGTCTATGGCTTTAAGTATTTGATGGATGGGAGCATTCCAACACTCCCTCTTTGGAGTGTTCCATTCTCGTGGCATGGGACAGTAAGTGAATGAATGTCATTATATCTCCAATAATCAATTTGACATTGCCCAGGACTAGTCTCAACATAACCAACAATCATGAAGGCAACCAATTCAATCATTTTTTCTTGCCGCCATTCTTTGCTTTCTTAGCAGTAGCATTCCCTGAGTTCTGCTTCTTATTGTTTGCAGAACCTGCACTACCCTTCTTACCTTTGTTAGCTGACTTAGCCATCAGACATCCTTATGCTACTCCTGTATTTATTGCCTTGACATGTTTGAAGAGGTCTGGTATGATAAATATATCAACAAGTTAAGGAATGTAACAAGTTCTTAACAGTTGCCCTCTTCCTAACCGAGACCTATGGGGAGGTAAAACACAGTCTCTCATACCCAGTCTGAGGGTGACTGGGGAATAGTAACTCCACCATTTCCCTGATGGTTTTACTTTCTTTTAATAAAAATGACTGCTACAATTGCTCAAAGACAATCTACTAACACCTGGGATCAATTCTGTAACTGGGTTACTTCAACAGACAATCGCCTATATGTAGGTTGGTTTGGGGTTCTGATGATCCCCTGTCTGCTTGCTGCAACAATTTGCTTTATTGTTGCTTTTATTGCTGCACCTCCTGTAGACATTGATGGTATTCGTGAACCAGTTGCTGGTTCTCTCATGTATGGAAACAACATTATTTCTGGTGCTGTAATTCCTTCCTCCAATGCTATTGGACTGCACTTTTACCCCATTTGGGAAGCTGCTTCTCTTGATGAGTGGCTCTACAATGGTGGACCTTTCCAACTGGTTGTGTTCCACTTCCTGATTGGTATCTATGCTTACATGGGTCGTGAGTGGGAACTTTCTTACAGACTTGGTATGCGTCCTTGGATCTGTGTTGCTTACTCTGCACCTGTTGCTGCTGCTTCTGCAGTGTTCCTGGTGTATCCTTTTGGTCAGGGTTCTTTCTCTGATGCAATGCCTCTGGGTATTTCTGGTACTTTCAACTACATGCTTGTGTTCCAGGCAGAACATAACATCCTGATGCACCCCTTCCATATGCTTGGAGTTGCTGGTGTGTTTGGTGGTTCTCTGTTCTCTGCTATGCATGGTTCTCTGGTAACCTCTTCACTGGTTCGTGAAACCACTGAGAATGAGTCACAGAACTATGGTTACAAGTTTGGTCAAGAAGAAGAGACCTATAACATTGTTGCTGCTCATGGATACTTTGGTCGTCTGATCTTCCAGTATGCATCATTCAACAACTCTCGTTCACTTCACTTCTTCCTTGCTGCATGGCCTGTAGTTGGCATTTGGTTCACTGCTCTTGGTGTTAGCACCATGGCATTCAACCTCAATGGTTTCAACTTCAACCAGTCTATTGTTGATTCTCAAGGTAAAGTGATTAACACTTGGGCAGATGTCCTCAATCGTGCTGGTCTGGGTATGGAAGTAATGCATGAAAGAAATGCTCACAACTTCCCTCTTGACCTTGCTGCTTCTGAAGCAACTCCTGTTGCTCTCACTGCACCTGCAATTGGTTGATACAATAAACAAAACTACAAATTGGGGTCTTAGGACCCCTTTTTATTTCGGAGGTATTAATGGTTTCATCTACACTTTCACAACCAATTTCACAGAGAGGATGGTTTGATGTACTTGATGACTGGCTTAAAAGAGATCGTTTCGTTTTTGTTGGCTGGTCTGGACTTCTTCTTTTTCCCACTGCTTACCTTGCTCTTGGTGGTTGGCTTACTGGGACAACTTTCGTTACGAGTTGGTACACTCATGGTCTTGCGTCCAGCTATCTTGAGGGTGCAAACTTTCTTACTGCAGCAGTTTCTACTCCAGCAGATTCTATGGGTCATTCTCTTCTTCTGCTCTGGGGTCCTGAGGCTCAAGGGGATATCGTCAGGTGGTTCCAACTTGGGGGACTCTGGCCTTTTGTGGCACTCCATGGGGCCTTTAGTTTGATTGGATTCATGCTTAGGCAATTTGAAATTGCAAGACTTGTAGGTATTAGACCTTATAATGCTATTGCTTTCTCTGGTCCTATTGCAGTGTTTGTCTCAGTATTTCTGATGTATCCACTGGGACAGTCTAGTTGGTTCTTTGCACCTTCTTTTGGTGTTGCTGCGATCTTCAGGTTCCTTCTGTTCCTTCAGGGTTTCCACAACTGGACCCTCAACCCCTTCCATATGATGGGAGTTGCTGGTATACTGGGTGGAGCACTGCTCTGTGCAATTCATGGAGCTACTGTAGAAAACACTCTATTTGAAGATAGTGAACAAGCAAACACTTTTAAGGCTTTTGAGCCTACGCAGGAAGAAGAAACTTATTCTATGGTCACTGCAAACAGATTCTGGTCGCAGATCTTTGGGATTGCTTTTAGTAACAAGCGTTGGCTTCATTTCTTTATGCTCTTTGTACCTGTCATGGGTCTTTGGACTTCCAGTATTGGTATCATTGGTCTTGCCCTTAATCTTCGTGCTTATGATTTTGTGAGTCAGGAGATTAGAGCAGCAGAGGATCCAGAGTTTGAAACCTTCTATACTAAGAACATTTTGCTTAATGAAGGTCTACGTGCTTGGATGGCACCTGTAGATCAACCTCATGAGAACTTTGTGTTCCCAGAGGAAGTGTTGCCAAGAGGCAATGCTCTGTAAACTACTCAAGATGGGGGTGGGTTCACCCCCTTTTTAGTCGATATGATTACTTCAGAAACACCTTACAAACTAGCAGAAATTATCAGGGATACCTGGCCTAACCTTTACAGGAAACCACAACCACTCTATAATAAAGAAAAAGAACAGGAAGATGAACAAGTACAACAGTGAAGATTATTTCACAGTAAGAGAAAGAAGAACTCATAAAAAAATTTGTGATTGTGGTAGTTTTGAAGATGCAAAAATGGTGATGAGACTGGACACGCCAAATCGTGAAGTTGTAAAAAACAAAACACTCATGAGTCCAGTGATTGATGTTGAAGTTCCTAAAGCATTACCAACAAATGAGATTGTTGATTTGGGTGGTAAGTGGGATGATCCAATTCCAGAGGGTGTTGATCCTTGGAATTTAAGGGGTAGAGGAAATAAACTTCCACAAATTAGTCTTCCAGAAGGTGAAGGACAACCTGTTGTAGTATGACCAAGTTTAAGTATGATGATCCAAAGGAATCAGTTTGTCCTTACTGTGGAGAATCTCAACAACCATGCTCTAATTTGAACAGCATGACACGTGCATATGCACGTGGTATTTGTGCGAGGAAGCACAATAATATCAAGATACATAATACAGATAGTATGGAATCCCAATGAAATTACTTCATGTAGTTTTCTCTACCAATAGGGTAGAGTTCCTTAAGAAAACATTTGATGCAAACAAAAAGTTAGACTTTAGTGGATTGGATGTACATCATCTTTTTATTGATGATTATCCTATTGGTAGAGACAATGAATCTCTGGCAGAATTTGTAATATCTCATGGATACAATGAAGTTATTTTCCATGAACAAAATCAAGGTATTACAAAAACCTGGCAAGAACTTTTTGATTTGGTTAAACAAAGAGACTATGATTATATCTTTCATCATGAAGATGATGTTGAAGTAATGTATCCATTAAAAATAATGGATATGATTGAACTTCTCCAACAGGATAATACTCTTTCTCAAATACAATTGAAGAGAAACAATTGGTATACTTTTGAGACAGAAGATATTGGTGCAAAAGAAGATGATGTAATCTTTAAGAATTATAGATATGAAAAAGCAACTCCATATTTTTGGATGTTGATGTCATTGTATCCAGCATGGATTGCTAAAGAACCTATCTTAGAAGAGACAGGATACAATCCTTCAGAGTCTGTTATTGCTCAGTATCTTGCAGGAAAGTATGGTTTAGGTGCTGGTCTTTTGAAGACCAGTGAAGGAGGCATGATGGTCAATCATATTGGTGATTACTTTCATGGCAAGAGAGTTGCAGAAGGAGAACCTGGATGGGAAGGATTTAAAACTATAGATCCTAATGTAAAATATTGTTCTAGAACAGGAGCATATTGGAATGAAGGTTAATCTTATTATTGCTGATGATTTTTATAATAATCCAGATGATGTAAGGGCATTTGCTTTATCCCAAGAGTTTTCTGTTAGAGGAAATTATCCTGGACTTAGGACAAAATCATTTCTTAATGATAGTCTTAAGGAAGTTATTAATGCTTTAGTATCTCATGCAGCAGGAGGAGTAACTGATTGGTTACTCAATGAACAGGGAGATGGATACACTGGAGCATTTCAGTTATGCACATCAATGGATAGGACTTGGATCCACTCTGATTATAATAATATGTGGGCTGGGGTTTGTTATCTAACTCCAGATGCTCCCCTAAGTGGTGGTACTGCACTATACAAACATAAAGCATCTGGTGAAAGGAGATCTGTAGGGCATCAAGATCATGGTGAAGATGCATATGACATGACTAAATGGGAAATAGTTGATAGAATAGGGAATGTATATAATAGATTGATCTTATATCCAGGAAGTTTGTATCATGCTTCTATAGATTACTTTGGATCTGATATGAGCAGTGGTAGATTGTTCCAAACATTTTTCTTTAATACAGTATACTGATGAAAGAACCTTTTGATTATTGGGTAATTGATAATTTTACTTCTGTAGAAATTGCTAGACAACTTTCTAGTGAGTTCATGGATTACAATTATCCTAAATGGTATTGCTATGACAATGCATTAGAGAATAAAAAAACATGCAATGACTGGTGGGAGTTTCCTCCTAAGACATATCAGTTCTTCATGTATCTTGCTTCATCAGAATTTGTACAAAAGATTAAAGACCTAACTGGAATCAAAAGTCTTTACCCTGATATAGGATTACATGGAGCTGGGTGGCATATTCATGGGACAGGTGGTAAACTAAATGTGCATCTAGACTACTCTCTTCATCCAAAATTAAATCTTCAAAGAAAATTAAATTTAATTTTATACTTAACAGAAGATTGGAATCCTGAATGGGGAGGTGGACTAGAACTTTGGACACATGATACTAGAATTAATAGACCAAAAGACAAAAGAGTTGTCATAGAAAATGTATTTAATAGAGCAGTTCTTTTTGATACTACTCAAAAATCATGGCATGGATTCCCAGAACCATTAACATGTCCTGAAGGAGCGTATAGAAAGAGTATTGCTTTTTATTATTTGACTGATCCACCTCCTGATGTAGAGGAAAGAAAGAGAGCATTGTATTCTCCATATGGTGATCAAAGATACAATCCTGAAATCTTAGAATTAATTGAGAGAAGATCTGCATGAACAAGACAACTAAAATTGTAATGATTACAATGTTCAAGAATGAGGCAAAAACCATTCGCAGGATGTTGGAATCTTCTTATAAGTATATTGATTACTGGGTATTTCAGGACAATGGATCAACAGATGGAACCCCAGAAGTTGTTAGGGATTTTTTTGAAGAGCACCCAGTTCCAGGATTCATCTATCAAGTTGATGAGGGGTGGGTAAGCTTTGGATGGAATAGAGATCATCTATTACAGACATGCTTAAAGACAGACCATGGTTGTGATTGGATCATGAAAATGGACTGTGATGAATATATGGAAGTTGATAATGATTTTGATTGGACAATTTTTAATGATACTTCCATTCAAAGTTTTCATGTCCCATCTATTGCTCCAGGTATTACCTACTACAGAGCATGGATTTGGAATTCCAGAATGCCTTGGAAATTTAATCATGATTTAATTCATGAAACAATTTCTCTAGAGATTGATGGTATTGGAGAGAACTTCCAAAGAGTTAATCTTCCTAAATCTTTCAGGCACATAGGGACTAATGATGGTGAAAGTTATTCTAGTCCAACAAAGTATGTAAGTGATGCTCTTAAATTAGAAGAGCAGTTAATAAGAGAAAATACATTACTAACAGACAACTATCATTTTTGGTATGTTGGTAAGAGTTATTTTGATGCCCATTTTTATAACAATTTTCCTTTAGGAAAAAGTCAACAAGAAGAGTATGCTAGAAGAGCAGTCTATTATTTTTATGAATATGTTTGTCATAACCATGAAGGATATAGAGAAACTTCTGTTCCAACTAGGATAGATGAATTTGGTTATTTTGCCATGTATCTTTGTGCCCATGTTTCTAAAGAACTTGGAGACTTAGAAACTTCCATTGAGTTTTTTAATAGAGCTGGAAAGTTTTGTCCCAGAAGGAATGAACATTTAGTTAGATTAATTGAAATTTGTTTGGAACAGGATGATCCAACAACTGCCATAGGAATGTTAAACTACATCACAACAGAAGAAAGAAAAAATCCTTTCCCTGAATTTATGTTTTTGATTGACAATAACTGTTATTATGATACAGGAAATTACCTAGAGCATTTAAAGAATGTAGCAATGGAAAAAATAGAGAGGTATAATAATGAAGTTCTTAACAAATAGTACAGTCAATCCATCATACAATAAAAAGATTTGGATAGTTGATAACTTTTATTCTGATCCTTATGCTGTAAGAGAATACGCTTTGCAGCAACAATATGAAGATCAATCTGAATGGTATAAAGGTAGAAGAACTATAGATCAACATTTTGTTCCAGGAACAAAAAGAGCAATAGAAGCAATTATGGGAACCAAACTTAAAGTTTGGGAAGAGTATGGCATGTGTGGAAAGTTCCAATACTGCACTCCCCAAGATTCTTTAGTTTACCACTGGGATTTACAAACCTGGGCTGGCATGGTATACTTAACACCTAATGCTCCATATCAGTGTGGAACATCTTTTTATGCTCATGAAAATGGGGCTAGACAGGAATCAGATCCTAACTCTGATCAAGCATTTACTGGTGGGTTTTATGATAAAACTAAATTTAGATTAGTAGATGTAGTTGGGAATATTTTTAATAGGTTGGTTATATTTGATGCTAAATGTATTCATGCTGCATCAGAATACTTTGGGACACAGATAGAAGACTCTAGACTATTTCACATTTTCTTTTTTGATTGATATGATTAATCACAAATTTAGCATCATCACACCAGAGCATAGCTCTAAGAACATGCCTTTCTTATTGGAATTGTATGAAACTATTCGTGACCAAACCTATGAAAATTGGGAATGGGTTTTGTATTTAAATGGAGATTGTAAACTCCATCATATTCCTCAAGAAATTAGAGATCACCCTAAGGTTAGAATTCACACTGGTATTACTAATCCAAATGTTGGGTTTATTAAAAACAAAGCTTTCTTTTTAGGAAGGGGAGATGTTCTTGTTGAAGTAGATCATGATGATCTGTTGACTTTAGATTGTCTTGAAGAACTTAATAATGCTTTCCAAGATCCTGAGGTTGGATTTGCATACAGTGAAGATCTTCTTTATGATATGAGAGGGGATGAATATAAAATCCCTTGGAATGCTGCTAATGGGTGGACCCATAAGTGGGTGGAATTCAGAGGAGAACAGTTCATGAAGATTGACAGTTTTCCTGCTACTAGTCATAGTATTGGTATTATTTGGTATGCTCCTGATCATGTAAGAGCATGGAGAACCAGTTTCTATCATCAGATTGGTGGACATAATCCTGATCTGAATATTTGTGATGATCATGAATTAGTAATTAGATCTTATTTGAATACTAAGTTTCACTTCATTGATAAGATCCTATATTATTATAGATGGCTTCCTGATAACAACAACACACAAACTGAAAGAATTGATGACATTCAAATTAAAACATTTGAACTGTTCCATCAATATGGACAAGCTCTTGCAGAAAGAGATGCAGATCTAAAAGGTCTGATGAAAGTTGATATTGGTGGTGGTCTTTTCCCAAGACCAGGATATGTGACAATTGATCAGTGTGGTGCTGACATTATTTGTGATCTTAATGATGGTATTCCTCTGCCAGATAATAGTGTTGGTGTTATCAATGCAAGTCATGTACTTGAGCACCTAAAGGATCCAGTCAAATCAATGAGTGAGATCCACAGGGTTCTTTGTGATGGTGGTTGGGCATTCATTGAAGTTCCTTCTACTGATGGTAGAGGAGCATGGCAAGATCCAACCCATGTGAGTTTTTGGAATCAAAATAGTTTCTGGTATTACACCAGAGCAGACAAAGCACAATTTATTAGAAACACCACAATTAGATTCCAAGAGTTTAGACTTGAAACTAATTGGTGGGAAGATAATATAGCAGTAACAACAGCATGGTTATGTGCTGTTAAATCAGACAAACGTAGACCACATCCAGTAAGAATTTAAAGTTATGAATTTCACAGTTTACAGCAAAAAGGGTTGTCCTTATTGTGATAAAGTTAAGGCAGTCCTATCTGACCTTAGTGTTAGAAAAGGTTCTCCTGTAATTTGTTATGAGTTAGGAACTGATTTTACCAGAGAAGAATTCTATGCAGAGTTTGGGGAGGGATCTACTTTCCCTCAAGTTGTCATGGGAGAAACCCATCTTGGTGGGTGTTCAGATACAGTAAAGTATCTTATGGAACAAAATCTCCTTTGATGACCCCTATAAATAATGCAAGTACTCCTGATATTAACAGGGGTGTTGAACTAATTTTAAGAAGGAGGAGACCAAATCCAAAAACATTTTCATTTAATTTTGAAAAGATGGTTTCCTTCTTTAAAAGGGAAGTAACCATCTCCTTTAATTTTTCCTTAAACATAAGGAAACCCAGTCAATAAGGAGTAGGACAATGATAGCAGTTACCCTAGTTTTTTCTGTAATGTTTTTTGTAATGTCAATGGTGGTTGGGGGATTAGTTGGATGGGTTTATAGAGAACATACTTGGTCTCAACAGATTGCTAAGTTACATCCTGAGATGTATGATGAAGATGGAAATGTTATTCCTGATGAAATTATTGCCTTTAGATTTGAAGGAGATCTAGAGGAGGACGAACCTGAAGATTAATTAAGGAGATGAATTTATGAAATTGCCACCAAATCAATTGGTGTCTGAAGTTATTCAAAGAGTTTCTAATGCTAAAACTAGAGACGAAAAAATACAAATTTTAAGACACTATGATACACCTGCTCTAAGAGCAGTTCTTATTTGGAATTTTGAGGATAAGGTCCAGTCAGATCTTCCTGATGGGGATGTGCCTTACACTCCAAATGATGCCCCTGAGGGAACAGAACATAGTAAACTTTCTCATGAATGGAGAAAGTTTAATCACTTTGTTAAAGGTGTTACTAACACCACAAAGATGAAAAAAGAAATTATGTTTATTCAGCTTCTAGAAGCACTTCATTCTTCTGAAGCAGAACTTGTTTGTCTTATGAAGGATAAGCAGATCCATAAAAGGTTTAAAATTACTAAGGCAGTAGTGCAAGATGCATTTCCTGAGATAGCATTCTCATCATAAGGTGGGAGGCACAGGAATTGACAGTAAGAATTATTCACAAAAATTGTGACCCAGAACTTGCTAATGATAGGTCATTACCATATACTGCGTACATAGTTGAGTATTATGATAATGATCAAAATACTTATGACATTGTAATTGCAAATAAAAAAGTAGATATCTTTGATTATTACTGGGACAAATATAGAGAAGATTTAATTAGTTTTAAACAAACAGAAGGAAGAGTAAACCCTAAACTTTGGGGGTCAACAACTAGCAAAAAGAAGAAGTGAAATGGGCAAACATTATCTGTTAAACTTATATGGTTGCTCATTTGTTCTTTTAGATAATGAACAATGTCTTATAGATCTATTAGAGTGTGCAGCAATAGCAAGCGGTGCAACTGTGGTTCAGACTATCTCAAAAAAGTTTGATCCACAAGGAGTCACTGTGATTTGTTTGCTTTCTGAAAGTCATATTAGTATCCATACATGGCCAGAAGAAGGTAAGGCAGCAGTAGATGTTTACACATGTGGAGATTGTAACCCAAAGATTGGATGCGATATGATCATTCATCAACTTTTTGCTCAAAGTCATACCCTCAGTTACATAGAGAGATAACACTAAATACCAGTATATCAGGAGAGTTGTATGCTTTCTACCCAATATCGTCTTCGTCTAGAAGCAATCTGTGAAAGAATAGTTAAGCATGAGGAAGTAAGTTTAGAAGACATGATATGGGCAGAGAAATTAGCAAAGGTAAATAGAACTGCTGGAACAATACTTAGACAAGCAAGAAGAACAGCAGAAAATCCTGACATGAAGGAAGGAGATATGGATGATTTTTTGAATCAACTTGACATTGGTGGCACAGGAAATGAAAGATTTGGTGTCAATAGATTCAATAGTGTAGATGAGATTGTAGATTTCTTCACTGATGGCAGAGACAAACCAGATGATTGGAGACAGAGAGATTAAAACTGTATCAAAAATTACAAAATTATCCTTATAGATAAAGCACGTTCATTTGCTATTTGCAAATAGCAAACGGAAGTAGGGATACCGAAGGAACGCACTTTTACATTAGTAAAGGAGCAAATCCATGTCACAAGCCACATATCGTGGGTGCAAGTATAATACTGATGCACCCAAAGAAGAATATCTACATTGGTATTCTGAGACCCATGCACCAGCACATCCACATAATAAGTATCGTGGTGTTGCCTATCGTCCATGCAATAACTGGAATTGGGAGGAAGCAAAATGAATACCTATTTTGTAAGATATCTTAAGAGAAAAGATAAGAAGGAAAAACTCCTTCATGCTGCACAAATTAACATGGCAAAGCAACCACAAGTTGCCTAAGATTAAAAGGGGGGATTGACTTTCCCCCTTTTTTTATGTAAAATTGATTGAGACTATACATTTTTATGGATAGAGAAAAGGTTAGAATGATTGTTAGAAACATGGAACTTCTAGTGCAATCTTTAAAGTATGAAATAGAAGGACCTCCTATGCAAATTACAACAGAAGAAAATGCTATGGTAACTCCTTTTACTGAAGACTATGATGAGGTATACTGATGAGGTTTCAAGACACCATAAAGCTCTCTAAGGTTGCTTTGAAGCAACCTTGGTTGTATGATGAGCAAGAGCTCAAGTACATGAGAAAGGCAAAAAAGATTGCTCAAAAAGCGCTCAAGTTTAAACATATGAAAGGGGAAAAGGATGACTCAGAAAGTTAAACTCATTTCAGTTACTCCAGATGCAGAACAAACAATGGCATATATTGCTAGGGTTTCTAATCCAGCAAATCAAGATAATGAAAACTATGCAGGTTTGCTACGTTATTGTATTAAGCACAATCATTGGTCTGTGTTTGAGCAATCTACTATGACCCTTGAGATTGAAACTAATCGTGGCATAGCAGCTCAAATCTTACGTCATAGGTCATTTACATTTCAAGAATTTTCACAAAGGTATGCTGATACAAGTCTTCTGACTGAACACATTCCTGTTCCAGATCTTAGAAGACAAGACACAAAGAATCGTCAAAATTCTATTGATGATATTGGTGAGTATGAAAAACTTACTCTTCAAAGTCGTATTGCTGAGCACTTTGCAGCAGCGAATGGTCTGTATAAAACTCTTCTTGATCATGGTGTGGCAAAGGAGTGTGCTCGTTTTGTTCTTCCCCTTGCAACCCCAACAAGAATTTACATGACTGGATCATGCAGGTCATGGATTCATTATATCAATCTGCGTTCTGCCAATGGAACCCAGAAAGAACATATGGAAATTGCAGAATTAGCAAAGTGCATTTTCACTTGCCAGTTCCCCACTGTTTCTGAAGCACTTGGTTGGACAAGAGATAAATGTAGTGAGTGTTCAGATGCTCCATCCCTTCTCATAGAATAAATATTTTATACATTATTAATAACCTATGGCAATTTATCCTGTTATCCATGTAGAGACTGGGGAAAAGAAAGAAGTAGAGATGAGTGTTCATGATATTACTCAGTGGTATAAAGACAATCCTGAGTGGAAGCGTGATTGGTCAGAAGGATGTGCAAGTCCAGGAGAAGTTGGAGATTGGAGAAACAAATTAATCTCCAAGAATCCTGGATGGAATGACGTCCTAGCAAAAGCATCAAAATCCCCTGGTTCTCGTGTAAAGAAAATCTAATGGCAAGAAAAAGAAGAGGCAATGATTTGCAGCCAATTGGCATTGGCATGACTGCAAAGCAAATGAAAAGAAGAAAACCAATCAATACTGATCTTCTTTTAGACATTACTCCAGTTACAAGCAATCAAGAAAAACTGTTTGAAGCATACAATTCAGATAAACATCTGTTTGTGTATGGTTGTGCTGGTACTGGTAAAACTTTCTGTGCTCTGTATTTGGCACTGAAAGATGTGATGAGTGAGATCACTCCATATCAAAAGATTGTTATTGTTAGATCTCTAGTAGCAACAAGAGAGATTGGTTTCCTTCCTGGGGATCATGATGACAAGTCTGCTCTCTATCAGATTCCATATAAGAACATGGTTAAGTACATGTTTGAGATGCCATCTGATGCAGACTTTGAAATGCTCTATGGTAACCTGAAGTCACAGGAAACTATTACTTTCTGGAGCACTTCTTTTATTAGAGGAACAACTCTTGATAACTCAATCATCATTGTAGATGAGTGTCAAAACTTGAACTTCCATGAACTTGATAGTATAATTACAAGAGTTGGTGATAACTCCAGAATTATGTTCTGTGGTGATGCCACTCAATCAGATCTTACAAAGACTAATGAAAGAAATGGAATCATGGATTTCATGAAGATCATTAATAGAATGCCAGAATTTGAGACTATTGAATTTGGTGTTGATGATATTGTTAGATCTGGTCTAGTTAAATCTTACATTGTTAATAAATTGGCAGCAGGTTTTTAATGTTCAATCATGTTGATATTAGTCTCCCTCAATTAGAGAGGGAGACCATTGATGGTGTAAGGTACTACAAAATTCCTGATGGGGATGAACTTCTAAAGTTAGTCTCCATCACCTCTGTTACCAGTCACCACAACAAACATATCTTTGAGCAGTGGAGAAAAAGGGTAGGAGAAGAGGAAGCAAATAGAGTTAACAAACAAGCAACTAGACGTGGTACTGAAATGCACACCCTGTGTGAACAGTACCTCAAAAATCTAGATTGTAATAGTGATGTTAATCCCATGTCTGAAATGTTATTTCAAATCATGGGGAAGGAATTAGATAAGATAAATAATATCTATGCACTTGAAACTTCATTATACAGTAAGCAGTTAGGTATAGCAGGAACAGTTGACTGCATTGCTGAATATAATGGTGAACTGGCAATCATAGATTTTAAAACCTCAAAAAAAGCAAAACCTAGGGAATGGATTGAACATTATTTTGTTCAGGCAGCAGCTTATGCTTGCATGTTCTATGAACTGACTGATATTCCTGTTAAAAAACTTGTCATTCTTATGGCATGTGAAGATGGTGATTGTGTTGTTTATGAAGAGTATGATAAAATGAAATACATTAAACTTCTCTCACAATATGTTAAAGATTTCATAGAGTTTAAACTAAAGGAATATGGAAAGTAAATTAAAGTCAGCATTAGAATCAAAGTTTTTGTGCCAAGCAAAGTTCTCTCAGATTATTGAGGAACTAGTCAAGGTCAACAAGGACATGAATTACATTGATGCAATCATTCATTATTGCGATCAGAACAACATTGAAGTAGAATCTGTTGGCAAGTTAGTCAGCAAACCACTCAAAGAAAAACTTAAGTGTGATGCTATCAATTTAAATTTTTTAAAAAGAACCTCTAGGGCAAAGCTTTTACTATGACACCTTTTGATGCTTACAAGCAATACCTTGCATTGAAAAATCATTTTAGTAAAGAGAAATATGATTATCACAAATATGCAGGTAAGTCTAGAGCATCAGTAGAGACATTCAATAAAAGAAAAGACAAGTATTGGTTTGAAAAACTTAGCAGACAAAAGAGCGATGAGGAGATTAAAAACTTCTACATCGCTAATTTTGTAGAAGCAGATGATCCCAACAGTCTTTGGATTGGTAATGTCATCAGAGCAGGGGAAGGTTACTACAAGGAGTGGGTCAAGAGGCAGCAGAGTCTGCAGTATATTTTTACCCAAGAGTCTGAGACTTTGTTCTCTGAGTATACTTTAGACCAAGCATTTGATTGTTCTAAGGGTCATCCACCTGTATTAAAAAAGTTCCTGAGCGGGAACATTTCACCTGAAACACTAGTGATCTATGATAGAATATTCCTGATCAGGAATAATTTTGACAAGAAACTTTTAGATCCTATTTGGGAATCTGTGTCCTTAAAGATTAGGAAGTACACACCATTTCTAAATATCGATGTGTTCAGATATAAGAAGATTTTAAAGGGCACAATTATAGGAGATTGAGATGTCATTTTTCAATTCAGAAATGGTCCAAAAAGAAATGGACGAGATTGCAGAAATTCAAAGAAAGATTGTCAAGGAGATCCCTTCTTTCTTTGATATGGATGTAGATGAGAAGTTAGCACACATTAATCTTCTTGATGATCTGCTGGAGAAGCAACAAATTCTGTATACTAGACTGTCTCTTTCTGATGATCCTGATGCAGTTAAAATGAAGGAGCAGATGGTAGAGTCTGCAAAGATCTTAGGGTTTGGTCCTAACCCTGATATCTCCATGGTATTCTCCTCTATGAGGCAAACCATTGATGGACTCAGAAAGACTGCTCAGAGAGGCAGATAAATAGCATTGACAGAGGATCCTGCCCATGGTAGGATAGTCCTCTGATCCTAATCAGATCAATCCAATTAATCCGAGGTAATCCAAATGGCATTTGCCGATCTTAAAAAACAATCCAAGCTTGGTTCTCTGACTTCTAAACTGGTACAAGAAGTAGAGAAGATGAATACTTCAAGTGGTTCCACTGATGATCGTCTGTGGAAACCTGAAGTGGACAAAGCAGGTAATGGATTTGCAGTTATTCGATTCCTTCCTGCCCCTGAGGGTGAAGAACTTCCTTGGGCAAAGGTGTACAACCATGCCTTCCAAGGGACTGGTGGTTGGTTCATTGATAACTGTCTCACCACCATTGGTCAGCAGTGCCCAGTGTGTGAAGCAAATCGTGAACTGTGGAACACTGGCAGCAAAGCAAACCAAGAAATTGTTCGTCAAAGGAAGCGTAAACTTTCTTACTACAGCAACATCTATGTTGTGAGTGACAAGGCACACCCTGAGAATGAAGGTAAGGTGTTCCTGTTCAAGTATGGCAAGAAGATCTTTGATAAGATCTCTGCTGCAATGCAACCTGAGTTTGATGATGAGACTCCCATTGATCCTTTTGACTTCTGGAATGGTGCTAACTTCAAAGTGAAGATCACCAAGAAAGATGGTTACTGGAACTATGACAAGTCTGAGTTTGAATCAACCTCTGTGCTTGGTGACTTTGATGATGATGTGCTTGAAGCAATCTGGAAGAAGTCTTATTCTCTGCAAGAGTTTGTCAAACCAGAAACCTTTAAGTCCTATGAGCAACTTGATGCTCGTCTGAAAGCAGTTCTTGGTAAGAAGGTTGCTCCTAAGCAAGATGAATCATTTGATGATGAGGATGAGGATCGTGGTCCTGTCCCTACAAATGAAGAGGTCCTGCAGGGAAAGTATGGTGGGACTCAAAAACAAAGTCCTTCATCCTCTTCTGATGATGAAGATGATGATGCTCTGAGTTACTTCCAGAGACTGGCTGAAGAATGATTATCTTGGGGAGATGACTCTTAGTTCATCTCCCTTTTTAGTTTTCTTATCTACATACTGAGATGAGAATCCATAGTTCATGATCTCATTTAGATCATCTATAATTGTCTGTAGATACCTTGGTTTGAGTACAAAGATTGTTCTCTTCTCTTCATTTTTAGCAATCTCATACTCATAAACACTAACTGATTTTACTGGGTTAATTGTGTATGGTTTTCCTTGTCTTATTACAATCTGTTCATCCATATCAAATCTAACTAGATTAGAATCAAATTTAGTTGTGGATGAATCAAAGGTATATGGTTCTCCAACAATCTCTTGATCTTGTACATCATAGTCAAAGTAGGTTACACTAAAATTAGAGTCTACTGTTTTGCCAGCTGGGACAATTAATTTTCCTCTTGTATCAAAGTATGCAACAGTCTCATAGTGATGAACTGCTCCTAGTTCTGCTGCAGTATACTTTGTTGCTATGTAAGTATTAAACTCAGAGTCAGATAAAGGCCATTCTTCTCTGATGTTAATGATGTTATTGGATAATAAAATTACCCAATCATATTCAGAACTACCATAGACTTTTTTAGATACTTGATCTGGTCTTTCTTCTCCAACAATTTTATACTTATCAAATGCAACTGCTGCTTGGAATATATCTTCTCTGATCTTTGCTCTACGAAATATATTTTTTGCTCTTACATAGTCATAAGAAGATGTTCTATTTGATAGTGGTGATTGGTATAGAAGTTCTGAGAAGTTTCTGAAGTATGTCATATTAGTTTGCTGGTAGTGCTAATGATGATCCTGGAGATCCTGCTAAAGGTGGTCTATTGTTTGGAGATCCTACAGTATCATCAACTCCAGTTACAAGAGGAGGTACTGGAGATCCTGCTGCAGTTCCTGCTCCTGGTTGAGATGGATCTTGTCTTCTAGGTTGAGAATTATTTGCTGCATTTTGTTGTTGATTTATATCATTCACTGGAAATCTTGGATTTTCTAATTGATCAACATCAACATCACCAAATCCAACATCATCACCATTGACAATTCCATAGTTATCATTATATATTGGAGTAAGTTCAGCAAAGCTCATACTAATTTCAACTGATATAGGTTGACCATCTAGATAAGCAGAGTAAAAACCATCTGCAGTATAGTTAACGCTGAAGTTAACTAAAGCACATGTCTTTAAACTTGGGAGTCCTGGGTGTTCTCTTTTACCATTCATAAATTTAATCTGGAACACATCAGGAGCACCAAGGAAAAATGCATCCTCTCCTACTGTTGCTCTTCTTGGAGCCATTGCTTTCTTGAAGAATTTAATAATACCTCTAATTTGTTTTGCTTCACTTGGACTTCTTGGAGCAAGTTTATATGTAAATTGAAATGCTCTTAGTTTAGGACCATTGAAAAGCATCTCAAGGTTGGGATTTATAACTGTTCCTGTAACCCTTGATCTATATGCCTCTGTGTTTACTTGCAACCCAAGTTTTTTAATAGCAGCTGCAGCAGCATTTAGAGTTAACAACTGCTGTATTGTTCCTTTTGCTGGGTTTTTATCATTTAAAACAGCTTTTGCAGTATCAATTGTAACTGATCCTGCCCCAAATAAATCACCTTGAGCAATAGATTTTACTGCTCCTGTAGCAGCTCCCATCATTCCTGCAGTTAATCCACTTAAAGTATCTTCTCCCCATCCAGTTTGATTTGCTTCTGAAATATTTGCAGGCATTGGAAGTATAACTTGTCCAAGTCTTTCTTTAGTTTGATTTGCTCTTGATGATATGTTTGCACCTCCAAATATTTGTCCTGAATTAATATTTGATGTTCCATCAGACCCTGCAAAGACATCAGCAACTTGATATTTGTATGCAGATATCATCATGAAATCTTGGTTACCATTCATATTTTCAGGATATCTCCATGCAGTTCCATAGCTATCCGCACTGGTAGTAGACTGGAAGTTAGAGACATCTCTAAATGTTCCTAATGCTTGTTCTGTAGGAACACCTTGAGCACCTTGTGCTCCCTGAGCACCAGCATTTGGACCTCCTGTGTCTTGAGATCCTCCACCTGGAGATGCAGGTCCTTGATTCCCTTGAAGTCCAGATTTTAATTTTCCATATTCTTTTTGATTTGCAAGACCTGTTTTTTGTTGTTCAGTTCCAACAGACCCTACAATTTTATTTGCAAAGTCTCTACTGGTATCAATAGCTAATTTTAATCTTGATTGTCCACTTGGTAATTCTGCTATATTGTTGTAATTTGGTTGGTTTTTTGTTACAGTTCCATTAGCATTGACTGTGGCAACAAGACTTCTTCCAAACAATCCATTGTCAGAATATATTTGTCTTTGTCCTGTTTGAGTATTAACATTAACTACCCATTTTTGCCCAAATAATCCAGGAAATCCTGCCTGATATTCATTTGGAATTCCTTGGGATATAGCTCCATCTGCTGTATTTTTACTCCATCCTGCTGGTAATGTTGTTGCCATTTATCTACCCCACACCTTATTTGATGGAATTGGTATCTCTACTCCACCCAAGTCCATAACAAATTCTTCTAGTGGTAAGGCACATATTGTTTCCCATTCTTGTTCTGCAAGATGTAAGTATGGAGTTTTTACCTCTGATAGTAAATATTTATGTGCTCCTTTTTCAAATCTTGGAATCTTATTTTCTGCTAAACTTTGAACTATTCCTATTCTTTGTGATGGTGTATAGTAATGTAGATTGACAGCAAAGAACGACCTTGGGTTTACATCAAGGACAAATGCCAACGGATATTTGTCATAGTAAGGAAGGTCTTCTCTATATTTTGCTTTGTAACTATACAACATCAGACTGAATAGTCTGGGGTAAACCCTCATTACATTTTTGTCTCTTTTAAGAACATCACCTTGTTCATCAACTCTTTCTTCTGTTACTAATTTACCAGGATCATTTTCATACTGGATAGTTTTAGCGGCAAAGACTTCTGTTCTATACCACTCTCTTGTAGGATTGCCTTGTGCTTTTTCTTTGACTTGTTCAAAGATAGTCTTATATGCCAAGATTATCCTCCGTTAAAATTTGAAATTCCCATCTTCTATCAGCACAGAATTCTTTGGCAGCTTTCCATTTTGCTTGGTTCTTTGAGAACTCTTTCATCTCAACAAGTTGTTTTTTTGTGACTCTCTTTCCAACAGAGGGACCATTAACTTGTCTCTTTGGTTTAACTTCTATTAAACTTTCTTTAGTAACTTTATTTTTGTCAATGTATTTGATATAAAAGTCAGGAAAGTATTTGTGTATTCTATTATCTAATGGAGATAAGTATGGAATCCAAATCTCTTCACTTGACCACTTTAAAATATTTTCATTCTTATCACAGTAGTTCATAAACTTCAATTCCCACAAAGACCTGTAGATTATATTTTGTTGATCTCCAATATATTTTTGTGGGAAGGAAGGTTTAAATCTTCCTTTATAGCTCATACATATAATATAGGACACTCTCACTATTTAGATGGCAGTTAACCCATACACAAATCTATATTTTAAAACTGATGAACTGGTAAAAAAATTTAAACCTGCACTAACAAATACATTTGATGTGTTTGTTGCAGGAGAATTTGGTGGTGTAAGCAATAGTACAATTAATTTTTTAGCTTATGATGCTGTGTTGCCAGGAACTTCATATGAACTGGGACAAGTTTATGGTGATAGAATGGGTAGGACTGAGCAATATCCAACTAAGAGAGTTTATCCTCCAGTAGATGTAAGTTTCTATGTTGATCAAAATTATGATGTTATCAACTATTTTGAAGCATGGATGAATAGTGTTTCTGTAAATGTAGGATCAGTAAGTAATTCCTATGTAAGACATAACTATGCATCTTCATATGAACGTGAAGTTATTATCACTAAATTTGAAAGGCAGTTTAGACAGAAAGATCAAAGACTTGTAAAGGAAGGAGTCTATGGTCCTCCAGCAAAGAGTGTTACTTATACTTTAAGAAATGCTTTTCCATCTAATTTAATTTCTATTCCAGTTTCATATGATGGAGCAAGTATACTAAAGACGACAGTTACATTTAACTATGATGTTTATAACTACCAATCAAATAGATTTGCACTTGGCACTGATCCTGGAGTAGAAGAAAATGGATCACCATCTGGAACTGTAATTGGACCTGGAGGTAATGCACCAGCTGCTCCTACAGGAACTGCTGGTGCTTCAGAGGCAGAGTTCCCTGATGGATATCCACAACTTCCAAGTTTACAGCAACAAATAGATGAACTTAGAGAGATGAGATTGAGATCTCAGAATAGAAGTGGATCCCCTGTAACTCCTGCACTACAAGGACCACCAGCACCAACCAACTAAATAACATTACTGAAATCTATAGGACATTATGCCTTTACCAAAGATTGCAACTCCAACTTATGAGTTGATTTTACCTTCAAACAAAAAGAAAATTTCATATAGACCTTTCCTAGTCAAAGAGGAAAAGATTCTTATCCTTGCTATGGAGAGCAATAGTTCTGAAGAGATCACCAGAGCAGTTAAAAATGTTTTGAAGGAATGTGTCTTAACAAAAGGAATTAGAATTGATACTCTTCCAAGTTTTGATATTGAGTATCTGTTCCTGAACATCAGAGCAAAGTCTGTTGGGGAAGCAGTAGAACTTGTAATCACTTGTCCTGATGATGGAGAAACCCAAGTAGAATGTTCTGTTGACATTACAGACATTGAAGTTAAGTTCCCAGAGGAACATACATCTGAAATCAAAGTAGATGATAAAATTATGGTGAAGATGAAGTACCCATCTCTCCAAGAGTTTATTGATAATAACTTTAATTTTAATGCTAACAGTAGCAAAGAAACTATCAATAAGTCTTTTGAAATTGTTGCATCATGTATTGATATGGTATACACTGCAGATGAAACTTGGTCTGGTAGTGACGTAACCAAAAAAGAATTGGTAGAGTGGTTGGAAACTTTTGATTCAAATCAATTTAAACAAATTGAAACTTTCTTTGATACTATGCCAAAACTAACTCACACTATGACAGTCAAGAATCCAGTTACTGGAAAAGACAATGAGATTGTTCTGGAGGGATTGTCCAGTTTTTTCGGTTAGTCCTTGGTCATGAAGATCTAGAGGCATACTATAGAACTAATTTTGCCTTGATGCAGCATCATAAATACTCTTTGACAGAGATTGAAAATATGATTCCATGGGAAAGAGAGATTTATCTTTCCCTGTTAGAAAATTATATAAGAGAAGAGGAAGAAAAAGCTGCTAAAGCAAATAGATGAATATTACATCACCACCAGAAGGAATATTAGATCCACAGCAACCTTATTGGCCTGCTAATAAGGTTGGTGAAATAACTTGGGCAAGATTAAAAGGTAGATTAACTGGTAGACAAGTTGAAGGGTTAAGAGAGAACTTTACATCTTATACAAAACTTAGTAATGCTGATGCAGATAGATTGATTGCAAATATCAAGAAGTATGGTAAGTATCCACAACTAAATCAAAATGATAAGTATGGTGGAGCATATAACAATGAAGCATATCAGAAATGGTTGGTAGAAGAGTTTCTTGAGAAACCATTCCAGCAACAAACCAATCAAAAGATTGAAGATGCTGCAATAGAATCTAGATTAAAAGAAATACAAGAACAAAAAAAACAGAAAGCACAATCATTTATTTCTAGACCTGAATCTACCTTTAGACCTGGAAGAAAAGTAGCATTAAAAACTACCAGAATGACAGGGATAGTTCCCAAAAGAGCTGTTCCTGCAGGGGTTTCTCAGGCAGCTACTTCAGAAGAATCTCAAGGACCAGTAGCTCCAAAAGCAATTTCATCTTCATTAGGAAGATTAACTTTAGATCTTGTTCAAATTGGAGACAACTTAGATAGAATTAAAGAAATAATAGAAGAAGACTATAAGCAAACTAAAGAAACTAATAAAAAAGAAATAGAAGACTATAGAAAGAGAGTAGCAAATAGAGGAAGAAAACTTCCAAGAAAAGATCTTGGAGATAATAAAAAAGAATTAAAAGATATTATAAAACCATTTGTTGGTAATTTCTTTTCTGGAGTTGGTGGTGCCATTAGATCATTAGCAGCATTTAATTTATTAGATGCTTTAGTTAGAGGAGACTGGGGACAAGTTTTTAAATCCTTTATGGGTATAGGAATTACTTTCCTACCTCAGATAGGAGCAATGGTTGCTGGAGCAGTATTAAAAAGTCTGCTCAAAGGATTTGGTAAAAATATGTTTGGTGCTAGAACACCAAGAGTCCCTGGAGGAATGTCAAGAGGTCCTGGTATTGGTATAGGTAAGTTTGGTAAGATGGCAGCACTTGGCACTGGTGCTCTTGCTTTGGGTGGTGCTTTTGCAGCATCACAAGGAGAAGAAGGAGAAGTTGATGCCTCACAAACAAGACTTGAAGAGGTTACTGCAGAGCAAAAAGCATTAACTTCAGATGCAATAGGAACTATAACACAAACTGATCTTAAAAAGTTTCAAACTTTAAATGAAAAATTTGAAAAGGCAGTAGAACTACTTCTAACTAAGAAAGATCGTGGGGGTGGTGGAGGCGGTGGAGGAGGAGCAGGTGCACAACAAACACCTAATCCTCCTATTGGAACAGGTGAAGTTAACATGGATCCATCAATGAGAGGTACTGTCACTGGTCCTCAATTTAATAATGCACAACTTGTAGATCTTGCTAAAAAAGTTGGAGCTACTGATGAGGAAGCAGTAAGATTAGCTGCTATTGCAAAGTATGAATCTGGTGGTAGAGCTGGTGCTCACAATGATAGTTATCTCAGAGGAGGATCTGACAATTCATATGGTCTGTGGCAAATTAATATGATAGGAAGACTTGGACCAGCAAGAATGCAAGAATTTGGAATTACAAATTATGAGCAACTAAAGGATCCAGTGACTAATGCTCAGGCAGCTTTAAAAGTATTGAGAGGTTCAGGATGGTCTGCTTGGACTACTAATTCTAAAGTCACTCAAGGAGATTTACAAGAAGGTAGAAGAAGTTTAGGTGCAAGATCTGCTCCACCTCCTCCTGCTCAACCTGCCCCTCCAGCACAACCAGCAAGACCACAAGGAAGACAATTATCTTCTAGTGCAGGGTCAGGACCTAGAGTTGCTGTGATCCCAGTTCCTCAAATGGCAGGAGCAGATGGTCTTGGTTCTGCTAACCCAGCAGGGAGTTCTGCTTTGGCAAGTGTTAGTGCAAGCAACAGATCTGATATGTATAGTTATGAAACTCAGATGGGAATACTTGGAGCTATTGGATAATAAATGGACGCACAAACTTTACTAGCAAAACCAAAAGAAACCCCAACAGTAGTTGCTAAAGTAACTACAATTAGTCCTTTAGTTAAAGTTTCTACCAAAACTAAAAAGACTTCTATTGCTCTAAGAAAAACTTTTGAGAATGGAATATATCAAAGAAAAACTCAACTGTCTGTTTTAAACAGATACAAAAAAAGATTAGATTCTATCCAAAAAGAAAATGACAATAAGTATAGGAAAAAGCAAAAACAAAAACCAAAAGGAATAACTTTACCTAAGTTTAAAGGGACTTTTTTTACTGCAGGAGCATCAGATGATTTTTTAAAATCACTTGGTGCACTGGCAGCATTTAATTCAGTAGACAAATTAATGCAGGGAGACTTCCTTGGTGCATTGTCACCAGGAATGGTTGCTGCTGCAGCATTATTAGGTCCTGGGTTGTTAGGAATGGCAGGAGATGCTTTTTTCAATAAAGGACCAAAAGTTAGAAGAGGATTTGATGCTACTGGAAGAAGAGTATCTACTGGCGCACAGGAAAGATATAGATCTAGATATGGTGATGATTCTTTTAAAAAAAGATTTGGTAATGATGCTCTTAAAAGATCAAGACAAGGAGGAAATGCAGTTCAAACTGCAACTCAAGGAGGAAGAACAGCAAAAGCATTTGGAAAATTTGGTGCTTCAATTATTCCTGGTGTTGGTGCAGTTGTTGGTGCTGCTGATGCTGCATTTAGAGCACAGGCAGGAGATCAGACTGGTGCTGCAATAGCAGGGACTGGTGCTGCTTTAGATGCTTTTGCTGCTGGATCTGCAGCAACAGGCATAGGTCTTCCACTTGCAGGACTGGCATCCATTGCATCATTTGCATTAGATTTAACTAACCTTACTAGAGATTTACTTGGGGTTAGTGCTGCAGAAGAAGAAAAAAATAAAAATAAAAACAAAGATAAACTAAAAACACAAACAGAAAAACAGAAGGCATTAGTAGAAGGAAGTGGTAATTTAACTTTTGGAAAAACTCTTGTAAGTTATGAAAAAGCATTGGTTAAATTTGAAAGATTTGCTTTAAATTTTACTGGAGCAGTTAGCACTTCTGACCCATATAATGAAGGTGCTCCAATGGCAGCACCTAATATTCCCCCAGGAGGAGCATATGATGGTCCAATTTCTGGTGATACTTTTATGCCTTTACCTGGAGGCGATGTTGGAACTCAAGGAAGGGTCAGTGCAAGTCAAGGTTTTGGAGCATCAAGAGATGGAGGAAGTAGATCTCATGCTGGATTAGATATGACTCATTGGAGTGGACCACTAGAAGCTGCAGTTGCTGCATATAAAACAGGAAAAGTAATTAAGGCAGCTAATAATGGATATAGAGGAGTTGTTGAAATAGATCATGGTGGTGGACTAGTAACAAGATATGTTCATGTTGTTCCTAGTGTTTCAGTTGGGCAAGTAGTTTATGGTGGACAACAAATAGCTACTTTGTATCCAGATGGTGGCAATACACACCTACACTTTGAGGTTTATCCTGATGGAAAAACTCCAACTGATCCTCTTCCAGTAGTTAGAGGTGTTAAAAATAGAATTTCATCTCCTCTTTCTATTGAAAGAGCGAAAGAAGGAAAGAATGAAGGTGGCATATCAGTAGGTCCAAAGTCTGGTTACTTTGAATTTTTGCATGGCACAGAAGCTGTTATCCCCTTAGATAATAATTTTACTGCAAGTGGAGGAGATCCCCTAAAGAATGTTGATGTTCCTCTTTTACAATCAATCTTGGTAAAATCAAAAAGTTATACAATGGCTATGTCAGAATTACCACCACAAACTGTTCAAGTTCCAATTCCTGTCATGCCACCACAGATTCAATATGTTTCTTCAGGTGGGTCACCATCTCTAAATATTCAAAGTGATGCAGATAAAATGTTATTGAAAAAACTCTACTATAACTCTTTAGGTTAATGGCATCATATTTTAATTACAAAATTATAGAATGTTCCATAGGAACTGGGGAAGGATTTATTGATATATCTCAATCAATTTCTTCTATGGAATATACTGAGAGTATTACATCTCCAGTTACATATTTTTCTTTGGCAGTAATTAACACTGGTGGCATCCTTTCCAAATTAAAACTGAGAGGGGGAGAGATAGTAAGATTAGTTATTGAGCAAGATGCAACTAAATTAAGATTGACTTTTGATGAATCAGATAACATCTATTATGTTTATAATATTGGAAACTCTACGACAGAATCTACAAAAGAATTATTCACCTTAGATTTAGTTCCAAGTGAAGTGTTTGTCAATGAAACATCTAGATTGTTTAAGAGATATGATAATACATTAGATAATACAGTATCTAAAATTTTAAAAGATGAGTTAAAGACAACAAGATATAATAGCAGCAATATAGAAAAGACCATAAACAAATATTCTTTCATGTCCAATGCAAGGAAACCATTCACTGTGTTGGGATGGTTATGTCCTAAAGGAATACCACAAGTAGAAAGAGGAAAGTCAGGAAATACACAAGGTACTGCAGGATTTTTATTTTTTGAGAACAAAGATGGATACAACTTTAAGAGTGTAGATTCTTTGTTTGATTCTAATAGACCAGCAAAGGAAACATATTTTTACAAAGAAATAACAGCAGCACCTGCTGATCCTAAATTAAATTTCAAGATTACTTCTCCACCTGTTTTTAATAAGAATGTAAACATTTTAGACAATTTAAGAATAGGGATGTACTCTAGTGTAAACTATTTCTTTGATACTAACACTAGAAAATTTTATTCTAATGTTTATAAGTTATCAGACAGTTATGAGATCATGAATCATTCTTCTGATAAAGATAATTCTCCAGAAATACCAAAAGGATTACAAGATAGTCCTTCAAGATTAATGGTTAGAATGCTTGACAATGGACAGATGGATAAAACTGGTAAGTTAGAAGCACCAGATAAAAGAATGGAATATCAGGCACAAGGTGTGTCAAGATACAATTTATTGTTTAGTCAGTCGTTAAATATAACTATACCCCTAAACTTGGGGTTAACAGTGGGAGATGTTATCAATCTTGACTTTGGAAAAATTACAAAGAATACTGATGAACAAGGTTTAAAAGACGAAAGCAAATCTGGTAAATATATTATAAGTAAACTAAAGCATTCTTTCACTGATAAAGGTCTCACTGGATTAGAACTAGTAAGAGACTCTTATGGAGTAGCAAAATGACATTTAAAAACATCAAAGATCACATAGAAAAAGATAAGTCAGAACTTTCTGACCCAATGATTTCTTCCCAAAGAAGAAGACACATTGAAAATGAATTGGAATCTTTAGAATCTTATGCATCAAATCATCCAGATGATGAGCATGATCCATCTCCTCTTGAATTATTCTGCGATGAAAATCCAAATGCACTAGAGTGTAGGATGTACGACGACTGATGCTAATAGAACAATCCCTAATTAATCCTAATTTCATTGGAAGAGATTCCTTTAGATGGTTTGTTGGTATAGTTACCAAGTACAAGAATACTGAGAATGGATATAGGGCAAAGGTTAGAATCATAGGTCATCATCCTGATTCTTCAAGTGTAGTTAAGGATGAGGATCTACCTTGGGCACATGTTCTAGTTCCTTTGAACTTTGGTTCAGGTGAAGGAGGATCTGGTGCTAGCTTCAACCCAAGAGGATCTGAAGCAGTGGTTGGATTCTTTATGGATGGTGATGATGGGCAACAACCTGTCATCATTGGTGCATTATTCTCTGGTGCATCCATTGAACATCCAAACACTTTTGACCTAGGTACAAATGGGTTTAAACCATTTAAACCTGGAGAGCAGATAGTTAATCCATCCAGTAAACCTGCTGATGGCACTAAACCAAAAGACTCTGGTATTCCACTATCAACTGGAAGAACTGCAGATAATAAGGAGTCTCAAAAACAAGCAGCAGCAGCACCAGGAACAGCACCAGTAGTACAAACTGTTTCTGCATGTAAAACTGGAACTGATAAAGTTTCTAAGATTGCACAAGCACTTAGAAAGTTTATCTACTATTTGAATACTGCTCAAAACTATATTAACATCTATGTAAATCCAACACTAAATTTCATACAAAATATTCCTGAATTAATTCAGGAAACTACCACTGCTATTGCTGATGGACTTGCAGATTTTACTAAACTGACCAGAGACTTTATTATAGAACAGATCTATCAAGGTCTAAAAAATATAATAGAAAAACTATTACCAAAGGATGCTATTCTTGCAAAGAAATTAGCAACTGATAAAATTGTAGATGGTATTTGGTGTACTTTCCAAAATATCCTTAAGAAAATTTCTTCTTTTGTCTTTGATTTCCTTGCACAAATGGTAGGAAAGGTTGTAGCAATTCCTCTTTGTGCAGTTGAGTCATTCATTGGAAGCATGATGCAGACCATTGGAAATGAAATCAGCAAAGCAATTGGTCCTGCAATTCAAGAACTAACTTCAGTCTTAGGGCAGGGAATTGGACAAGTTAGTGGGATCATTTCTAAGGCAATTAATTATGCAAAAACAATTCTTTCTTTCTTCTCATGTGAAGATGCAAAGTGTAAGGAAGAATTTGATTATGAAATGAATAAGGGATATGTTCCAAAAGGATCAGTTAATTTCCAAAAGGTACTAAGTTATTCACCAGCTCAAGGAGTAAGAAATCTATTCTCTGATGGCAAGAAACAATTTGCAAGTTGGTTGGGTCAAAACAGTGGAGGTGCCCCAAGTGATAATGTTCTTGCTGAACTAGGATTAACTAAAGAACAGTTTGCTGCTTATGCAACTTGTGATGGCACAACTCTTAACTGTGGATTGCCAAAGGTAACTTTCTTTGGTGGTTTTGGTGGAGGTGGTGGATCAGGTGCAGTTGTTGTGGATGTTCTTGGTCAAATCATGGGAGTAAACATCAAGGATCCTGGTGCAAATTATACTACTGCTCCTTATGTTACCTTTGAAGATGCATGTAATACTGGAGGTGGTGCTAGAGGTAATGTCATTCTTAAAGATGGGAAGATTGATAGTGTCTACATGGATAGCAATGGTATGGGATATGTTTCTCCTGAAGGTGATGCTTGCACTACAAATCCAGTTGGAGATGATGGAACAGAATACACTGCATATATTTCTGATGTAATCATTATCAACACTGGAGTTGGATATAGAGAGGAAGATCTAATTTACAATCTCTATTGTGATACTGGTGTAGAAATTTACCCTGTTGTTGATCCTGATGGTAGAATAATTGATACTAAAATAGTCAATGGAGGTATCATCAGAACTGTTCCTAAACTGGTAATAAATACAGATTCAGGATCAGGTGCTATACTGTTACCAGTTCTTAAATTTGTAGAGATTGGTCAACTTCCAGAAGACAGAAGACCAATTCAAAAAGTAATTCTTTGTGCTGATAGATAATGGCAACCAGACAGATTAGTCCTAGAGATAGGGATATAAATGCAAGAGCTAATTATGATCCCAGGTATGATACAAAACCCACTGCTTTAGATAAGGCAGTAGGAACTACTGATACTTCAAAGCAACCCAAGTCAGAAACTCCTAAGAAACCAGAAGAGGAAGAAAAATCAGGATATGTTTTATGTGATCCTCAAAATGGAACTCTTTTCATTGGTGAGTCAACAGAAAAAGGAAGACTAAGACAGTGTGAACTTCACTCAACATCTGGTGCTCATCTAAAACTATTCAAGGATGGTGGGTTTGAATTACATAGCAACCCATGTGACATTGCTGATAACATTGATAGTAATGCAAAAGATGGATTAAACATCAAGAGTACTGGGAAAAATTTAAGAATAGATGCTGGTAATGGCATCTTAACTTTAGCAGCAAGAGAAATTAGATTTGAATCTACTGCTGCAGATGAAGCATTTGTATTCAGATCTGCTCAGAATATAATTATTGAAGCTGGGGATAGTGTAAGAATTAATGCAGCTAATGTTGCTATTGGTGCTAGAAATAAATTAATCTTAGCATCAAAAGGACCAATCTATATGAAAGGAACTGGTGGAGTTACAATTATTGAACCCAAGTCTGCACTAATCCCAACTAGTTTAGGTGAGTTTGTAGATAAGTTAATAGAAACAGTAGTATTTGGAGGTCTATAATGGCATACATTAATTCAATAGAAACAGAAGGTATACAAGCAGGTCTTGCTGCTGCTCCTGCTACAGCAACCATTGAAGCATGGCAATCTTTAGACCCAACAAAACCATTTGCTCTACAATCTTTTGGAGTCAACAATTTAAATGGATTGACTAATCAAATTGGTGCTCATAATGCATTTGGTCTTTCCAATGCTTTTGGATCTCACTTAAAGTTTGGTGCTAGTACATCTTTTGGATTGAAGGGAGACCTTGGTGTCAAAGCAGATGCTATCATCAAAAAGTTTGAAGGAACTCCCACTTGGAATGCAGCATCTCCTCAAGGAAAGTTCTTTGGACAGTTGGATATTATTGGGGGATTGACTCAAAATGGAACTCCAGTACAATTGAGTCCATCAGACATTAAACTAAAGACAAATATTAAACCACTTGAAAAATCATTGGAAAAAGTTTTAAAATTAAAAGGAGTAGAATATGATAGAGTTGATTATGGATGGCATGAAATTGGATTTATTGCCCAAGAAGTTGAAGAAGTTTTTTCTGATTTAGTAAAGGTAAATTCAGAAGGAACTAAAGTTTTAAATTATCCCCATATAACAGCAGCTTTAGTAGAAGCAGTCAAAGAACAACAAAAGCAAATAGAAGATCTAAAGCAGACAGTTGCTGAACTGTCCACCAAACTTGCAGAGTGCTGTTCCTAGTGCTATGATGGATAGGTAAGCAAGACCCCTACCTATCATGCAGATTGATCGCACCCAACTCAATGAACTCAATGGCATCCTTGAAGATGTTGCTTCCCATTTTTGTGAGGAAAATATGGTAAGTGGAGAAACTTTCTGGACTTGTGTTGAGTGTTTTGCAACTGCTAAGGTTGCTGAACTAAAGGGTGAACTTGCTTATGAGGGTTGACAGGATAGAGTGTTTGTTCTATACTGTTGAGGTGTGAAGGAAGTGCAGAGGCACCGTGCCTGTGAAGGGAAACCTGAGGCTGGGTAAGTCCTCACTTGGGAGTGTGGTGGAATCGGTAGACACACCAGACTTAAAATCTGTTGACCTTAAGGTCGTGGGAGTTCAAGTCTCCCCACTCCTATTTCAAAATTGACCTTTAATTCCAAAAAAGGGGCGAAAAAAATTCTGGCAAAAAATTGCCTGTAGGGTTTTTATAACCATTCTTCATTTGCTGGGTCTTGGAAGAAACTTAGAATAGCATTGCTTGTTGCAATCTCTGCATTCAATTCCTCTTTTTGCCTATCAAACCCATATTTTCTAATTTGGAATCTAGACCTTTCTTTCTTCAAATAATTGACTTTAACAATTAAGTCATTTCTTTGAGTTTGGAGAGAAGTTACCTGAGTTGTAAGATTTGTGATTGATGTTGCATATCCAGAACAACTTGTAACTGTTGGACAAGATGCTACTGGCAGAGTTGTTCTAGCAACACCAACATCACCATAATAGACACCAAGTGAAGATTGACCTGTTAAATCTTCAGTACCAACTCCAACATTTCCAGAGGAGAGAGTTCCATTAATGGCAGAAAATGGATTTGGTGAAGTATATGAATAACCCCTATAAGTTAAAGTATCTGCATATACAGTGGTTGTATTAACTCCTATAAAAAATGGAACTCCTGTGCTACCAAATCCAATGGCACCTCCACATCCACAAGTATTTGCAGATTGCCCTACATTGATTATTGTATTTTGAAGACCAACAATTTGGGAGTTTAATTCAATTATTCTTGTATCTAATTTTTCTATGGGAGCATCAAAATAATCTAAAGTTTCTTGAATTCCATATAGTTTAAATTGATCTCCATTAGCTAACTGAGTAGTAAACCCATTTTCTGTATAAGTTACCTGCGTAATTTGTTCAGTATCTGACTCTACTTTTTGTTGGTATAAAGATATCAAAGCCTCAGTGCTAGTGCTAATTGCCATAAATTACAAAAGATTGGTAATGGTATTTATTGATAAATAAGACAGAAGAAAATATAGCAAGGATACTCTAATGCCTTTAGCGAGACTAGAGAACTTTTTGAAAAATTTGAATGGTAATACATTATATGTTGATCCTAATGAATTAGATGCATCAGACTCAATTGAAAATAGAGGAAATTCAAGACTAAGACCTTTTAAAACTATCCAAAGGGCATTACTTGAAGCAGCTAGATTTGCGTATGTTCCTGGAACTAATAATGACCTATTTGATCAAACAACCATTTTAATTTCTCCTGGCACTCACTTTATTGATAACAGACCAGGATTTTTTGTAGATAGTTCTAATGTACTGAGAGATGTTAATGGTGCTATTAGAACTATTACTGAATTTAACATTTCCACTAATTTTGATTTAACTGATCCCTCAAACGTATTGTATATTTACAACAGTGCTGATGGTGGGGTCATAGTACCTAAAGGCACATCTATTGTTGCTACTGATCTTAGAAAAACCAAAATTAGACCAAGATTTGTTCCAGATCCGATAGATGATAATATTGATCCTTGTGCTATTTTTAAATTAACTGGTGCTTGCTATATCTATGGATTTACTGTTTTTGATGCAGATCCATTAGGTAAAGCATATAGCAATTATAGTTCAAATACAGTAGTTCCAAGTTATTCTCACCATAAACTCACTGCATTTGAGTATGTAGATGATACTAATAACATTTTCTATGGTAATGTAGATACTACTCATACAGACCTAGATAACTACTACTATAAATTAAGTCTTGGATTTGGTGCTCAGTCTGGAAGAAATGTCATAGATGGTTATCTTAATTTCCAACCAAACGTAGATGAAAATAGAATTGTAGGAGAACTAGGATCTGGTTCTATTATTATTACATCTGCAGTTTCTGGAGATGGAATCAATGGTACTGCAGTTATTACTGTTCAAACTGCATCTCCTCACAATTTATCTCCATTTACTCCTATTTTAGTATCTGGACTAGCTCAATCAGAAGGTCCAGTATCTGAACTAGAATACAATGGAAACTTTATTGTTGCACAAGTAACTAGTGCAACAGAGTTTACATATTTACTTCCATCAGTTCCAAGTCAAACTCTGAATCCTAGTGTTACTGGAGCAGTTGTTAAAGTTATCTCTGATACTGTAGCATCAGCATCTCCATATATCTTTAACTGCAGCTTAAAATCTGTCTATGGTATGAATGGTCTTCATGCCGATGGATCTAAGGCAAAAGGATTTAAGTCTATGGTTACTGCCCAGTTTACTGGGATTTCTCTACAAAAAGATGATAGAGCATTTACGGAATATGATGAAGTTTCAGGATCATATAAATTTCAAACTAATTTTGGTGTAGATAAGTTTTTACACCAATCATCTAGGGCAAGATACAGACCATCTTGGGAAACTTTCCACATTAAGGCATCAAATGATGCATTTATTCAATGTGTTTCTATCTTTGGTATTGGATACGCAAAACAGTTTGTAACTACAAATGGTGGAGACCAATCTATTACAAACTCCAACTCTAACTTTGGCCAAATTGCATTATTCTCAAGTGGGTTTAAGAAAGATGTTCTTGCCAAAGACAATCATGCCTATGTAACCCATATTATTCAACCAAAAGAATTTTTAGACAAAGATAATATTATTAGGTATGAAAAAATTGATGCAGTAAAAACTCTAACTTTAGCTCCTTCCAATCAAAACACAAAACTTTATCTCAGTGGGTTTAATGATCTTCTAAATCCTCCAAGAAATGACACTAGAGGATTTGTAGTTGGTGCAGCTAGAAGTGATGTTTTATATTTTAAAGCTGCAAATATTGAATACAATATAGACATTAAAGATCCATATGGGGTGGAATATGATGTAGCATCAATAGATACTGTTACCAATATTGTCACCTTAGTTGGATTGGGTTCTACTGGAGGTAATATATCAGGAATTTCAACAGGAATAACTGGAAAGATAGTATCAAAAACTGGGGTTCTTCCTGATGGAATTGAGTTTGACAAATTATATAATATTAGATTGACTGGAGGAACTGGGATAAAATTATATGAAAACCTAGCAAATTCTTTAACTGATAGTAATGTTGTAGATATAAAAAACCAAGTTGGAGTAGGAGTATCTAACTTAAAGTTTGTAAGTAAAGTATCTGATAAAAATGTTGGTGACATAGGACATCCAATCCAGTGGGATTCAACCAATCAAAACTGGTATATTGGAGTCAATTCTACTAGTTCTGGGGCATCAACTTTCTTTGCTCAACTGGCAAATGTGTCTGCTCCAAGTTGCTATGTCAAGAGAAAATTAGACAGTAGAGCTCCCAAAGATAAAACTTACAGACTCAGAGTAGTTGTACCAAAAGAAGCATCACAAGCATCTGATATTTCTTCAGGATTTGTTATCCAAAAACCATCTAATATTCTAGATACTGTTTTATTCCAAGCACAAAGCACTGACTTAATTTCTGGATCAGGAAATCAACTTAGTTCTATTAGAAATAAAGGTGCAATCATAGATGCTTGGTATAGTTCCGGTACTGTTACTATTGTAACTAGCAAACCTCATGGTCTTCAAGTTGGAGATCCAATTAAGATTTATAATTTAAAGAGTTCTGCAGAGCCAAATCCAGTTGGATTAGGAACTGGAACTGGATACAATGGAGAATTTGCGGTAGCATCTGTTGTTAATGAATTGAGATTTACATATACCATAACCAGAGATCCTGGTACAATTAATGTTGGTGTTTCAACTGCAACATCTTGGTTAACAGTTAGAGACTGTGCACAAACTTCTAACTACAGAGTTCCCCCATACACAATCTATGATGCAAACAGAAATAACCTTCCTTACTTTACCCACGTAAATGTATCTAATGATTATCAAGTTTATAGCGTAGATACTATTTCACAATATCAAGAAGGTATTTCAGATGGTGTTTATCATATTACTTTAAATGCATTCAAAAATACTCCATCAGTATCACCATTCAATACCAGTGACTATAGATTATCTCAAAATATAGAACGACTTTATCCATCTTTAGATTTTGATAATCCTATTGCAGATCCAGATGCAACAATATCAAAAGCATCTAGACAAGAAATTGGAAGAGTTGATTTAAATGATACTAAAAAGAGCACTACTAAAGAATCAGTTGCATATTTCTTAAAAGATTTTAATCTAGCAAAATCAATTACAGGAATAACTACATATCAAGATAATGTAATTGGTGTTGGAATTTGTACAATCACAACATCAAGAGATCATGGATTTGGAGGGATTACTAGATTAACTATTAGTAGTGGTGGAAGTGCCTTCTTAAATGGAACTTACTATGACATTCCTCTTTGTGGAGGAACTGGAGCAGATGCAACTTGCTCAGTAACTGTTTCTGGAAATGCAGTAACTGCTGTAGAGGTTTCTAATTTTGGATCTGGGTATACTGTAGGAGACACATTAACAGTTAGAGGAATTCCAGGATCTTCAAATACTGCAACTGTTGTTGTAGCATCAATTAATACAAGTTCTTCTGATTCTGATACCATTCAAATCTTAGGGTGTGCAAATGAAGGTAATAATGGAACTTTTATTATTAAGAGCCTAACAAAAAACACTGTAACAGTATATAATAATAGTTGTGTACCAGAAACTCCAGAACAAGGGGTAATTACTTGGGGAGGACCTGCATATCAACTTCAAACTGTTCCAGATGGGGCAGTTTATAATAATATTTCAGGAAATACAACTATAATTACTCAACAACCACATTCATTTGCAGTTGGCAATAAAGTAATTTTTGATGATCAGATTGGATCTGGTTCTATTGGAATTTGTACAGTGAACAATGTCCTTGGAATAACTTCATTTACAGTAAAGGGAAATGCTGGTGCAGCAAACAGAGTTTACTCTTATGGATTCTCTGCTATTGCAAAAGATACTAATTCTGAAAATGAAAACCTATCTACAAGATGTTTTGCTCTTTATGGTGGTTATAAAGCAAGTGTTCAACAAGCAATAACTACATCTACTATTAATTTCTTGATCTCAAGTCTTTATGGATTACAAAAGGGTGATATAATCCAAATAGACAATGAAATGATGCTTGTCACTAAAGTTTCTGGTGGTGAAATTTATGTTAAGAGAGGAATTTTCTCAACTAAGATAGAAACTCATTCTTCAGGTTCCTCAATTAAAAAAGTTTCTGCTCTCCCAATTGAACTAAGAAGAAATTCTATTATTAGAGCATCTGGTCATACATTTGAATATGTTGGATTTGGACCAGGAAATTATTCTACTGGTATGCCTTCAAACCAAGATAGAATTCTTACTGATTCTGAAATTTCTACATCTCAATCTCTCACCAGTAAAGGTGGTGTTGTTGTTTATACAGGAATGAACAGCAATGGAGAATTCTTTATAGGCAAAACTAAATTTGATGCTGTAACAGGAAATCAAACAGATTTTGGTGCACCAATTGAAAATGAAGGTGAAGAAGCTACAGTAGATTCCTTAGAGGTTAACAATTTAACTGTAAATGATATCATAGATGCATCTACAGCAAATGTAACTGTTCAGGGATTTACAGTGGAAGGTGATGCTAATGTTGTAGGCATCACTACATTTGAAAATAATCAACCTGCCACTACTACTAGTTTAGCAGCAGTAGTTGTCGTTGGTGGTGTTGGAATTGGTGATGATTTAATTGTAGGCAATGATGCTAGAATTGACAATGTAACTGTTGGTTTAACCTCAGCAACAACAATTGACACTGTTGCTAATAACTTATATTTAAATTCTTCTGGTGGAACTGTTAATATTACTGATAATCTAGGAGTAACTGGCAGCACTAATATCACTGGCAACTTGACAGTTAGTGCTCCATCCACAATTAATGGATATGGTTCAATTCCTCTTGGTGGAATTATTATGTGGTCTGGTTCTATTGCCACAATTCCTACTGGTTGGTCTTTGTGTAATGGTTCCAATGGAACTCCAGATTTAAGAAACAAATTTATCATTGGAGCATTCCAAGATTCTGCTGGAGATAGTAGAACCACAATTACAGGAGTAAATACCAAATCAGGTGGAACTAAGGATGCAATAGTTGTCACTCATACGCATACTTTATCTGGTGGAAGTGTCACTGGAACTTTCTTAACTAGTGGTAGTGTTAACACATCTGAAGCTGGAAGATCATCTGGTGGTGCAAATGCTCTCACTGGGGCTTCATTCAGTTCATCAAGTGGAAGTCCAACATATACAAGTCCAACTGTAAATTCTACAGGTTCATCTGGAACTGATCAAAATCTACCTCCATACTATGCATTAGCCTTTATTCAAAGGACTTCTTGATTTTTTTATAAATAAATCAAAAGGGGGATAGTGGAACCCAATGCCATCACAAGAGAACTATTTTGTAGTCAGAACTGGTCTTGGTGTAGGAACACAAGCACTGTTTGCTGATGCTACAACTAAAAGAGTTGCAATAGGTAAAACTTCAGCAGATTATACATTAGATATTTTAGGTGATGCGGCAGTAGATACAGTATTAAAAGTTGGAGATAGACTAGGTGTTAATGTAGCAGATCCTGCATTTGAACTTGATGTTGATGGAAAAGTATATGTAACTGAAGGAATTGGTATTGATGAAGATCCTGGAGATAATAAATTTAAAGTTAATGTATTTGCTCCAGAATCAGTAGTAATTACTGGTCTAGGTTCTGTAGGTATTGGTTCAACTGTACCTGAATATAATTTAGATATTCTTCAAAATGCTAGAATATCTGGATTTACCTCAATGAGGACTGCCACTGTAACTGGGTTGGCAACTATTGGGGTAGCTCAAATAGCATTTGAGACTGTAGGAATTTCTACTGTTGGTTTTGCTACAGTAGCAAATGAAATAGTAGGAGTATCTACTGTAGAATTTGCAAATCTTTTAACTGCAGATATTGGGGTTGGTACTGTAGGTGTTGCATCAATTGCAACAGAATTAGTAGGATTTTCTACAGTTCAGTATTCGGATATTGGAATTGCCAGAGTAGGAATAGCAACTATTGAGTTTGCTGGAATTACTACATCAGTTATTGGGTTTGCTACTGTTGGATTCGCAACTATTACTGCAGAGCGTGTAGGATTTTCAACAATTGGCATTGCAACTATTGGTACTGCTGGAATTGATACTGCTATTGTTGGGTATGCAACGATTACTGAGTCAAATTTAGGGATTACTACTGTTGGTATTGCAACTATCAGCAGTCTTACTGCTGGTATAGCAACTATTGGATTTGCTACAGTAACTGATGCCTGGATTGGCATAGTAACTGCATACAGAGCAGATATTGGATTTGCAACAATTACTGGACTTTATGCTGGTATTGCTACTATTGGTATAGCAACAATAACTTCAGAAAGAGTAGTAACTTCAGTAATTGATAACCTTTTAGTTAATGGAATTACAACAACTGGAAATTTGGATGTTGGTGTTGGTGGAACTATATTAACAGCCACTAGATTTACCACAGAAAATGTATATGGAACTTTTGGTACTGATTTTAAGAAAGCAATTGAACCTTTAGTTAGTATTGGAACAGACACTGCAACTAGAACTTTAGATGTAGATGGTGATATTAGAATTAGAGGAGAAGTTGTTGATGGAGACAATAATGTAGGTTTTGCATATTCAGTCCTCTCATCTAAGTATAATATTCCTGGTAGATTCCTTGATGCAGCAAATATGCTGGTAAGGAATAAAGAATTTATTGCTAATGAAATTGTAGGATTTATTACTAGTACTGATGGTCCCTTTGGATATTATGGTCCATACTTTGATTATGGTAAAGTTGGGGTAGCAACTGGAAGAACTAAGTGTAGAAGAGATATTGGTCTTATCATTGATGCTATTGCATTTGATATTTCTAAAGGAGGGAACTCTAAGTCTGTAGGTGCAGGTCTTTCATATTACAGTGGGGTAACTCTCCAATATCTTGATGATTCTGCTGTTATCCCAACTGGATTTAGCACTGGATATGTTAAGCAAGCAACTCTTGTTGGATTCAGTAGCATTTCAACCCTTGCAAGATATGTAATTAATAACTCAAGACTTCCAAAGTCTTATCAAACTCCTCCATTAAATGGTTCTTATGCTGATGCTGCTAGACTAATTAGAGCAAACAAAACTCTAATTGCTGAAGTTGCAGTTGGTAGAATGCTTGCCAACTTCTCTGGATTTGCAGTTCCTGGTGGCAACCAAGAATGCATTGATGATATCAAAGATGTATTAGATGCAATTTGTTTCAACTTAGAATTTGGTGGCAATGATAGAGTTTATGATGCAGCAGAAATTTATGTAAACAATGCTTATCTTGCTGGGGAAGAAACAGAATCTATATTTGCTTTTAACCAAGCAAGAGACATGGCAATCCAAGCCATGCGTAATGAAGCAATTACTATTAGTGGGTATAGTGCAGAAACTCAGTACATTGATAACACTGTAATTGGGGATCAGTCAGGTCTTGCTGGTGTTTATACTGCTGGAGATTGTGCAGACCAAGCATCAGCAATTGCAACATTCTTCTTAATTATCACAAATGCTATTGGATCTGACACTCTTCCTGCTTCTAGAACAATTACTGGCATTGCAAGTATTGCTCAACTCTTTGATACTGAACTTCTTCCTGATGGTGATAGCAACACTAATCCAAATGCATGTGCAAATGTTTACTCTGCCATTCATTCTTGTGTTGGTATTGTTACCACAATTATTCAGGATGGACCATTGGCTGGTCCAAAAATTAATAATCCAATTGGAGAATTAACTTGGCAACCACCAGGAGCTAAAGTAGGTAATGAATGGTTTGTTGCTAAGTATGGAAATGATAGTAATGTTGGTGATACCCCAGGTGGAGCATTCTTAACAATTAAGAAGGCATGTTCAGTAGCTCAACCAGGAGACACAGTTAAAATCTTTGCTGGTCTATATGTTGAAGATGGTCCTATTCAAGTTCCAGAAAGAGTTGCTGTTGTTGGAGAAGATTTAAGAAGAACTCTAGTATCAACTAGAGCATTAACTGACTTATACCATGTAAGAAGAGGTTGTTATATTGCACAACAATCATTTGTAGGACCTGCTAACCCACATGCAATGGTCTCATTCCCAACAAGAGGATTAGGATATGCAGATGGAACAGAGCAAAACTGGCAGTCACCTTATGTTCAGAACTGCACAAACTTTGTTCCAAATAGTGTAGGAATGAGAATTGATGGTAACAGAGCTGGTGGATTTAAGTCCATGGTTCTTGATGCCTATACTCAATACAACCAAGGTGGTATTGGCGTTTCAATTACCAACTTTGGATATGCTCAGTTAGTTTCATTATTCACAATTTGCTGTGACATTGCTGTTTACAATGACACTGGTGGTGTTTGTGACATGAACAACAGTAATGCTTCCTTTGGTAACTATGGTCTGTGGGCAAATGGAACCACTCCACTCCAATATGTTGGTATTGTTACAGTAACCCCAACAGGTGATAATGTTGATACTCTAGTTCTTAATGTTGGAGCAGGTAGAACTCAAGCATATGATGATGCAATTGATCTTCTTAGAGCAAATGCTGATTTCTTAGCAAATGAAGTTGTTGGATTTGTTACCAGTACAGATGGACCTTATGGTGCTCTAGGAACAACATTTGATTATGGTGGGGTAAGAGGAGGAAGAGATAAGTGTAAGAGAGATACTAAAATTCTTGTTGAGACTTTTGCCCTTGATCTTATCCAACAAGGAAACATTAATGCTATTGATTCAGCATTAGCATATAGAGATGCTGCAGATTACAGTGTCACATACTTAGGAGACTCAACTCCTCTACCAACAGGATTTACCACTGGATATGTTGCAACTGGTGAGATTAAATCAATTCAATATCTGGCAGGAATCTCTACTTATGTTATCCAAAACCTAAATCTTCCAAAATCATATCAGAGTGGAATCAATAGCATTCCACAGTACAAAGATGTCAATAAAAATGGATATAGTCCTGCTGTCATTGGAATCATTACAGCAAGTGCTGGTATTGTAACTAGTGTTATTGGACTTGGCACTGGATCTCTTCCCGCAAGACAACTTCCAAGAGGTCAAAGACCTTATGATGGTCAGGTATCATTTATTGGAACTCAGTACTTTACTGTCAACTCATTAAGAATTGACAACCCAGGATTTGGATATGAAGTTGGTGCTCCTGTAGAAGTTCAAATTGGACTTCCTGAATTGGGTGATGATGCAATTCCAGCAGAAATCACTATTTTTGAAGATGATGTCAATCCAGATGGCACCATTGGAAGCATTTCTATTCTTGTTTCTGGAACTGGTTACTTAGCCCCACCAACTGTAACAATTGCTCCTCCTCCTGTTGTTGGTCCTGGTGTAGGAACAACTGCAACTGCTACTGCAGTTATGGAGAACTTATTCTTCAATGTAGTTGCAGCAACTCCAGTAGATCCTACTGGCATTACAACAGTAACCTTTGATCAATTTATTACTTATCCTGTATCTGCAGGAGCAACAGTCAACTTCTTCCAAGCAAGTAAGATTATTGCTTCTGGTATTACATTTGAATATATAGGAACAGGTACAGACATTGTGAATGCAATCCCCTCTAAGGCTGCAGTTCCAATTGATGAAAATCAAATTGTAACCACTGCAGGAGGAAGAGTTCCTTTCACCAGCACAGACCAAGGAGGTAACTTCAGAATTAGTGAAGGTATTACAATCAATCAAAACACTGGTACTATCAGTGGAACAGCATTCAGTAAGAGTCTTCAATCTGAAGTAACTCCGCTCATCATTGCCCTAGGAGGAGGTTAAAAATTAGATGGCACAACAACCACTAAATACATACAAAACAGTAACTGGCATTGTCAGCACTACTGAAAATACTGAAATCTACACTACCAGAACAGGTTACACAAGCATTGTTCTATATGCTCAGGTTGCTAATACTGGAAGTGGAATTGGTACAGTAACATTTTCACACAAGAGAACAAATAGAAGTCAGGCTGGGGTTAGCACAGATTATAATGAATTAATCAAAGGTGGTTTAGTTCCAGAAAATGATGCTCTTGTTCTTCTTGAAGGTAGACTTGTTTTAGAAAGAACTGCATTAAAATCTGATGCAATTGTGATGAGTGGAATCTCAACTTCTACACCAAATCATCTCAAGTATACTGTAAGCATCCTGGAGACTCTTAATCAATAATGGCAAAGTATCTTAGTCGCAGGGTTATAAAGCTCCCTCAAGAAAGATTAACAGCTGATAGATATCAATATCTTGGGTTAAATCAAGCTGAACCTAATTTGGGGGATCCTCCTGGTGATAGTCCTCCTATTGGACAACAATATATTCTTATTTCTGTAGATACTGCTCCAGGAAGAAGATATTGGCAACAGTTGCCTCCTGGTGTTATTGATAGAGGTATTACAGTTAGAGATGAAGGGACCATTGTAGGTCTTGCAGGTTCTATTACCACAATTAACTTTGTTGGTTCTGGTGTAACTGTTGTTCCAGTTCCTCCTGGTGGTGCTGGAATTGCAACAGTTATCATTACTGCTTCAATTCAAGCAAATGAACCTGCTGATTCTAATTTATATTACATTGGGTTTACAAGTCAAAGAGCTCCAGGTGTTGTAACTGCTTTTGATATTAAACCAAATTCTTTAGTTTTCATTCCCGGCACTAACAGATTAGGTATTGGAAGCACAAATCCAACTGTTGGTGTTGATATTGGTGTAACCACAGTAAGATTTTCTGGAGATCTTGCTAACTATGCAGGAGATGTAGGAACATTTCCAAAAGTCTTAACCTCATTAGGTCCAGGAGCAGGATTTACTTGGACTAATGTTGCTGGTGGTTTAGGACCTCAAGGACCTCAAGGTTTCCAAGGATTCCAAGGTGCACAGGGATTTAGAGGACCCCAAGGATCACAAGGACCACAAGGACCTATTGGACCACAAGGACCACAAGGTTTCCAAGGACCACAAGGATCTAGAGGACCACAAGGTTTCCAAGGAGTTCAAGGTGCTCAAGGATTTATTGGACCACAAGGAGAAAGAGGACCTCAAGGTGTACAGGGACCTCAAGGTTTCCAAGGACCACAGGGTGTTGGACCACAAGGTTTCCAAGGACCTCAAGGAAATATTGGACCTCAAGGAGAAATAGGTCCTCAAGGTGTTAGAGGACCACAAGGATTCCAAGGTTTCCAAGGTTTCCAAGGACCACAAGGTGCTCAAGGTTTCCAAGGACCACAAGGTTTCCAAGGACCACAAGGTTTCCAAGGACCACAAGGATCACAAGGTTTCCAAGGAGTTCAAGGTGCTCAAGGATTTATTGGACCACAAGGTTTCCAAGGACCACAAGGTTTCCAAGGACCTCAGGGCGTTCAAGGACCACAAGGATCACAGGGTTTAGCAGGTGAAGTTGGACAAAAAGGACCTCAAGGTGTTCAAGGTCCACAAGGTTTCCAAGGAAACTTAGGACCACAAGGATCACAAGGTTTCCAAGGTCCTCAAGGTGAAATTGGACCACAAGGTGCACTTGGACCACAAGGTGCTCAAGGTTTCCAAGGTCCACAAGGATTTAGAGGACCACAAGGACCACAAGGTTTCCAAGGACCACAAGGAAATCTTGGACCTCAAGGACCTCAAGGCATTAGAGGACCACAAGGATTCCAAGGTCCACAGGGATATGGTCCACAAGGAGAAATAGGTCCACAAGGACCTATTGGACCTCAAGGACCACAGGGGTTCCAAGGACCACAAGGAGCTCCAGGAACTGCAATTAACATTAAAGGTACATATCCAACAGTTGGTGCTTTACCAACTTGCGATGGAACTACTGTTGGAGATGCATATATCGTAACTGCAGATGGTCACTTATATGTTTGTAATGGAAGTTCTTATGTTGATGCTGGATACATTACTGGCCCACAAGGTTTCCAAGGACCACAAGGATTTAGAGGACCACAAGGTTTCCAAGGACCACAAGGAGTTCAAGGACCACAAGGTTTCCAAGGTCCCCAAGGATCACAAGGATTTACTGGTGATAGAGGACCACAAGGAGTACAAGGTCCTCAAGGATTTATTGGACCTCAGGGATCAATTGGACCACAAGGAACAACTGGCAATCAGGGCATCCAAGGTGCTATTGGACCTCAAGGATATGGACCTCAAGGTAATGCAGGACCACAAGGATCACAAGGTGCTCAAGGACCTCAGGGACCATATGGACCTCAAGGTAATACAGGTCCTCAAGGCGTACAAGGTCCACAAGGTTTCCAAGGTCCACAAGGACCAATTGGACCTCAAGGAGAAAGGGGACCACAAGGATCACAAGGTGCTCAAGGACCACAAGGACCTGTAGGACCTCAAGGTGCTCAAGGATCTCCTGGCACATCAGGAACACAAGGAACTGCTGGTCCTATTGGACCACAAGGACCAAGAGGACCACAAGGACCACAAGGTTTCCAAGGGTATCAAGGTGTTCAAGGTGCTCAAGGTGTACAAGGTGTAAATGGAACTCAAGGAACTACAGGTGCTATTGGACCTCAAGGACCTCAAGGTTTCCAAGGATTCCAAGGTGCTCCAGGACCATCTAATGTGGTTAATGCAACAAACACTACATCTTCTGGCACATACTATCCAGTATTTGTCAGTCAAGCAGGTGTAGATGCGACCCCAAGAGTTAGAACAAGTTCTACTGCATTTGCATTCAATCCTGGAACTGGAGAATTATCTTTTGGTGGACCATTAACTTGTGCTGGCAGTTTAACATTAACAACTGTTCCTTTCTTTAGAAATTCTACAACTGTGGCAAGTGATTATACTGTTAATACTACTTATAATGAGGCAAGTATAGGACCTATAACAATTAACAATGGAATTACAGTCACAGTGGTTAGTGGAGCAGAATGGAAGATAATCTAAATAAAATAAAGTGCATATAAAATGGCAGTAGCAGCAGTAAATTTTATCATAGATAAAGGAACTGATTTTTCTACAGCTATAAAAATAAAAACTGATGGTTCTGTTGTCAATTTAACTGGTTATGCTTTCTCATGCGTAATGAGAAAGCATTATAATTCTCCAGTTGGGTATGGATTTAGTACAACTATTTTATCTCCAGCTGCAGATGGTATTGTTAAACTTGAATTGCATAATTCAGTCACCACTGAATTGCCTATTGGTAGACATGTTTTTGATTTGATTTCTATAACTCCATCAACTAACATTAAAACCAAAGTATTAGAAGGAAATGTTTTAGTAAGAGGATCATCTTCTAATGATAGAGGTTAATCTAACATCAACCACAGAAGTAGAGGTTTTATCTAACGTGGCCAACAAATTAGTAGACTTAGTTGATGTAAACCCAACAGGTATTACAAGCACATCTTTTAATTACCTTTTAGCATATGATGCATCAACTCAGAAATTTCAATTTGTAGATCCAGATGATGTGTTAGTATCAGCAGCATCTACAGTACAATCAATGTCGTCTGCTGGAGATGGTTTGCCAGTTCAATTTATTAATGCATTAGACACAGACCCAAATAGAATTGCTAATATAGATTTGGACGGTGGGTCCTTTTAATAAATAATAAAAACAAGGAATAACTATGGCTTCTGCTATTTTACAAATAAAAAGAGGCCCTGCATCTAATATTGGTATAACCTCACTGAAAGCAGGGGAACCTGGGTTTACTACTGACAAGTATGACTTTTATGTGGGGACTGGTGCAACTATAACCCTTGGAATTAATACTATAACTTCTGCATTAATTACTGCTCCTGATAATAAATTTTTTGGATCTTCTAGATATTGGTCAAAAGAAACAAGTCTTAGTGGATCTGGAGTTAATTTAGTAGAAGCAACTTCTAGTGGAACAAATTATGTCACTCTTGCTTCTCCAAATAGTTTAGATTCTAATGTTCAGTATACATTTCCAGCAGCACCGGTTGATGGAGCATTTTTAAAATCTGATTCTGGTGGAATTTTAAGTTGGTCCAATGAATTTACAAACTTAGATGTTGATAATTTAACTGTAGGTTTTGTAACTGTTACAAATTCTGCATATATTTCTGATATTACAGATTCAACAACCAAAGACAATGGATCTTTAGTGGTTGAAGGAGGTATTGGTGTAGAGAAAAGCGTTAATATTGGAGGTAACTTAAAAGTTTCTGGCGTTTCTACTTTTGTAGGTGAAGTTAGATTTGAAGGGGGAACAATTAATATTGGAGATAGTCCTAATGATGATATTATTATTGGAGGAGAGTTCGCATCTAATGTAGGACCATCAACTACTAATGCATATGATCTTGGAGATACTGCTAAAAATTGGAGAGGAATTTATACACAAAACCTTAATGTTAGTGCTGGTGCTACAGTAGGTGGATTTTTAGATGTTAATAATGGGGCAGATATTGAAGGGTTTACAAGAGTAACCCAACTCAAAGCAACTGGTATTTCAACATTCCAAAATGGAGTAGTTGTAGATAATCCAGCTTTAGGTGGCATTTATGCTCTTGATGTTGGTGGAAGTACAAGACTTCAAACAAGTCTTTTAGTTTCTGGAGTATCTACATTTAGTAACAATATTAATGCTTCTCAGGATTTAACAGTTAATGGAAATCTGTATGTTCTTGGAACTACAGTTGAAGTAAATGCTGAGACAATGAAAGTTGAAGACAGCATGATTGAAGTTGGTCTTGTAAATAGTGGTGGTCTTCTTGGAACTCCAACATCAGATTTAAATATTGATGTTGGTCTTTTAATGCACTGGTATCAAGGAACTGCAAAGAAAGCTGCTGTTTTCTGGGATGACAGTGCTCAAAGAATTGTTCTAGCAAAAGATGTATCAGAGACTAGTAGTGTTTTAACTATTAACTCTTATGGTTCTTTAGAAATTGCAGATCTTTGGATAAATGATTGTGCAGGACAATCTCAACTAGTTTCTTGTGTTGGTTCAGAAAGATTCTTAAATAACATTACAGTAGATGGAGGCTCATTTTAGTGGTTGATATTGATTATAATGCATTATTGGCATCTTATCAAAAAAAAGTAGCAGAATTAATTAATCAAAACATTGTGTATGAAGCAAAGTTAAATGCGTTGAACAATGTGATTGTAGATTTAACTGAGAAAATAAAAAAATTAGAAGAGGAAGAAGAATCTGAGTCAGATTCCTTCGACTAAATAAAAGAAACCTGATATATATCAGGATCAAGGTATATACCACTTCAATATATGGCAGATCCTAAAATCAGGATAAGAAGATCTTCTGTTCCTGCAAAAAAACCTACTATTGATCAACTCCAAGCTGGAGAACTTGCAGTAAACTTTTATGATGGAAAATTATTCATCAAACAAGATCAAGGTGGAGTAGGAGTAGGAACAAGAGTTATTGAAGTTGGTGCTGGATCATCAGTAGGAAAAACTATATTTGTCAATAAGAACGGCAATAATTTCAATACTGGATTGTCTTTGAATGATGCTAAAGCAACTATTGGAGCTGCTGCATCTATAGCACTGTCTGGAGATACTATTAAAGTATATCCTGGATATTATGTAGAGAATAATCCAGTAATCTTGCCTACTAATGTAGTAGTTCAGGGAACTGAACTTAGAAATTGTCAAGTAACTCCCCAAAATACTGATAAAGATTTATTTCATGTCAATAATGCTGTCCATGTAACAAATTTAAGTTTTGTTGGACCTGGAATGACTAATGGATCTGCTGTTATAGCATTTCAACCTCTATCAGGAGTTGCATCAGATAGATTTTTTGATGCTGCAAGAATGATCAGGATGAATCTTGATTATATTGCAAGTGAAACAGTAGGATTTTTGACTAGTGGCGTATATTTTTCATCCCCCTCAGCTATGACTCCATTCTCTATGGGGTTTTCTACTTCAAGGCAATGTGCTGAGGACATTAAATCAATTTTTAAAGCAGTATGTCATGACATAACTAGAGGAGGAAACTCCAAGTGTGTTGGAGCAGGAAAATCTTATTACACACAAGCAGGTGCACTACAACACATTGTTGGAGTAAAAACAGAAACTATAGATGCTATTTACTATGCTGCTGGGATAGCAAAATCTTGTATTAATAATGTTCCTTGGACAGGGAATTATCAGAATGAATACACTCAAGTCAGAGATTTAAGTATTCAACCAGATCCATCAACTGGGTTTGGGGTATCTTTAGATAATTGTGCTAATGTAGTTTCTGCAATTTACTCTTGTGTTGGTGTTGTAACTTCTATTATTAAAAATGGATTAAGTATCCTTGGTGCTGGCATTAATACTACCTACCCAGGAAATAGTGGAGCAGGTACAACTGCTCCCAATGATGCATCTTTTTCTCCAGGTGTTGGTCCTATAACTCAAGGACCTTACATTAGAAACTGTACTAATTTCATTGCAAATAGTATTGGAATGAAAGTAGATGGGTTTCATGCTGAACCTGGAGATCAAGATGATATTGGCGTAACTGGCACAATGTCAGTTGATTCATTTACTCAATACAATCAGGGGGGCATTGGAGTTTCTATTACAAATGGAGCATATGCACAGTTAGTTTCTATCTTTACTATTTGTGATGATATTGCAATTTACACTGGAAATGGTGGGCAATGTGACATTACAAACTCAAACTCTTCATTTGGAAATAAAGGATTAGTATCTATTGGAGTTGGAGGAACTGATTCTGGATCAGTTTATAGAATGACAGGAGAAATTACTACAACTTCAGCAGAGGAAACTGATACTGTGGTTGTTTCTGGTGTGGGAACATATAGACCTTATGATGGACAAGCATTATATTTTGGAAAATTATATTACAACTTAGATTCCATTATTATTGATAACCCAGGAGATATTGGGGATTATAATCCAAACTCCCCCCCAGTTATTACAATAGATGCTCCTACTGGACCATCAGGTATTAGAGCAGAAGCAGCAGCAGATGTTTCCCCAGATGGAAAGATCACTGGAATCAGTGTTATTGCAACAGGATCACAGTATGAATTTGAATCACCTCCAAATGTTTCTATTGCAGGAACTGGAAGTGCCTCAGCTACAGCAGTTCTTCAACCAATTTACTACTATGTGGAAAGTGCCACTTTGCCATCAGCAGGAGTAAGCACAGTAACATTAAAAACTGTATTAGATTTTGAAGTTGGTGCTGGGACCACAGTTTATTTTAATAGACAAAGTTTACAAATTGCAACTACAATTTCATTTGAATATGTAGGGGCAGGAACAAATATCTTTACAGCAAAACCTGCTTTAGGTGGTGTAACTATTCAAGAAAATGAAGTGGTGTTTAGAGATGGTGGACTTGTAGTTTATACAAGCACAGATCAAGCAGGAAACTTTAGAATTGGTGATGGGGTTGCTGTGAACCAATTTACAGGAACTATCACAGGTAGAGACTTTGATCAGAGTCTTCTAAATACAGTAACACCCTTAATTATTGCCCTAGATCAGTTAGGATAATATGGCACAGATAGCACTTAATAAGTTTTTAACCATCAGGCATAATATTACAACTTCTAATGTTGGAATTTATACTGCCCCCACTGGTGTTGCTTCTATTGTCCTACTTGCTCAGGTAAGCAATGTTGGCACAGGATCATCAGTTCCAACAGTTACAGCTGCACACTCCAGAAGTAGTGTTGATGCTAGGTTAGTTAAACAAACTCCAGTTCCTCCTAATGATTCTGTAAATCTTTTAAGTGGGAGATTAATTTTAGAAACTGGTGATGTATTTAAAATTCAAGGCAGTGTTGATGGTACAATGGAAATAGTCCTCAGTGTATTAGAAAGTGCCAAGAGGTAATTAAATGCCAGAAGAGTTTCTATCAGGAAGAAAACGTAATATTAAAGTTGGACTGTCTGGGTTTAATGATACCAGCACAGTTTTAGAAGTTAGTGGTAAAGTTGGCATTGGCACCACAATTGCCCAATCTGATATTCATGTTTTTGGAGATCAACTTGTAAGTGGTGTTACTACTGCAAGAGTTTTAGTTGGCAATTTAACTTCACAACTTGGAATAGTTACTGCACTTCATGCAAGTAATGGATATATTCAAAGTGGTGTAGTAACTACCATTAGTGGAACCACTTTATCTTACAATTCAGGCAATTTTTCAGGAGTTAATGCTCAAGTTGGAGTTGTTACATATTTAAGTGGAATAGATTTAACTTATACAAGTGGATATGTAGGAGTTTTAGCTGGAAATGGGCTCAGTTTCCTTGGAATCAGCACTATACAAACTCTCCAAGGAGGCATCTTAAGTTATTCTGACATATACAGCTCAACAGTAAGAACTGGTGTTGGTATAGTAACAAATATAAGTGGATCTACATTAAACTATACTGGAGTAAGTACATTATCAAATGCCAAGATAGCATCACTAAATGTATCTGGCGTTTCTACAATCTCTAATGCTTTTATTTCTGGAATTCTTTATGATAGAAATGCAGAACCTGGAAACCAGAATGAAGTTTTAATCTCAACTGGAACTGGAATTGATTGGGTTCCTATTGCTACAGTTAATAACTTTAATGGCATTACAGTTAAAGATGAAGGGACTATAGTAGCAATTGCAGGTAGTGTAACCACATTAAACTTTATTGGTGTTGGTGTAACTGCATATGATGATGGAAGTGGAGTTGGGGTTGCTGTTTCTATTGCAACAAATCCCGCAGGAACTGATGGACAACTTCAATATAATAATGGAGGGTATTTTGGAGGTGCTCAAGTTTATTATGATGATAATGCAAATAAATTAGGCATTAATACATCAGTTATATCAAAAACTCTAGAGGTAAAAGGAAATGTTGGAGTTTCTAGTGATATTACTGCAGACAGAGTTTATGTAAATCAAACAATTCCTCTCCAAATTACAGAATTAACATCAAAATCTTATGTAGATGCTTTTGCACAAGGTATCCAAGTGCAAAAAGCAGTATCAATTGCATCTACTCAAAATATAGGCGGTGCTTATGATAATGGTTTAAGTGGGGAAGGAGCAAAGATATATGGTGTAGGTGTTGGAACAACATCAATTGATCAAACCGCATTGTCTCTTGGAGAGAGAATTTTAATTAAAAATCAAACTAATGCAGCACATAATGGATTCTATGAAGTTACTAGGGTTGGAAGTGGTGCTACTGGATTTGAATTAACAAGAGCCCCAGATTATGATGCTACTGGTGAAATTGAAACTGGAGACTTTGCTTTTGTTATTGGTGGTGTTAGAGAAGCAGCAAAAGGATTTGCTCTAATTACAAAAGATGCTTATGCAATTGGAGTTGGCACTAGTGCATTAGAGTTTACACAAATTTCATCTCCAACTCAAAAAAATGCAGGATTGGGTCTATATGATAGTGGCACTGATTTTAATGTTGGGACAGCTAGTAGCACAAGAATTGTAATTAATTCTGATGATATAGATTTAGCACAGGTAATTGGATCATATACAACTCCTGGAGCATTAACCGATACATTTACCTCTGTAGTTCAAATTGATCAATATGGAAGAGTTGTGGGATTGAGTTCTCAATCTCATGTACAAGCAACTTCAGTAACAAAAGGTATTGCTGCATTTGATTCTGCTAATTTAGAAGTTAATGTTGGAGTTGTTACTGTAAAGCAAGCACAAAGAATTTTTGATCTATCAGTATCTGGAATATCCACCATTAATAGATTAAATGTTGGAACTGGTGGAACTGTCTTGACTGCTTACACTCAAAGTGGAATTACTTCAGTTGGAATCAATACAGCATTCCCAGCATATACCTTGGATGTTGGAGGTGTAATAAATAGCTCAACAGATGTTAGAGTGAATGGAACAAGCATCCTCTTTACTGCAAATAATGATGCAGTTGCTCTTGCAATAGCTCTAGGATAATAAAAGATGGCAAATACATTTAAAAGTAAAACAAAATCTAATGTTGGAACTTCTCCATCTACAGTTTACACTGTTCCAGCAGCAACTAGTACAATTTTAATTGGATTCAATATTGCAAATACTACTGCAAATACAGTAACTGCTGATGTATTTTTAAACAAATCAGATGCTGGTGCTAATGATGTTTACATTGTAAAGGGGATTGAACTTCCAACAGGAACATCATTTGAATTTAATACTGGAAATAAAATTGTATTAGAAACTGGAGATTTAATTCAAGTTACTTCTAGTGCATCTACTTCTGTGGATGTGATATTAAGTATTTTGGAACAAACATAATAGAGGTTCTGTAAATGGGATATAACGGAAGAGAAGTAATAAGAATTACTGGACCTGTTTATGATTCTACTAATCAAGTAGGAGCAGCAACTTCACTTCTTATTGGTGGGGCAAATGGCAGAGTTGCCTGGCAGAGTATTACAACTGCTGCATTGCAAGGTGTTCAGGGGGCTCAAGGAGTTCAAGGAGCCACAGGATTTACTGGATTTCAAGGTGTTCAAGGTGCTCAAGGAGTTCAAGGTGCACAAGGATTCCAAGGGGCTTTAGGTGCTCAAGGTGCTCAGGGATTCCAAGGAAGACAAGGAGCACAAGGATTCCAAGGAGTTCAAGGATCTACTGGATCACAAGGATTTCAGGGAGCTTTAGGAGCACAAGGTGCAACTGGATCTCAAGGATCACAGGGATTCCAAGGGGTTCAAGGTAGTGCTGGTGCCCAAGGATCTGCAGGACCACAAGGATCTACAGGATCTCAAGGGTTCCAAGGATTCCAAGGAGCTCAGGGAGTTCAAGGAACTACAGGATCACAAGGTGTACAAGGTGCACAAGGTGTTCAGGGTGCTACTGGAGGAACTGGAGGAACTGGATCAGCAGGTGCTCAAGGTGCACAAGGATTTCAAGGATCACCAGGACCACAAGGTGCTCAAGGTAATACAGGATCACAAGGAGTACAAGGTGCTCAAGGAGTACAAGGATCTACAGGTGTTGGGGCAACAGGTGCACAAGGAGTTCAAGGTGCTTCAGGTGTTCAAGGAGCACAAGGTTTCCAAGGTGCACAAGGGGTTCAAGGTGCCACTGGTGCAACAGGTGGTGCAGGGGCACAGGGAGATGCTGGAGCGCCAGGAGCTCAAGGTGCACAAGGTAGACAAGGATCTGTAGGTGCACAAGGTGCACAAGGATTCCAAGGTTCAATAGGTGCTCAAGGTTCTACAGGATCTCCTGGCGCACAAGGAGCATCTGGTGCACAAGGAGCAACAGGTGCACAAGGTGTACAAGGTGCCCCAGGACCTACTGGTGGTTCTAATACTCAGATTTTATACAATAATGGAGGATCTGCTGCTGGTGCTAGTGGTTTAACTTGGAATGGCACTCAATTATCCTATTCTATTCTGAATAATAGATTTGCAGGTGGTAATAGTGGATATTCTAATAGTTCCTATGCCTATGATATTTTCCAAGAAACTGGAGCATGGTCATCTCCATTTCCAGATGTATCCATTAACAATCATACTGGACTTAGTTTTGGTGCTAACCCAACTTATCAAGGATATAGATTTTGGACTGATTATGATCATTCATCTCTAGTATTCCAAATTAATGGTGGGAGTAATTACCTCTACAAGTATACTTGGATGTATACTAATAGCAGTGGGTTCTATTCAGACACTAATGGTTGGCATATTCATCCAAATGATTTAAGTTCTTATGGAGGAACTGCACTTAGAGGAGCTAGAAATGGATGGAGAGGTATTCATTTTTATGAGGGTGGAAACACACCTCATGTGATGTTTGATGGATCTGCAAATGGTGGATTCTATTATGAATCTACTGGTAGATGGGCTTTATACTATTCTCATGGAAACGCCTCTTGGGGTGTTAATACATCCTCAACATCATCTTCTTATGCAATTTATTGTTCAGGAAACATTTATTCTACTGGGGTAATTACTGCAGCATCTGATGAAAGAAGAAAAAATAATATAGTAACCATAGAAAAAGCATTAGACAAAGTTCTTTCCTTAAGAGGAGTAACATTTACTTGGAATGATCTCGAAGAAGATCATGAAGATTATAACAAAACACAAATGGGTGTTATTGCACAAGAAGTTGAACAAGTTGTACCTGAAGTTGTCAGATATGCAGAAGATGTTGATGAATATTCAGTTTCTTATGGAAACCTGACAGCACTGCTGATTGAGGCTATGAAAGAACAGAATGAAGTAATAAATACTATGAGAAAAGAAATTGAAGAACTCAAGCAGAGGTTAGAAGAATAATGGCACTGGTAAGAGATTTTGAGTTACCTGGAACTGGATATGTAGTTGATGATGCATATCATGTAATTGTTGATGTGAAAACAGAAAAAAGATTGCAAGATTATCCAGATCCTGTAGATAGACCATCAGAAGATAGAGGTCCTGAAGTTTATTGGAAAGCAGGATACATTGGCAGAATTGGTATTCAAGTTTTTGCCTCTAAAGATGCTAGAGACAATGGCATGAAACCTATTGGTGGTATTGGATTGTCTCCAACTGATGTTAAAATTGATGGTCATGTGGCTACCCCAGGAGTAGCTCATGAAATTATGTTCTTTATTGATCCTGACAGTGCAGATTCTATTCTTACCCAAGCATACAATCATTTAAAAACAACTGAGTACTACAAAGATGCGCAGGAGGTTTAAATGGCAGTAACTATAGGCGTTGGTGGAGGAGCAAACATTATACAAAATGATCAACAAGTTACAAGTAATACCACTTTATCCTCAGGGTCTAATTATGCAGCAATTGGTCCACTTACCATAAATAATGGAGTGACTCTTACTGTCAACTCTGGGGTTACTTTTAGAGTAATTTAGTCCTAAATATTTTTAAAAACTCATGAGTACTTTAGTTACAAATAAAATAGTTAATCCTGTAGATGGTAATACTTTATTAAAAAGCTCTGGATCTATAATCCAAGTAGCAAGATTGAGAAATGATGTGGTGGCATCATTAACAAGTGCTGCTTCTAGTTTTTCCGAGATTACTCAAACTAGGATAACTATTACTCCTAAATCTTCATCTAGTAGATTGATAATTCAATGGGAGTTTGTAGGGGAACCTAATGATCACAATACTGTCATGAGAATTTATAGAGATGGGGCAGTGATTTCAACTGCTGGAGAACAAGGATATAATAATTCAGTTGCATTAAATAATTGGGTTGGTTGGTGGAGTGGATTCTATGATCAAGACTCAGACTCAACTGCCAATAAACATGGGATAATTTATTCAGCTATATCTGGTAGCACTGCTTCAAGAAATTATTCATTGGCTTTTGGTGGAGCAGATGGTGGAGCAAGAACTTTAAGATTAAATGCTTGCCTTAATAGCCCTGGTCAAACCAACAGAGAAGTTTCAATCACAACTGGAGTAATTTACGAGATAGCGCCATGAGTACAGTACAAACCCAATATGTTACTAATCTTTCAGATCAAGTAATTATTCCAAGTCAAGGAAATATAATCCAGGTTAATTATACTAGAGTGGATACTATTACCACTTATGTCTATGATTATAGAGCTTACTATGAAAATACAAACATTCATCCATTATCTTTAACATTAAATAATGTAGAAAATCCAAATCACTGGGTTTTATGTAATTGGTATCTTTCTGGAGAATCTAATGCAGCATCCAACTGTATGTTTATAGTTCTTAGAAATGGTTCTCCCATTTCATTTACTGGCAACAGTGGCACAGGAAATGCTAGTGGTACAACTTATTGGATGGCAGATCAAGGAACATGGTATGATGGTGATGATAGCACCACTCCAAGTAGCAAAAAGTTTTCTTATATTGGAAGAATCGGTACAACTGGAGATGTAAGTTATCAAATAAGTTTTAGAGACTCTGGGGCAGGATCAGCCACTTTCTATCAAAACAGAGCAGTAAGTGGTGCTGGACAAGCTAACTATGAAAATGGAGTAAGTTGTGGGGTAATTTATGAAATTTCATCTTATAATGGATGGACATGATTTTAATTATAAATTATTACATAAGGGAAATTAACTAAAATGAGTTATCTAAGAACAAATACAGTTAATAATACTTCTGGACTTAGTTTAGCTGGAGTTTCTGGAACTATAGTTGATTCTTATTTTACTACATCAACTCAATCTTATGCAACATTAAGTCAGAACTCAGGTAATGGGACTAGGATTGAAGATTTAACTTTAAGAATAAAGCCAAAAAGAACCAGCAATATTATAATTTGTGAGTGGGGCATATCTGGAGAAATTCATCATGATGGAATGTTTTTAATTCACAAAAGAACTAACCTGGGTTCTTGGGGATTGGCAACAACTTCTGGAGAAGAAGGATATAATAATACTTATGGCAATCAACTTTATTCTGGAATATCCAATGGATATTATGATGGAAACTATAGTAGTACTCCCCAAAACCATGTGATTAGATATTCTTTTGTTGCAAATACAACAGAAGAAGTTGACATTGCTGTTGCTTTAAGACACTCATCTCAAACTTATACAAATTACATAAATCGCACTACTGATAGTTGGGGACAACAATATTATGAAGTTCTCAAATCTTATGCTTGGCTATTTGAAGTATACGCTTAAATCATAATAAATAAAGATAAATTAAATTTTTCAGTAATTATGACCATTACAAAAGCTAGGAAAGAGTTTAAAGCATTTCCTGAACTTCCTGAGGCAATTGTATTATTAGCGCCAGGATGTGCATTTACAATTGCAGTGAAACCTGACACTCAAGATTATGATTGGGGAACCTTAACGTGGATGGAAGAAAATCCTCTTCCCCCTCCAACTGAAATAGCAGCAAGAAATAAATTACAAGAATTAGTAGATGCTTGGGAAGCAGAAAAATATAAGTATGATAGATTCATGGCATACCCAACCATTGAATCTCAATTAGCACTTCTTTATGATGATATTAAGAGTGGTACACCTTTAGATCAAGGAAATTGGTTCCAATCAATTACACAAGTAAAGCAAGATATTCCTAAAACATAATTTTTAACATTATTTTTATATTATGACATATAAAATTGTAGATAACTGGTATGAAAATCCAGATGAAATTAGAAATTTAGCCTTATCTAATTTTAAAGCAGAAGAATACCCTGGACTTTCTGATAAAAATGGTGATTTTCCAGGATTTTATCCTGGATTTAGATGTAGAACAACTATAGAAAATAGTGTTTACAATTTAAAAAAATTTCAATCTATTTTTAATAACAGAATTAAAGAATCTGAGTGGATTCATACTTGTGCAGTTGAATGTGATGATCCTTCATTATGGGAATTTGATTTTTTAACATCTAAACCTAAATTAAAAGAACATAATCTACAAGTCAACTTACATGCTCCATTCTCAAGTAATGGATGTTTTCAATATATACCAAAAGATTCAAAAACTTGGATACACTCTGATCAAGGGAATAAATGGGCTGCAGTAATTTACTTGCATCCAGATCCACCAAAAGGAACTGGTACTGGATTTTATAAAAGAAAGAAAACAGAACAAATTTTTCATGGATTGTATGAGGAAGATGTTTCTGCAAAAGAATCTCTAGATGAAAATAATTGGGAATTACATGATTATGTTGAAAATGTTTATAATAGATGCATAATCTATGAAGGTAAACATTATCATACTGCATCTAAGTTTTTTGGAGAATCTGTAGAAAATTCTAGATTAACTCAAGTATTTTTCTTTGATGTTATTAAAGATAATGTTTTATTTGAATATAAAATGTCTTGAACCCTGACAGAGTTATCCTACTCATGGTTTAACAACTTGTCAACTTGACACCCTCAAGACCACATGCTATTATGTAAAAGTCTTGAGGGTTCTTTGTATCTCTGAGACCCAAGACCCGTCTTTGGTGGTGGACGGTTATTTTAGTGTCCTAGGAGGGGGTGGTGCCCCTCCTTTTTTATGGTATGCTGTAAGGACAGTCAAGAAAACACATGTCAGTCAACCTAGAAGTTAAAGGATCTCTTGCCAAATGTCTGGCAACAGAGAACCTTATTGTTGAGCATAAGAAAGTCTCTACTGCCTGCTTTGATGTGGATCGTAGGGTGCTTACTCTGCCTATGTGGGATAAGGCATCTGAGACTGTTTATGACCTCCTTGTAGGTCATGAGGTGGGTCATGCACTCTTTACTGATAACATTGACTGGAGAGAGGAATATCCTGATGTTCCTAAGGATTTTGTCAATGTGATTGAGGATGTTCGTGTAGAACGTCTGATGAAGAAAAAATATCCTGGTCTTTCCAAAACCTTCTATAATGGTTATAATGAACTGAACAATGATGATTTCTTTTCAGTAAAGGATGAGAATCTTGATGATCTCTCCTTTATTGATCGCATCAACATGTACTACAAAATTGGTGCATTTCATAACATTGCTTTCTCTGACCAAGAGAATGAGTTTGTGACTCGCATTAGTCAACTGGAAACCTTCCAAGATGTGCTGCAAATCTCTCAGGAGATTGTAGAGTTCCTTAACTATAAGCGTAAGAAACTCTCTGAGATGCCTGAGATTGTTCAAAATCAAGGGGAAAGTGGGAAAGAAGTAGATCTTCCTGACAATTCTGAACAAAATACTTCAGAAGATTCCACTGATTTGGAACAAGAATCTGAGGATTCTTCTACCAGTGATCAAGATTCTCAAGGTGACAATCCTATCACTATGGATCAGGAAGAACTCTCTGGTGGTGGAGGTCGTGAACCCAGCAAAGAACATGGTGAGTTTGAATCTAAGACTTCTCAATCTTTTGATGAGAAAGCACAGGATTTGACTAACAAGTATGGTCAAGAAACTAACTATGTGGAACTGCCTGAGATGGTTCTTGAGAATGTAGTCATTCCTAATGATTACATCCATGCCAAGGCAAAGGAACATTATCAGGATGGATCTCTTTGGGTGAAAGAATGGCATCAAGAAGTTGTGTCTGACTATATCAAGTATAAGAAATCTGCAGAGAAAGAAGTCTCTTACCTTGTCAAAGAGTTTGAGTGCAAGAAATCTGCAGATCAGTATGCTCGTGCTACAACTGCTAGGACTGGTATTCTTGATACCAGCAAACTGCATACTTACAAGTATAATGAAGATCTGTTCAGGAAAGTTTCTGTCATCCCTGATGGTAAGAATCATGGACTGATCTTTATTCTTGACTGGTCAGGATCTATGTGCAACTGGATTCTGGATACTTGTAAGCAAATGTACAACCTGATCTGGTTCTGCAAGAAAGTGAACATTCCCTTTGAGGTGTATGCTTTCACCGTGGAATGCAAATCTTATGTTGACATTCAACCAAATCATCCTGCTATCTACAATAAAGTAGATGGTGTTATTGCTCCTGAGAATTCTTTTAGACTTCTCAATTTCTTTAGCAGCAAGACTAGCACTAAAGAACTGGATGAACAGATGAAGAATATCTGGGCAGTTTGTCATGCCTTCCAGAAGGGAAATGGTAGTGTTCCTTATCATCTAGAGTTGTCTGGTTCTCCTCTGGGTGAAACCATGATTGCACTGCATTCTTTGATTCCTGACTTCCAGAGCAAGAACAAACTTCAGAAAGTGAATGTTGTATTCCTGACTGATGGTGAGGGTTATGTAAATGCAATCACAACCAAGAAAAAGAATGGTGCTGGTCAAGAATATGTGGGTCTGACTAAACCTTTCAGCACCACTATTCGTAGCAGAAAGAATGGTAGAATCTATTCTTCTTTCAACTATGGCAACTTCCCTCAGTATTCCAAGGCACTTCTCTCTACTTTGAAGGATAAGTTTCCTACTGTGAACTTTGTCAACTTCAGAGTTGTTCCTAGCAGGGACTTTAAGACCTGCTATGATTGGTATGGCAGAGAGTATGGTGACTATGAGAAGGTGAAGTCTGTGTACAAAAAGAACCAGTTCATTACATTTACTGGAACTGGTTATGATCAGTTCAATGTCATCCCTACATCTTCACTCTCTCAAGAGGAAGAGTTTGTTGTGCCTGAAGATGCTTCTAAAGCACAAATCAAAACTGCATTCTCTAAGATGTTGGAGAAAAAGAAGACAAACAAGAAACTATTGTCTTCTTTTGTTGACATGATTGCATGATGTGCCAGTTGGGGCAGTGTCCACTCTGCCCCTGACTTTGCCCAAATCCATGCTATCATTACAAAGTAATCAACCCAAGACCATGCAAGAACAACTTATCACACTATTGAAAGACCAATTTGGCACTGAAGTTGATGCTACTGCTGTTAAGTCTGTGGCAACTCAACTGAATACTTCTTATGCTACTGCATCTAAGTATCTGCAATCATACAAAACTGGTCGTGGTAAATGGAATCTTGAGGTAACAGTGAAAGAACTAGAGCAAACTTACAATTCACCTGCTGCAGAGGGTACTGATACTGTACAAACTCTTTCCTCTGTTGTGCAAAATCTCATCCCTAAGAAAGATGCTACCTTCGTCAGCTTTGGTAACTTTAGTGATATTAAGAAGATTGTATCTTCTGGTTTGTTCTATCCTTCTTTCATCACTGGTCTTTCTGGTAATGGTAAGACCTTTGGAATTGAGCAAGCATGTGCTCAACTTGGTCGTGAGTTGATTCGTGTCAACATCACTATTGAGACTGATGAAGATGATCTTATTGGTGGTTTTCGTCTAGTTAATGGTGAAACTGTATGGCACAATGGTCCTGTAGTTGAGGCAATGGAAAGGGGTGCAATCCTCCTTCTGGATGAGATTGACCTTGCTTCCAATAAAATCATGTGTCTTCAGTCAATTCTGGAAGGCAATGGTGTCTTCCTGAAGAAAATTGGTAAGCATGTTGTACCTAAAGCAGGATTCAATGTGTTTGCTACTGCAAACACCAAAGGTAAGGGATCTGATGATGGTCGCTTTATTGGCACCAATGTTCTCAATGAGGCATTCCTTGAGCGTTTCCCTGTAACCTTTGAGCAAGAGTATCCTACTATTACTGTTGAGACAAAGATCTTGACAAAAGTGGCAGAATCTCTTAAGATCCCTATGATTGGAGAGCACACTGATTTTATCAAACACCTGTGCACTTGGGCTGAGATTATTCGCAAGACCTTTGCTGATGGTGGTATTGATGAAGTGGTCTCCACTCGTCGTCTTGTTCATATCATGAAAGCATACTCTATCTTTGGCAAAAAAGATAAAGCACTCAAGGTATGCTTGAATCGCTTTGATGATGAAACCAAGTCCACTTTTGTGGAGTTGTATGACAAGATTGATGCTGAATTTCAGCAACAGGAAGGGGAGTGATCCCTTTCCTGCATATATACAACAACCCTCGCAAGTATTACTCCTATGCCTTCCCTTTTTCTAGAAAAAGATGGTGATACCATCTATGAGGAACTAGAAGAAAATAAGACAGAAGACGTACAGGAAGATGAATACAGAGAGGATAGAATGGATCAGATGATCTCTAGATATGGATATTGAGGAGGTAGTATGATTCAAAACATAGAGGATCTTATTGCCAAAGAACATACTGAAGAGTTGCGTCAGTTTGCAGAATATCTTGGTGTTGATTACGAAGATTACTTAGAGTTTCTGCATCCTGATGTTGACTTTGATGATTATTCAAGGTAATATGTAGGGGTGGAAGGTTGCCCCACAGAGAGTGAACCCAAAGGGCAAGGGAGGCAGACAATGCTACACAGTAGTTGGTTCGAATCCAACCACTCTCTACATGTTTCAGTAGCTCAGTTGGATAGAGCATCTGCCTTCTAAGCAGTTGGTCGGGGGTTCAAGTCCCTCCTGAAACGTTGTTGCACTTGACTATGGAAGAAGATCAGTTAGGATGGGTGAGCAAAACCAGAGAATGGGCAATTATCCCATTTGGTAAAAAATTCATGTCCATATATAATGGACAGCAGATCTCTGTTCATAATACTATGGAGACTGCTAAAAAGTTTGTTCAAAAAGAAATGAAAAGAAAATGATCCAAAGCATTGAATCAATTCATCAATCTGAAGATAAAACTGTCTATGTTTCTGCTATTGTTGAAGATGCTGTAGAAACATATGGACAAACTTTGTATGATCCCCCTGAGTATGGTCCAGCATTGTGTGAAGCATGTTTTACATTGGAGGAAGATGATGTTCTTCCAGACAATGAAAATGAGTTAATTCAGTATCTGGAAGAACTTGACTTAACATGGGATTTAGTAGATAATAGTGATTACTACCTTGATTTCGTATGACAAAAAGAGCTCTTATTACTGGTGGTGCAGGTTTTATTGCGCACCACCTTATTGGTTATCTTCTCAAGGAAACTGACTGGGACCTTGTAACCTTAGATAGGTTGGATTATAGTGGCAACCTGAACAGACTGAATGATATTCTGTCTGACTTCACTGCTGAAGAACGTAAACGTGTTAAGGTTGTATTTCATGACCTTAAGGCAGAACTTAATCCTTTGATTAGATCTGAGATTGGACCAGTAGAGTATATTCTACACCTTGCTGCTGGATCACATGTGGATCGCAGCATTGAATATCCAATGGAATTTGTCATGGATAATGTTGTGGCAACCTGCAACATTCTTGAGTTTGCAAGAACTCAAAAAGACAACCTAGAAAGATTCATTTACTTTAGCACTGATGAAGTATTTGGTCCTGCACCTAATGGAATCAAATATAAAGAGAATGATAGATACAATTCTACCAATCCATATAGTGCAACTAAAGCAGGTGGTGAAGAACTTGCTGTAGCATATCAAAATACCTACAGTCTGCCCATATACATCACTCATACTATGAATGTATTTGGAGAGCGTCAGCATCCAGAGAAGTACATTCCTATGTGCATCAAGAAGATTAGGGATAAAGAAACTGTGACTATTCACAGTGATTCTACCTGCACAATTCCTGGTTCCAGGCACTACATCCATGCTGAAGATGTAGCAAGTGCAATCCTGTTCCTTCTAAATTATCAGGGTGATTTCCTGCCTGATGAGACTGGTGCAAAGTGTCCTAAGTTTAACATTGTAGGATCCGAAGAGCTTAACAATCTTGAACTGGCACAAATTATTGCAGATGCTCAAAATCAAGTATTGATTTATGAGTTAATTGATTTCCATTCTTCTAGACCTGGGCATGATCTTAGGTATGCACTTGATGGTGATAAAATGAGAGTTATGGGATGGGAACCTAAGAAATCTGTAAGGGAAAGAATTGCAGATGTTACAAAATGGACACTGGAGAATGAACGCTGGATTAAAATCTGATAGATAGTGTATCATTTGGAGGGTGTATGGTTCCTCTAATGTTTTCTACAATTATCAGTTGCTCACAAGCAGTTGGGTTAATCAATAGAGTTGCATCTATGGTTGACCTAACGCCAAAGCAAAAGTCAGAAATAATTGCAGAACTTCGTTCATTGGTTCCAACTTGTCCAGTAACTATCAAGAAAGATGAACCCAGGAAAAAGTAAAGCAATAGATCTTATGATAGAAGATCTTCATACTGCTCATCATGAAATTAGGTGTAGAGCAAAGAAAGAAGGATGTGAGGAAGAATTAGATATAGTTAAGAGGCAATTGTTGGATTACTTAAATTTTCTAAGGAAAACGCCATGATCTATTATTATACATTGTTTACAGTATTTGTTGTCATTGTGACAATGATGATAATAGATTCAAATGTGTCAGCATATATTGTTCTTTTATCTAAAAGTGCAAAGTTAAACATAGAGAGGATGTTCTGGATGATTAGATTTCATCCAGTCATCCTCTCTTCTCCTATAGGTAGATGGTGGATGATGAGAAAGTATATGAGGACAGTTAAGGAACTGTCACAGGAACTGTCCCAAAAGGATTCTGATGGTGTATAATACAGTATATTGATCAACCCTCTTCATGACTTACAAAGCAACTCTCAAGGTTCAGTTTGACACTGAGTGGACTTCTACCCATTATAGCAGTGGTTTTGATGACACAGTGCTTCCTGAGGAGCATTATACTTTTCAGATTCCTGCTGAAGACATTAATGTTTATCAACTGTTCAGATTCTTTGCAACTGTTGCTCGTGCAATGGGACATGATGACATTAACATCATGAAAGGTGCTTGTGGTGTAGCATTTGGTGAAGAGAGAAGACAAGAAGATATGCGTAAAGTTGCTGAAGAGTTTGAACTTACATTGGCAGAGGATTTGAAAGATAAGTTTAAGGATTGGCAAAAAGCAGAAGAAGATTGGCAGCGTATCAAAAAAGGTGTCATGGGAACTGTACTGACTGATGAGGAAGATGATGAACAATGACGTGCCATGGGTTCTTGGATTGTCTGATGAAGAAGTCCAAGAACTTCGCAGCAAGAAACAAGAACTCACGAAATACGGTAAAGAAAGGATCAGACAACTCATGACACATGAAGAAATGCTTGAAGAAGCAGCAAAACGAGAAGCAATTGTAGCACAAGTTTCTGAAGAAGATTATCAGAAAGTATTAGATGCTGCTAAAGAACAGAAAGTTCTAGATATTGCCAAGAACATTATAGAGGAAAACAAAGAAGCATTCCAACATCTTGCTGCTATTGAAAGGAAAGAATTTGCAGAGAAAGATTTTGAAGATCTTACCAGAGAACAAAAGATTCAGTTAGCATTAGAAGAGATTGATTGGATTGTGATTGGTGGTCAAGATGGTCAAGAGTTTTATGGTTCTATTCAGTTTCTTCGTAAAGTGTTAAGAAGTCTTGCATAATATCACGATTCCCAATAAAATCCATTTATCAGGAAAACAACTAAAATGAGCAAATTTGTAAAGAACCCAGATGAAATTGTGCACTGGGATGTGAAGATGGTTCATTATGAAGTAATGGAACAGGGTAGAGCAGTGTGGTTGGGAATCTATCTCAATAATGGACAAATATTTCACTTAAACATTGGTGGGGATAATCTTTGGGTAAACTATTCTGATGAGACAGTATGAGTAAAATTGATTATGCTAGAGCAGTTCTTCTTGGTGCTGTTGTTGGGATGTCTTTCCTCACCTTGTTTTACATAGTATTTTCCCCATTAAGTGAACAAGAAAAAAAAGAACTACAAAAACCAAGTAGCAATTTTACTGTGGTAGACACTTACAAAGGTTGTGATGTTTTGCAATGGCATTATGGACCACTTGCAGAATACAAATATTTCCTGTATTGTAATAACACTCGTCCAGTATTTGAAAAATGAATCAAGACCCAGTAAAATTTACAACTGAACAATATAGAATGATCTACCATGCAATGAAGTATTATCAAGTGCATGGGTTGCCTTTTAATGGAAAGGATCATAAAATAGCAGAGGAAATTATAAGTGCTGTATTTGATAGGTATTATACCCAACATAGAGAACAAGAGCGATGAGTGAAGATTTTCCCTATGAAAGTTTTCCCATCAAGTTAATCCACAAAGATGGTAAAGATAAAAAGACTTGTTGGTTTCAATGCGTAGAACATTTTGAGAAATACATTAGCAGATCTAAACTTACAACAAAGGATTATGAAGTCAAGACTAACGGTGTGGAGATTGTGGGCAAAAGCACTAGGAGAAAAAGCAAGCAAAGATGACAGAGAATCAGACAACATTGCTGGTATACGTACTTTTATATTCTTCACTTATCTCATTACTAATCTTTTTATTTGTGCAGGGGTCATAAGGCACTGGAATGATGAAACAAAAGTGTATGTAGAAATACATGAGGCACAACCAACTGTGCCACTGGTGTATAATAAAACAGGAGCATTTGAATGAACTATCATGTGCTAGATCCTACTACTCCATGGTATGAATGGTTGTGTTATTGTGAGATCTGTTATCAATTAGATGTACCTGGGCAACCAAATTGGAATAGATATATGAGATATAGAAATTATTTAAAAGAAGTTGGAGTTTTGTGATGCTTATTTGGATTAAAAGAATGTTATCTCAGTATGAAACTCCTAAGGATTATGCTATTGATCAAGTGACTGGTGATCAGTATTCTCTTGCTGGTTTGTGTGCAGAACTGACCAGACATGTGGGAACACTTGAGGATAGAATTAAGAAACTAGAAGAGGAGAACATAGAGACAACAAATCTACTTTATGAACTTTCTAATTCTATTGAAGCAGTGGACAGACGCATAGATATAGTTGCAAATAATCCATGGAAGGAACAGTTTGATGTATGAAGAATTAGACACATTTGAAAAGGCATTAGCACACTTTGGCACCAGAGTTGACATCATTATTGCACTTGAAATGGGAGGGAAACTAGATGCTGACACTGCTTACAAAAACATTAAAATGGAACTCAAAGAACTTAAGCATGTTAGAAAACAATACAAGAAGGACGTGCAGTAAATGTGGTGAAGAAAAACCACTTGATAAAGAACATTATCAAATAGTAAAATACTTTAGATCAGGATTTTCTTATTATTGCAATGAGTGTAACAAACCAAAACCCAGAGACTGATGATGGTCTCAAAGTAATTGAGAATGATGATGGAACATTTACCCTAGAGTGGGATCCTTGTGACAGTAGATGGAGTGTCCTCAATGACATGACATCTGAGGAAGTTCGTGCTATGATCATGGAACAAGTCAAACTTTACTTGAACGAACAAGATGCCTAGCAAAATGTGGACAGTGATGAATGATCTTGATGTAGTAACATCTAAGATTTGTTCTGCACGTGAGATTCTTGATTGTGCAATAGATAGACTTCAAGAACATCAGTATGATAAAGTTGAACAATTGATATATGCTGTGGATGAATTTCTTCAGTATTATCTTGCAGAGTTTGATGATAAGTTCAAACTTGCCTGGCAGGAAACTGTAGTCAAAGAAAAACAAGAAATTCAAAAGAAAATTGATGATTGTATGCCACCTTGGGGACACAGTGACATGGAAGCACTGAAGTATACTGATGAAGAACTTGATGCTATGTGTGATGCAGCAGAAAAGAAAAGTTGGGTTCTTCCTGTAGAAGAAGATGGTGATGATTGTGTAGTCACATTTCCAGATGAATTGATGGCAAAAACTGGATGGAAAGAGGGTGATGTTCTTGAGTGGATTGATAATGGAGATGGATCATATACCCTTAAAAAAGTAAACGAAACTCTTGAGATGGATCAATGCTAAAAGTACAAACAAGTGGAACATATGATGGTGAAGTGTACAATTTGAACATTGCATTTACTGACCAACATGTGGTATCATTAGAAGGATTATCCTATGAGGATATGTTAGAACTCAAGTCATGTATTGATTGTATGTTAATGGAGGATGAAGATGGCATTGGGACAACAAGTTGAAGAGTCACTTAGAGAGGCAGAAAGTAATCTAAGAAATGCACTTGCTTATGCTTCTAGAACTGAACGTCCTATGGTTGTGTCAGTGATTGCAGACTTAATCCAAAGAATTGATAGTGTTATTAGCACTGATGAATTGCTAGATAAACTAGAAAACAGAAAGGAGGGAGATCGTGGCAAGTGGGGACCATTTGGGTAAATCATTACAAGAATGGTGGGAATCTGATTCCTACAAAGAAATGCAGAAAGGATTAGAAGAATCCAGGCAACGTGCAGTAGGAAAGTATCATATGTTATCTGAGGAAGATAAACTTGATATGATAGAAGCAATTACTTACATTATGTGTAAAGCAGAAATGGAAGGAACTTCACATCGTGGTCTGATGGATGCACTTGGAATCTATCCTGCTGGGTTTTGGGTAGATTATCTGATGGATGTTCACAATGCTTTGTGGTCTCATTATCATGATAAGAAAAAGGAACAAGAACTCAAAGATGATCTTGATGCCTTAGATAACTTTATTACCTAGTGTAAAGCAATCCCAAAGATAACCTTAAGAAACCAGTCAAATCCTAGATAGTATGTTAGGATATGATCACAAATCAAGCAAACTATGACTCTTTCACGTTCTACACAATCAGACCTCTCTAATGATGAATGGAATGAACTTGTTGCACTCAAAAATGCAATAAACAATAATCCAGCAACTGTACATCCTGATAAAATGGAACTATTCACTGCATTGCTTGTTAAATCTCTTGAAGGAAAATGTGATGACACTCCCAAAATTTAAAGAAAAAATGTCAGTTTCTTACAAGAATATGGTAGGAACTATTGTGTGTATTACAGAACAGTATTTCACATTTAATCCAGAAAATAGTAATGCTGTTCTTTTAGTGTATAAAAATGAGTGGAGTGGTGTGACACTTCTGTAAGTGGCACAAACCTCTTGACTTTTCCCTCCAAACCTGTTATCATTACAAAGTAATCAATCAAAAGCACATGTCTGTCACTGCTATTCTTGCTGTTGAATCTTCTGCTATTTCTCAAGTTTCTTTTGACTATGATGAAATGCAAGTTGGTGTGACTTATCACAGCAATCCTGATAAGTCTTATGTCTTTGCTTGTAAAGATCCTGTGAGTGTTGAGGAACAAGTTCGCACTGCTGAAAGTGTAGGCAAACTGATTGCTAAACTCAAGAAGAATGAGGTTCTTGTTCCTGTTGAGATGTGATAAATAAGGGGAGAGATCCCCTTTATAATTGGAAGGTTGACCGAGTGGTTTATGGTGATAGTCTTGAAAACTATTGAGGTTAGTAGCCTCCCAGGGTTCGAATCCCTGACCTTCCTTTGCTACTTTGCGCTGGAAAGATAAACCAGAATGCCGGTAGCAAAAGGCACTGTACTGATTCATACTTTACAGTGTAACAGGGTGGCATTGTCACCCTCCTGGGAAATTAACTCAGTGGTAGAGTTTCTCGTTTACACCGAGACAGTCACAAGTTCGAATCTTGTATTTCCCACCACCAGGATTAGCTCAGTTTGGATAGAGCACTGCTTTTGGGAAGCAGGGGTCGTAGGTTCAAATCCTACATCTTGGATTGGAGAATAAATATCTCCAAACTATTAAGTTATTATCATGTCTTTGATTTCTAAGCAAGATCGCCAAATGGTGATTGAAGCACTTGAGTATTACATTGAAGGACTTAAGAAAGATAATTGCAATCAAGCAGCAATTAACTCCTTTCAAACTCTTCTTAATTGGATAGAATTGGAGTCATACAAACATGGTGATTAACCTGTGGTATAATAGTGAAATGAAGTTATGGAGATGGACATTAACTGATCCAAATGACATGAACATGGAAGCAGGAGGTCAACCAAATCTTAGGGATGCAATGAATGACATTGCAAATACAGTTGAGTATTTGTTAGATAAAAAATAAAGCAGTCCCCTATAGCTCAATGGTAGAGTATTTGACTGTTAATCAAAGTGTTCCTGGTTCGAGTCCAGGTGGGGGAGTTGGGAGTTCTGGAAATGTCTGGATCTTCCTCTAAATCCTAAGTTATCTTAGGTCAGGGGATTGATCACCCCTGTCATGCACATGTGGCGGAATTGGTATACGCGCTGGGTTTAGGTTCCAGTGGAGCAATCCATGAAGGTTCAAGTCCTTTCATGTGCACCTAGGGGGATTAGTTTAGTGGTAAAACAGGTGCTTTGCAAGCATCAATCACCAGTTCGACTCTGGTATCCTCCATTTTCTAAATAGTTTTAGGATGCCATAGTATCATGAGCAGATTCTTAGAACTAATCAGTAGAACATCACCACAACCAGCACCACAGGTTGAAGAAGTTAAGGAAGAACCTGTTGCTGAAGTGAAAGAAGAAGCACCAAGAACTACAAGAAAAAGAAGCAAAAAAGCATAACTGTGTGCCACATGTAGAAGTGGCACAGTAAATCTCCAAAATGCTTGACTGTGTGCTATGATTACTAGGTAATCAAATGACACAGATGAGCACTGCATTTCTTGATGACATTCAGATTGATGAGTTTGATTGTATCATCCCCAATGAAGCAATGTTTGATCTCTTTGAGGATAACTGGGAATCCATGACAGAAACTGACATGGAAGATTGGATTCTTGTTCAAGACTGATTTTTTTATTATTAACAACAATGGCAACACGCAGTTTCATCTCAATTAAGCACAAAGATAACACCTATTCTGGTGTGTATTGTCACTGGGATGGTTATGTTGAGAATAATGGCAAGATTCTCAAAGAAGATTATCAAGATCGCACCAAAGTTGTTGAGTTGATTGATGGTGGTGACATTTCATCACTCAAAACTAATACAACTTGGGAATCAACTTACAAGGATGATAATTATACCAACACTCGTGAACCTCAACCTCTTTATTATTATGAAAGAGGTGATGAAGATGTTTATCCTAAACACTTCAAGACTCACAAGCAAATGTATAAGTATGCTAAAGACTGTGGTTGTGAGTTTCTCTACACTTATGAAGACAGTGAATTAGACCAACCAAAGTGGTCCTATTGTGGTATTAACTGATGCAAACTAAAGTGAAACGTAAAATGGTGAATGTTCAACCTATTTCTAACAAAGCAAAGAATAGGTTTGCTAATGTGATGGATAAACTGCATGGTTGTCATGTAGAACAAGAGACAGACAATCAGATGTTTCTAGCATCTATTAACAAACAATACTTCTTCTGGATTGATAAAGTAAATGACCCACATTGGAGAATAGTGAAATGATTGAAAACTACAAAATGTTCTCATTTGTAGCATTATCTTTGTTGATTGGTGGTGCTGTGAGTGGTTCTGTTAGCACACAAAAAGCAGTCAATGATACACTCATTCTGTGCAATCAACGCCCACATGAGTGTAAGTTTAAGTATGACATTCTAATGTATGAAAAGGATGGCAGAGTTCCCTATGCTGATCCTACCAAAGTTCAACCTAAACCTCAACCTGAAAAGAAATGACTGAAGATTTTGTGAGACTGAATCTTGATGAGTTGGATGCACTGAAGAGTGCTCTACAGTTGTTGTCAAGAAAGGAACAGAAGATTATGGAGGGTAGTGGTAAAGTATCCCTCAGTGCCCTGTATAACAAACTACACAGCACTGTAGAGTATATTGAGAGGGAGAATAGCAAACCACCTCTTGTGCCACATAAAAAACTGGCACAGTAAATCCCCACTGTTCCCCCTGGTGTGCTATCATACTTGTATGAATAAAACACAGATGAACTTCGCAACTTCTAATCTTTCCAAGATTAAACCTAAACTGCGTACCCAAGGTAATGTAACTGGTAACTTTGGTCGTCCTAAAGCAAAAGCAGGTTCGCCTATCTCTGGTCTTGGAATGACCAAAGCAGAAGTTATCAAAGTCACCAAACCTGATGATTATTTGAATCGTCTGTATCAAGCATTTGATAAGACTGATGATCCCAAACTCAAGCAGTTCATTTATACTGAGATCAAAAAGTATATGATTCAGCGAGGTCTTTGGTCTAAATGATTGCTGCTCTAATGTGTGGCATTGCCACATTTTATGGTGTTGGTGATGGATTTGCATATCAAAAGACTGCAAATGGTGAAACAATGAATCCCTATAGGTGGACTGCTGCTCATCCATACTTAAAGATGGGAACTAAAATTAGAGTAACCAATCAAGATAATGGAAAACAAGTTGTGGTTCGTGTCAATGATAGGGGTCCATACTCTCATGCTGATCTGGACCTCAGTTATGCTGCATTTGCACATATTGAGTCAGTGAAGAAAGGTAATGCAACTGTGTGCTACAGAGTTATAGGATAGGACACTTCTAGAACTGTCCACTATCCATTGACTTTTACCTCTAGATCTGCTATCATTACAGAGTAATCAAAAAACAAATGCCTCAAAGTTACACATTTTCAGGTGATGCTGTTACCTTCCTTGGTTTGGTTGGTGTGTCTAGCACTCTTATTATCATTATCACTGCTTTTCGTCGTTACTTCAATTCTAGTTTGCTCAAATGAATAAGACTATCCAAGAGTATGAGAAAGATCTCAAAGATGTAAGGAAAAAGTATGATAAACTGACTAAGCAAATTCGTAGGTGTAAGTCAGAGTATCAGTATGACATTCTTTGTGAAGATCTAGAAGATTGTAGGCAAGATATGATTGAACTACAAACTATTATTACTGAACTGCGCAACCAAAAGAAACTAGCAGAGATTGATGTATAACATGTGACACTTGTAGAACTGGCACTGTAAATGAGCACAGTGCCCTTTTTCATGCTATACTGTCTTCATGACAAAAATCAAAATGGACTTTCAAGATTATTCTGTCTGCAAACCTAGTGCTGAATGGTTTGAGGCAAGTTGCAATCTGTGGGCAGACCACTATAATTTTATGCTAGGCATTTCATGGAATAGTGATGCTGACAATGCCTGGTATAAAGAACAGATTTGTATCAACAAGTTGTATGATGTCTAATAAACTCTGGAAAGGAATTTTTCTGTGCTCTATTCTACTAATTGGAGACCCATTTGTGGTTCTTAAAGCACAGACTGTGACACCAATCAAAGTGGCACACAGTTCTCCCCAAATCTGATTCTGTGTGCTATGATGTATTACATCAACAGTTGAGGGATCATGATTGACACTTGTAAATTGCATGATGATTTAGAAGATTTTGCTAGTTACCTAGGTGTTGATTATGAGGACTATTATCAATTTCTCTACAATCTACCTGATGAAGATGTTATCAAAGATGTAGAAATTATTCTCACTCCTTAACTAATGGGAATGTGTTTGCCCTAAAGTTACACACTCTTGTTCATTTACCACCTTCTTCATTATGTCTACTGATCTGATGGTTGCTGCTCTGCGTCGTGGTCAAAATGGTAATGAAATCCTTGCCATTCTTGATGCTATCACTTCTGGTGATAATGATGCTCCCAGCACTCAAAGTGCAGTTGCTCAACCTACTCTTGAACCTGTAGAGTTCTGATAATAAATAGGGGCATTGTTGCCCCTTATTTGGGCACATAGCATAATGGATAATGCCACTGCCTTCTAAGCAGTTGAGTGGGGGTTCGAGTCCCTCTGTGCCTGTTCTAACTGTAAAACAATGAACACACCTAATTGGATGCACAACTCAGGAAAACAAAAGAATACCAAAGGCACTTGCAAAGGCAAACTAAAGGCACGCAAACAAGTATTAAAAGCAATAAAGACAAAATACAAAGTAGTATGATACACCAACACACGCTACAAACAGCAGCAGCATTTGAGAGAATTAGTGATGCTCTGCTGGGTAAAACTGATGATGATTTGAATCAACTGATGCTGGATCTTGAGGATCTATTGTATAGAGCAAAAGTGATTCATGACACAGCAGCATCATTTAGTGATGCAGGTGACTATAATCCTCTAGCATATTGTGACATTCCCAAGAGATTCTAATGCTTGAACTAATTGCATCTGTTGTTATCTCATCCTCTCAAAAGTCTGAGGAAATCAACAAGTTTTGTGCCTATGTTGTTGGCATACCTTATGCAAGTGACAATTTCACAAATGAAGAATGGAATAGGTTTGTTTATTGCAGAGAAAATGTAAAGATGTGACAGTTGTGGAACTGTCCACGACCTATTGACTTTTGCTGATTCTTGTGCTATCATACATGTATGAAAAATCAAAACACCAACTTGACCACTGAAAAAGTTATTGATAAGATTGAAGAAATGTGCCAGGTTCTTCGCACCAACTATCAATCTTCTGCTATTCAACGTCACCAACAATACATTGCTAAAGGTGAGAATGTAGACTATCACCAGCAGTGCATTGATAAACTCTGTGAAGGTGATGGTGTGGATAATTACATTTACACTAAAGGTAAAAAGTATGCCAAGATTATCCATGTTACCAGTTATGGTAGTCAGAAAAGTGCACATGCTTTTGTTGATCTGAATACTGGTGATGTGTACAAATCTGCCACTTGGCAATCACCTGCAAAGAATGGTGTAAGATATAACTTGCTTGATGAACAATCTCGTGTTGAGATGTACAAACGTGCAGATTGGGCAGGAGGTTATCTCTACAAATGATCACATTCTTTGGTGCATGGTTTGCCCTTGCATTTATTGCATTAGTGTTTAACTATGCTCTTCATCATAACAATCCTCAAGATTAATGAAACCTATTCTTTTCTGTATTATTTGCTTTAGTTTTGCTATGACTCTCCATGCAGTTATAGACATTAAGATGAAGCAAGATTTACAACAAATTGAGTACAATAAGCACAGATTTGATCGCAAATCTTACATCATGTGACACTTGTAGGACTGTCCACTAATGCTTGACTTTTTAGTAAATCTGTGGTATCATACATGTATGAAAGATAAGTTTATGCACCAATCCACTCTTGACCTCTTCTGTGATCATGCTGATGAACAAATGGCAGAAGAATATACTATGGAACTTGAAGCAAAAGCAGCAGAATTAGAAATTACTGTTGACTATTACATTGCTGAGTTTCTTTGATCACCAACAACATTATTATGCAAACCAAAACTAAGTTCAATCACCTCAATCTTCCTGCTCTTGCAGACATCCCCACTGAAACTGTGGATGGTTCACGTCGCTATGTTGTCAATGGCAAACTGTTGCCTTCTGTCACCACAGTTACTTCCTATCAGAATAGGAAAGTAATTGCAGAGTGGAGAGAACGTGTAGGTGAAGAAACTGCAAATCAAATCAGTCAATTTGCATCAAACAATGGTACTAAGTTCCACAAACTTGTGGAAGATTATGTCAACAATGTGGATGCAGATTATGATGCTGAGAAGTATGAAGTTGCTCTCAAATTGTTTAATCAATTCAAGGCACTCCTTGATGATGTGGATAACATTCACTATCAGGAATCTGCTCTGTATTCTGAACAACTTGGTATTGCAGGTCGTGTAGATTGCATTGCAGAATACAATGGTAAATTGTCTGTGATTGACTTCAAGAGTTCTTCTAAACCAAAGCATGAGAATCAGATCCAAAACTATTTTGTGCAGGAGACTGGTTATGCTATGATGTATGAGGAAATGACTGGCAATAAAGTGGAACAAATTGTGACTCTTATTTCTTGTCATTCAGGTGAAACACAAGTTTTTGTCAAGAATCCTGCTGATTATGTTGATACTCTCAAGCAATACATTCAGGAATACAATAACAAATGAATGAGTGGAAGTGTACTGTAAGAACACCATCTAATTGGTTACAAACTGTGAGAGTAGAAGCATACACTCACAGTGATGCAGTTGCATTTGCAGAGTCTATGACTGGTGGTAAATGTATCATGGCAGTTGTAGACAACTCATACAGTTCTGATGATAATGAATCTGATTCTGGTTCATCATCAGGATTTGATGGTGGGTTTGTATTACTTGCAATGCTTGCATTTATTCTAGTTGCAGCATGGAAGTACGTGCTTCTATTTTTAGTCTTTGCCCTTGGTATTTGGATGCTTCTAAATATATCCAAGGAATGACTTTTTGCTAGTGTAGCTCAGTTGGATAGAGCAGGGCTTTTGTAAAGCTCAGGTCGCAAGTTCAAGTCTTGTCACTAGCTTTTACCACAAATGTGTGGCAGATAAATGATACCATGTGCCAGTTGATGAAGTGGCACACACCCCCTTGATTTTTGGGGGAATCCATGCTATCATACATGTATGAAAAGTCAAGAAACCACTCAAGTCTTCCACTATGTCAACAACTGGAAGGAAGGTAAAGTAAATCAAATGTTCATTCAGCAAATCACTCCTGAATGGCAAGAATGTGACCACAAATATGTTGCTATTGCTCTCAATCCTGTTACTAACAAGAGCATGGTAATGTCTAAACCTCGCAGTCATTATGACACTCTACAATGGGTGCGTAAGTTCTGTGGTTCTTTCTCCCTTCTGTACTGATTGATCATGAAAAACTACAGAGTCAGAGTTGAAACTTATGATGGATGTGTGACCATCTGGCATGAGAAAAGCAAGGCAAAAACTGCTGATAAATTGATCCTCAATCGTGTCTACAATCAACTTTGTGGATTAAACATTAAAGAGATTTCTGTCACCCCTTCTGTATAATTATGAAAACCTTTTTTGCTGGTCTGATTGTTGCTACTGTTGGTTTTAGTGGTGTTGCTACCATCCTAGATTTTGGTCTCAACATTGTACAAACTCATGCACAGCAACTTAATGCACAACTAGAACAACTTGAGTCCAATTAGTGATACCATGTGCCACTTGTATTAGTGGCACAAAACACTTGACAAATCCTTGAAAATGCCCTATAATACACACATGCAAAAAACCAAATCCTTTTCCAAAGTTATCTACAACGTCTCCAATCCTAAGTGCGTTGTTTTTGATCTTGATGCAACTCTGTGTCATCATGGTTCACAATCTGGTTTTGATGAGTGTGATCAATTCCCTGCTATTGATGCTGTTGTTGATGTTGCAAAGCACTGCAAATCTCATGGTTTTGATCTAGTTATTGCCACTGCACGTCCTGACATTTATGCAGAGGGAACTGGGTACTGGTTGCAACAACATTTGCCAGAGTTTGATGCACTCTACATGAAGAACACTGATGATGATGCAACTGGTTCACAGTGTAAGGGTCAACAACTCATGGACATTGAGCGTTTCTGGGATATTCAATTCTGGGTTGATGATTCTCCTTACAATGCTGCTGTGATTCGTGATCATGGTGTTGACTGCATTCGTCCCTCCCACAATGATGCTTTCTGGGCAGACTATGGTGATCAATGATCCTCTAATCAATCACTTCATGTTATCAAGAACTATCATGCTGATGATGATAACCATGAACAACACAATTTACTACATGTATCACGGAACTGATGCGGAAAAGTATAATGATGTGCCAGTTGATGAAGTGGCACAGACTCCATTGACTTTCTAGGGATTCTGTGCTACCATACATGTATGGAAAAACAAATGAACAACCAACCCCAAGTGTATTCTGTCATTGGTGGACATGATTATGAGGGTGAAGATTTCAAATCTCTGCAACTGTTTGACTGCAAATCTGCTGCTGAACAATATAAAAAAGATTTGCAACATAATTGGAATTATGATTATGTTTTGATGGAAATCAAATCCATCAACATGTACTCTGCTATTGCTGCTTGATTATGACAACTGACTTCCCCACAATTCAATCCAAAGATGGCACAATGATTGTGTCATTTTACCCTGTAAAAACTCCATTTGGTGATGTATCAAAAGAATGGTGTTTGCAGGTATTAGAATGGAAAGGCATTGAAACTATGTCTAAAAAGTACCTCAACAGAGTAGAGAAAGCACTTGCTATTCGTGAGAGGTTGGCATATGGTTATGTGTTTGTCAAAGATAACACTAACCTGCCTCAACTTGGTAATCCTTTCTATGGTGCATGTTAATGAATGAAATTGTAGAGTCTAAATTGAATAAAATCATTATCACATGTGAGAAGGCAATCTCTGAATCAGAGATGGCAGTAAGTGACAATGAGAAGAGTTATCCTTATGCTGCTGGTTATGCTAGATCTGCTCTAAAAATGGTTCTAAATGACATTGAAGCACTGAAGCAATATATCACTGAGGTTGACTGTGCCAGTTGACAAAGTGGCACAAGACCCCTTGATTTTTCAAGGAATCTGTGCTATCATACATGTATGAAAAATCAAAACACCAACCAAACCACTGAAATGACCAACATTATCATCACCATCTCTGATGATGTGCAAGAAAAGATCAATGAACTCAAGGAAGAAAACTTCTATGAAGGTGACATGATTGAGTTCATTCAGGTCTATGGTAATGATAACTTCCTTGCCTATTATGAAGATTATGTGAAGTATGGTGAGGAGTATTCTTATGAAGCAGTGGATGCTTTTGTAGATGAGTTTGGTATTGATGCCATTGCAAACTTCTGTGATGCATACTTTGGAGAGTATGACAGTGAGGAACAATTTGCTGAGCAATATGTCAGTGAGCATTACATCACCAACCTGGATGATGTGCCTGTTGTGATTGATTGGACTGCCACATGGGAACGCAATTTGTATTATGATTTTGCCTTCAATGATGGTTTTGTGTTCACCAAAAACTTTTGATTAACCCTTCTTTCTTTACACTTTCAACCCTTTAATTTCACTCATGACTGCTACTCTGAACCTGCCTAAAACTGCTGCCATGGTTATGCTCTCCAAAGCACAAACTGGTGAGGATCTTCTCACTGTATTGGATGCAGTTGTAGATACTCAAGAGGATCAAGTTCCTGTGCCTGATGATGCCTACATCATGGACAATGATTATGCTGATGACTTTGATTTTTGACCACTAAATGACATCATGTGCCAGTTGAAGAACTGGCACAACCCCTATTGACTTTCCTGGTTTTTTGTGCTATCATACATGTATGAAAAATCAAACCACTGCAATGCCCCAAGAAACTTACAATGGTTGGGCAAATTATGAAACCTGGAATGTTGCTCTGTGGATGCAAAACAACCAGTTTCTGTATAACACTGCTGTTGCATGTGTAGAGTTTAGAAATGATGATGAAATGCCCTATGATAAGTTCATCAGGTGCATGGAGAATTGTGATAGAATGACCACCAATGATGGTGTTGCCTGGAATCATGAATTGATCAACCATGATGAGATCAATGAGATGATGATTGACTTCCACAGTGAGGAGAATTGAGTTGAATAATCTTGTAGATAAGTGCCTCAATCTTGCTGATCAAATGGCACAAGAAATCAATGGTGATTTGTTCTATGTTCCTGATGAAGACATCCAACATCATCTAAACTTTTTGACAGAAGATAATCTCTGTGAGGTTGCTTCTGAAATTGCACAATTAGCACACTGGTATAATTAACTCAAATGACCATTAAGTACACTTTTGACATCAACACTAAGCAACCTGTGTATGCTGTCTGTGATCAAGATGTTTGTATCATGCTGACCACATCTATCACCACTGCAATTAACAAACTCCAACAAACTAAATGACAATTCCAATCCCCAATCGTGATCAACTTGTTTCATCTTATGTTGATCGCATTATTGATAGCATGAGCACCAAAGATCTGATGAGATTGGTAGGTGATCAACTTGAAGAAAATCTCTCTATGTATAGTGATGAAGAACTGCTAAGTGAGATTGAAGAATACTATCCTGAGTTAATCCAAGAAGCATAAAATGCAATTCCAAATTACATACATTGAGTTTGATTTTGATGGGGATGATACACTAACTCCATTTGATAAAGATCATCTAACCTCTCTCTATGTTGGGGAAATCTATGAAGCAGATGATGATGAAGATCTAGTTGAAGAGATCACATGTGCATCAGGTTGGTGTATCAAATCCATTGATTATAGGCATGTGCTGAAAGACATTTAACCCCTAAATGTTCATTCCGCACAATGTTAGGGAAATCAAATAAATGTCAAAATAAATGTAGTTGAGTTTTCCACAGGTTTGTGTTATTTTGTGGAAAATGTGGAAAACTATGTATAATTCAGTGTATTGTCAGTAAATGTCTCTGAGTCTAGTGATCTTGGCCCCCATTGTATCACAAACCCTCAGAAATGTCAACACCCCCCAGGAACACTCAGAACTGGCACATTGCCCCTTGACAGTGATAGTTTTCCACAGGTCTTAAGTGTAAATCAGTGAGATCCCAGTGAGTGACACAATCTCAGTGAAACTCAGTATAAGATACCTGTGGAAAACTTGTGAATAATTGTGGAAAACATGTGGAAAACACAATGTAAAACAGTGATGAGATGTGTGGGTCTCAGTGAATACAGGGGTTGACAAAATGCAGTGGGTATGTTATAGTGAATTAGCAGGTGTTTTGTGTTATTATGTTACCCCTTGTGGGGTAATGCGAAAAATCCAAACTACCCTAACCTACAAAACTTTGAAAACAAGAGCTTTATTTCAAGTGATTAAAAAAATTTTCTGGGGTCAAAAAAGTCCTGTAAGGTTGCTCTATAGGAATGTGTATGGGACAGAGACCAGCCCCTTGGATGAATTCAGTTATATTGGAATTTGCCTGTGGGAGGGATTAAATATACTTGGGTCCCATTATAAGAAAAAAATTTTCCCAGGGTAAAAATGGTCTACAAGTTGATTGCAAGAGACAGGGTGTTTTGTGAAGGTAGTCTCTCGGAATGTGAGAAGACACTCACTGGTATATCCCAGATGATTAGTGCAGGGTTTTCTACTGATTTTCAGGTAAAGGAGTTTTTAATTGTGAATGATTGTGATGACTAGTACATTTACTCAAACATCCTCTGACCCCTATTTGAGGCACTTCTACAAGGTAGTAGCATTCAATGGTGAGTCAGTGGTCTTTGATAACTATGAAGATGCTCAGAGGACTTGGTGGGGCACACCAGGGAACATGTTGAGTCACATTGAAGTAATTGATCCACCTCAGAAAAAAACAAAGGGGTTTAAATGACAGAAGACAATCAGAAATTATTCCAAGAAATTATTCAGGTGCTTGCCAATCATTTTGGGGCAGACTGTACATTCTCTTATGTTGCAGATAAGTACAATGAGAGTAGAAAGATTACCTTAGAGTATAATTATAAAAAGAAGTTCTAGCGCCGTATCTCTCTATCATATGAAAATGAACTGGTTTGAGTATTGGATTGGTCACTGTTGGATGACTGGTTGGCAAAACATTCGTGGAACCTTTAGGATCTGGGGTGATTTGATGACTGGCAACTATAAGGATTATGCTCTCATGTTCTATGATGATCCTTATGAAGAATGTTATAATTGGTTTTGGTCACAACTAGGAGAAGATGATACTCTTCCTAAAGCATTCCTTGAAAATCTAATGCAAATGGCAGAAGATGTTAGGACTGGTAAAGTTAAGACTGTACCAATAGATGACATAGATAAATTTTTAAATGAAGCTTATGATGAACTTATGGAGGATGTAGAGAACAATGAATGATGGAGATTTTTATAATTCTCAGAGAGAATCAGGATATGTAGGACACTGGAGCATTAATTATGATCCAGAAGATCCAGGATTATTTTGTTTGTGGAAGAAGAAAAAACCGTTTTTCCTCCATAGAGTTATGAATTGGTATCTGCTTGGAAACAAGTGGATTGACTTAAAATAAATAGTGCAGTATCATTTGAGTTGATACGTACGTCATCGCAACTTGAATAAAATTTTATGGCAAAAGGATTTACTGTAAAAGCAAAAGAACCAGAGCAACAACCACTTTTTGATATTGAAAGGTGTAGAGAAAGGATTAGAGGAAAGACTATTGTATTTTGTTTGCCAGGAAGAGGAGTATCCTATACATTCCTGAAGAACTTTGTCCAACTGTGCTTTGATCTAGTACAGGCAGGAGCAAGTATTCAGATCTCCCAAGACTATTCTTCCATGGTTAACTTTGCAAGATGCAAATGCCTAGGGGCAAATGTACTTGCAGGACCAGATCAAGAACCCTGGCAAGGTAAACTAAATTATGACTATCAACTCTGGATTGATAGTGACATTGTATTCAACACAGATGCCTTCTGGGCAATCTTTGACATGGACAAGGACATTGCCTGTGGATGGTATGCTACAGAGGATGGTAGAACCACTTCAGTAGCACATTGGTTGGATGAAGATGACTTCAAGAATAATGGTGGAGTCATGAATCATGAAATGGTTGATACCATTGTCAACAGAAAGAAACCATTTACTGTAGACTATACTGGATTTGGTTGGGTTATCATCAAGAAGGGAGTCTTTGAGCACCCCGAAATGAAGTATCCATGGTTTGCTCCACAAATGCAGGTCTTTGACTCTGGAGAGGTTCAGGACATGTGTGGAGAGGATGTTTCATTCTGTCTTGATGCTAAGAGAAAGTGTGGTTTTGACATTTGGTGTCATCCACAAATTAGAGTTGGTCACGAGAAGACTAGGATTATCTGATGGATAAGTACAGCATCCTTTGCAATGGAAGAGCGATCTATAAAGATCTTTCTGAAGAAGAGATGTTTGATGTAATGGATGACCTGTCTCAACAATTTTATGAGACAGGGGCTCCCCATCCAGAGGATATTGTGGTAGAATTTGAAAGAACACAGGAGATTTAATTATGGCAAAGCGTCCTTCACTGACAAACAAAGTTGTCATTGAGCACAAACCCAAGAAGACTCGTCAGGGTTGTTCTCAGCATACTAACCTCTCTGCCACCTCTCGTAATGGCAGGAAGAAGCGTTACAGAGGTCAAGGGCATTGATGCTCCAACTTGACCCACAAATCCCAGTTCTGACCCCAAAAGGATCAGGCTGGGCATTTTTTTTGATCGATAGATCACAGGAACATGACCTTGAGTGGGTTGTTTTCCTAGATAATGGTGGGTACTGTTGGACTTTTAGGAACTGCGACATTAGAATACAAAAAAATTCAACTTTTCATAGAGAAAATATTGCTAATTTCGGGATAGAAACCCCGTAAAAAGTTCTAATTCACTTAGAATTAGGAAAAATGGCAAATTTACCAGTAGATAGAGACCCAAATTACATGCATCAGATGTGGGGAACCACAAAATTAGTGACAGATTATGGTCAACCTCAAAAAATTCTTAAAGAAATTGCTCATGAAGAGGTTCATATTGACCATCATCTAAAAGAACAAGCAGAAATGCATGAAAGAATTAGAAATGATGAAGATTATGATGATTGGGAGTATGGCACTGAACCAATTTATGGAAAACCACAATAAATACAAGTAAATATTAGATCTAAAAGTGCCTTTAGAATCTGTTTCAAGAGGATTTAAAGATATCAGTCTGTCTTTTAAGAGAAATCCAGTTACTAATGATATTATTTCATTAACAAACGAGGATGCTATTAAAAGGGCAGTTATCAATCTAGTGAGAACTAGAGTTGGTGAGAGATTCTTTAATCCTCTTTTAGGTTCTAAGGTTGAAAATTATTTCTTTGAACTTGCTGACATTGGCGTTGAAGAACCCATAAAGGATGAAATCAAAACAGTTATCAATAACTTTGAACCTAGAGTTAGATTGAGAAACGTAGAAGTTTCTCTTTTCCCAGATGATAATGCCATGGATGTAAGTATCATTTATGATATTGTTGGATTGAGTGCTCCCCAACAATTAGTTACATTCATATTACAACCAACCAGATACTAATGGCATTTACTCAATTCACTAATCTAGACTTTGATCAGATTAGAACATCTATTAAAGATTACTTAAGATCAAACTCTAACTTCACTGACTTTGATTTTGAAGGTTCTAACTTTTCAATCTTAATTGATGTACTTGCTTATAATACCTACCTGACTGCATTTAACACCAACATGGTGGTTAATGAGTCATTTATTGATAGTGCCACCTTAAGGGAGAACGTAGTATCCTTAGCAAGGAATGTAGGGTATGTTCCACTATCAAGAAGAGCAGCAACAGCAAAAATATCTTTTAACATCACTGGAATCAATTCAACAGTAAAAACAGCAACCTTAAAGAAAGGAATTGTTTGCACTGGTAACTTAGATAACACAAGTTATATTTTTTCAATCCCAGAAGACATCACAGTTGGTGTTAGTCAAGGAGAAGCAGTATTCCTTGATGTTAACATCTATGAGGGTACTCTACTCACCAAAGAGTTTATAGTTGATACTTCTCAACCAAACCAAAAGTATATCTTACCAAACCCATTTATAGACACTTCTACAATTAGAGTGAATGTAAAAGATACTATACAGTCAACAACAACTCAAGAGTTTGTTCCTGTTGATAATATTTTGAACATTGATACAAACTCAAGAATCTTTTTAGTGCAAGAAATCTCAGATGAGAAATATGAAATTTTCTTTGGAGATGGAATCTTTGGTAAAAAATTAGTCAACAATAATCAAGTTTTAGTATCATATATCACAACTAATGGTAAGCAGGGCAATGGTGCCTCTGATTTTGTATTTTCTGGTACAGTTTTATCTGATACTGGGTCCAATCTAGGATCTAGTGTTGGGGTTGTTATTACCACAGAAGCAGCAAATAATGGTGATGATATTCAATCAATAGAGTCTATTAGGTATTATGCTCCAAGAATGTACTCAACCCAGTACAGAGCAGTTACAGCAGCAGATTATGAAGCATTATTACCATCAATTTATCCAAACATTGAGTCAGTAACTGCATATGGTGGTGAAGAGTTATCTCCACCACAGTTTGGTAAGGTATTCATAGCAGCAAAACCAAAAAATTCTGATTATTTGTCAGAGCAAACTAAAGAGTTTATTCTTGCTTCTCTCAAAAAATACAGTATAGCAGGAATTCAACCAAACTTTGTAGACATTAATGTTTTGTATGTAGAACTAGTATCTTCTATCTACTACAATTCAAACTTTATTGGTGCAGTAAGTGATCTAAAATCACAAGTAGTTAAATCTCTGCAGACTTATTCAGACTCTACAGATTTAAACAAGTTCGGTGGGAGGTTTAAGTATAGTAAGTCAGTTAGATTAATTGATGCTACAAATACTTCTATCACTTCCAACATAACAAAAGTATTAATTAGAAGAAATGTTGGTGTTATTATTAATGAACCAACCCAATACACAATTTGCTATGAAAATAGATTTTTTGCTTCTCCTTCAGGGTATAATATTAGAAGCACTGGATTTAGAATTAGAGGACTAACAAAAGAGGTTTATCTATCAGATACTCCTAATGCAGATTTAAAAACTGGAAGGTTGTATCTATTTTCTATTGATGGAGAAACAGAAAAAACAGAACAACAAGACATTGGCACAGTTGATTATATCACTGGTGAAATCAATATAGATACTATAACTATATCAGAAACTTCTTTGCCTAATAATATAGTAGAGATAGAGGCAACTCCATACTCTAATGATGTTATTGCTAAAAAATCAATTTATTTGAAGTTGGATGTAGGTAAAAGTAAGTTTACAATGATCAAAGATATAATCTCATCTGGTGAAAATGCTTCAGGAAGCAGATTTGACCCAGAAACAAGTTATCCCACTGGAACTAAGATAAGAAGTTAAGATGATAGAAGAACAGAAGTTAGTAAAAATCAGTGATGTTGTTGAAAATCAAATCCCTGAATTTATTCTAGCAGATAATCCAAATTTAGGAGAATTTTTTAAAGAGTATTATCGCTCTCAAGAATTTCAGGGAGGTGTAGTAGATCTCTCTGAAAATCTTTCAGGGTATAAGAATTTTTCTGCTTTTGAATCTAACAACTTAATTGCTTCAACCAAATTAACTGCTGATGTAGAATTTTTAGATGAAACCATAAATGTAGAATCAACTAAAGGTTGGCCAAAACAGTATGGTCTACTTAAAATTAATGATGAGATTATTACATACACAGGTATAACTACAAACTCTTTTACTGGGTGTGTAAGAGGGTTTAGTGGGGTTGACTCCTTACAAGGAGAAGAGAACCCAGAAATCTTAGTCTTTTCAAGTACAGAGTCTGCAGACCACTCTGATGGGGATATTGTCAACAATTTAAGCAATCTATTTTTGATTGAATTTTTTAAAAAACAAAAAACCTTGTATCTTCCTGGGTTTGAGGAAGTAGATTTTGATTCAAAAATTAACCCTCAAAATTTCTTAAGTAAAGCAAAAACATTTTATCAATCAAAAGGAACTGATGAATCATACAAAATTTTATTTAAAGTGTTGTATGATGAAAAGGTTAATATTGTTAAACCAAGAGAATTTTGTTTTACTCCCTCTGATGATAAGTGGGTAGTAACCGAAACTTTTATTTGCGATTTAATTAGTGGAGATCCTTTTAAATTACAAGGACAGACACTTTATCAAGATGCTGACTCATTTAATTCAGATGTCCAACCTGCCACTGGATCAATTTATGCGGTTGATTCATTTTTATTAAAAGGGACAACTTATTATAAGATTAGAATTTTTTCTGGATATTCAAATAATTTAAATCCAAAGGGATCAATCTCAGGTACTTTTTTCCCAACATTTAAAACTTATTGTGTAGAGGATGTACCATCAGGATCTGATACTATTTTTGTAGATAGCACTGTAGGATTCCCTAAAAAAGGGACCTTGTATATTAATGATGTTGCATATGAATATCAAGATAAAACTAACAATCAATTTTTAGGTGTTTCTGAAGTAAATGAGTCTCTCATAGTAAGAGAGATTTCAAGAAAAACTTTAATATATGCTACAAACTCAGTTTATTCTTATGAAGATGGGGATAGAAATAAAGTAGTAAGTATGAGGATTAATAATGTTTTATCCTCTATTAAATCAGAAGAAAGTTTATATGCTGTAGATGAAGACCCTATAAAAATTGATAACATTGGATACACTGATAATAATGTATTTGTTAAGTCTTTAAAGTTTAATCTTCCAATTTCAATTTATGCTGGAGTTGGAGTAAGCGTTGTTGATGATGGAGTTAGATCAGCAAAACAACAGGGATTTGCTCTTTCCAATGGATTAGCCTTAACAAAATATGATCATAACTTAGTTGCTGGAGATATAGTAGATTTGTATGTAAAGACTCAAGGAGTTTATACATTATATCTCTCAAATATACAAGTAAACACTTCTCTTTCAAAAGAATTTACTATTCAGCAAATTAATGATGATACTTTATTGGGAAAAGATATTCTTTTTAGAAGAAGATTAAAGAAAACAAAAGCAGTACCTTTTACAAGACTATTCAACCAAATTAACAATAAGTACACTGCTAATATTCAAGATGCTTATGCAGATGATAATTTCAATTATATTGCATCTAATGGATTGCCTAGTTATGAGGTAAGTCCATATATTAAACAGTTTGAATTTTCAGCATCAGAATTAAATGATAATTCATTAATTGGAGTTCATAATTTTTATGATGGAGAAGCGGTAAAAGTTGTTGGATATGCAGTTTCTGGAAATTGGACCAATAAAGTTGGATTTAACACTGGTGATACTTACTATGTAAAAAGAGTTGGTCCTGCAGTCATTAGATTAGCAGAAACTAGAGATACTATAGGAGTAACTTCTACTAGTTTAATAGAATTAGATGTAAACAATTCTATTGTTGGCAAGTTAGAGCAAATTAATTTAATTAGTTCTCCTTTATATGGTAATCAATTTTCTACTACTAAGTCTTTAAAGAAAATTCCTAAAGTTCCTCAATTTGAAAAAGAAAAAGTAAAAACTCAACCTGGACCAGTTGGAATATTTGCTAATGGAGTTGAAATTCAAAATTACAAATCTTTTGATAAAATTTACTATGGAAAAATTGAAACTGTAGATATTTTGAGTGGTGGGGAAGATTATAGTCTCATAAACCCCCCACAATTTGACATTTTTAATAATGTTATTGATCAAGACACTCAAACTTTTATTATTCCATCTATGGAAGGGGAATTAAAAGGTCTTCGTATTATGAACCCTGGATATGATTATGAAGGGACCCCAAATATTACAGTTACAGGTGGTGCTAGAAAAGATGTTCCTATTACTGTAAAGATGAAGTTTATTGATAAAACATTTGATTTTAATGCAACTACAAGAGGGACTGTAGTAAGAACAGTAGACAATATATTTGCATTTACTACTGTTCAACCTTTTGTTGAAGGAGAAGCAGTAGTATATGAAACTTTGGGAACATTTCCAATTGGAATTGGATCAATTGTTTCAGATGGTACTTTATTAGACCAATCAGTTTACTATGTTTCTCAAATTGGTGCTGGTTCTACAACATTTAGACTTGCCCCAACAAGACAAGATGCTTTAAGAGAAACAAATTTAATTAATTTAAGAACCACTGGTGGAGGTCTGCAAAGATTTAGATCTTTACAAAAAGTTCAAGTCATTGATGAAGTTGGGTTTGTGGGAATTCAATCAGGATTTAAATACAAAAAACTTTCTTTTGGCCCAGAACACATTAACATTTATGATAATGTGTTCTATTATAACAATCATGGATATGAAAATGGAGAAGAAGTTGAAGTTACTGCAGATGGATCAACCCTTGGGGGAATAGTAGCAGAACAAATTTATTATATTGATAAATTAGATAATAATTCTTTTAGATTATGTACAGACTTTGAAAGAACAAATATTGTAGATATTACTGATGTTGATTTTGCTTCTACCTACTTTATTCAATACCCTCAAATTAGAGTTAAAATTGATGGTAAAATTAAAACCACATCATCAGCAGTAACTGGATATGGGGCTACTATTGTACCTATAGTTTTAGGGTCTGTAACTGGGGCACATGTTCAAAGAGGACTTGCTAAACCAGCTTTAGAATTACTTGGTTCTAAAAATATTGTCAATCTACATAAAAGACCAACTACACTGGTTTTAGAGGGATCTGATGCAGAGTTTGAACCAGTAATTGAAGATGGTAAAATTATTGAGGTTATAGTTAAAAATCCAGGAAAAGATTTTTATAATGATTTTGATTTTATAGTAGAAGGTCAAGGATATGGAGCACAATTAGTAGCAACTGTCAGTAATGGGCAAATTTATAATGGAACTGTTAGTTATGCCCAAATTATTGATGTTAAAGTAATTAATGGTGGAGTTGGATATGCAAAAACAGATACAACTATAAGAGTACAGAATAAAGGAAAAAATCTTAAAATCCAACCAAATTTAACAGAATGGACTTTAAATGATGTAGCAAAACTAGGAACTTCTAATTTATCAAATGGTTGTTTATTTGGAGCAAAGTATTCTAAATTTGGCAATACGTTTGGAACTTTCTTCTTAGACCAAAATTTAATTAATGCTTTTGGCATTACTCCGACAAGACACTCTCCTATAATTGGTTGGTCTTATGATGGGTGTCCAATTTATGGACCATATGCATATGAAAACCCCAATGGAAGTGGTTCAATAGTAAGAATGAGAAGTGGATATACTAGGAATAAAATTAGTCCCCCATCATTATTAGAATGTATAGAAGATTATGAGTTTACAAATACAGGAACTCTTGACGAAAATAATGGAAGATTTGCAGTAACTCCAGAATATCCACAAGGGATTTATGCATATTATTGCACAATAGATGCAAATAACAATCCAGAATTTCCTTATGTGATAGGAAATTTCTATAACTATATCCCAGACAAAAATAATTTTGATTTAGATTATAATCAAGATTTGAATTTTAATGAACTTGGAATAATTAAGTACACTAAACCTTATAGAGTAGAAGATAAAACAAATTATTATGAATATTTCGATCTTAATACTAATGAAATTAAGCCTGATGCTAAGGTTATTTCAGCAAGTTCTGGAAAGATAAATTCTGTAAAAGTTATAGATGGGGGTCTTGATTATGAAAAAGGAGACAAAATTGAATTTGAAGAAGAGTCTGGTGGTGGTATAGGAGCATTTGCTGAAGTTGAAAGTGTTGCTGGTGTTGGTATTAATCAAATAACAGCAGGATTGACTACCTTTACAAATGTAAGTTTTATTTCTAATGCTAATGGGTTTATTGGAATTGCCAGCACTGCCCATCAGTTTAAATCACAGACTTATGTTACCATAAGTGGAATTTCTACTACTGATTTTTCTGCTTTAGAAGGATATGTAAAGATTAATGTTGAAAAAAGAGATACTGTTTTAACAGAAGCGTTGAGTGCAGTATCTGTAACAGGACTAGTTACAAGCATCAAAGTAAAAAATCCAGTTATTACTTATAGGGTTGATGAAGAATTAGTGATTGGTTCTGAAACTTTAAAGATTATTGGGTTGGATAAATTGAATGGAAGATTGAATGTATTAAGGCAGAGTGGGACTCCTAGTTATGGAGTTGGAACAACTGTTTATGATAACACTTCTAAATTTACCTTTGCATCTCCATTTAATTTTAAAAATCCAATAAAAGAACTAGATGAATCATACTACTTTAAACCCTCTAGATCAGTCTCTGTGGGTATTAGTACTGTTGCTGGAGTAGGTAACACATTAACTGTATATCCCTATGGAGTTGGTGTTTCTCAAACTAAATTTGTTGAGCATGGTGGGATTTATTTGCCATTTAATAATTTTAAAGATGGAGAAAGAGTTGTTTACTCTACAGACTCTTCTACCATAGTTACAAATGCTGGTGATTTAAATAATCTACCAAATTTATTTGTAGTTAAATTAGATAAAGATGTTATTGGTCTTGTTCAAGATGTAAGGAATGTAAAAAATAGAAATGCTCTATTAAGATATAATGCTGTTGGTACTGGAGATTTGCATAAATTTACAACTCAAAGATCTAATGTAGTAAAGGGAACTGTAAAACAAGTTAATGTTCAAGTTTCTACAGCATCATCACATGGCTTGTCAGTTGATAATAATATTAGAGTAAATGTAATTTCTGGAGTTACTACAACTTATACTGTTGGATACTCAACCACAACTAAAAGAGTTTTAATAGACAACCAAACTAATCCCAAAGTTAGAGTTGTTGCAAATGAAATTGTTGTATTTGATTTATCTAGTCCTAGTATTTCTGGAAAAGATTTTAACTTATATGCAGATGAATTCTTTAGAAATCCTTATTTTGGAAATGAAAATAATGGAGTAGAAGTATTTAAAACTCCAACAACTTTAACTTTTAGAGTGTCAGAATACACCCCAAAACTGTTATACTATAATTTAACTAATATTACAACAAATGATGAAATTTATCCAGATTTTACTGTTGATGGAAATAATGAAATCAAATTAGATGATAGTTTGTATAGTATTGAAAGTAAGGTCACTGGAATAGCAGGAACTTCATTTACATATAATCTTCCAGTGTATCCAGAAAGATCACAATACACAAATACTTTATCTAGATTAAATTATTCAGTATTAGATTCTGGAATCAAAGGACCAATTGATAAAGTAAAATTAATTTATGGAGGATCTTCTTACAAAAAAGTTCCCAGCATAAAAATTATAACAACAAAATCTGGTGTAGGGGCAGATCTTTATGCAACTACCACAACTATAGGCAAAATAAAAGCAATCAAAATTTTAAATACTGAAAGTGTTTATCCAAGTGACAAAACACTATCTCCAGTTACAAATAGTTTTGTTGCTTTAAGAACAAAAAATAGCTATCAAGTAGATAAAGTTGATATTTTGGATTCTGGAAAAAAATATCAGTCTCCACCAACATTAGTTTTATATAATAAAATTACAAATCAAACAGATTTAGATTTTGAGGCATCTGTTATATCACAAACTAATGCCAATACTATTGATAGAGTTTTAGTTACTAATTCTTCCGGAAATTTAAAATCTACTGATGATTTTATAGCTTCTACCAATAACAGCAATGGTATTAGAATTTTAAATGCTACATCTTCTGGTTCTTTCCCATATGAAGTAGAATTAACCTTAGAAACTCCTATTTCTGGTTTTTCTACAGCAAATGATTTGCCAATATCTGTTGGAAGTTCAATATTTGTAGAAAATATAATTAGCACAGGAGGTTCAGGATTTAACAGTTCTGACTATGATTTTTCACCATTCATTGTAACATATGTTAATCCCAATTATAGTTCTCCAGATGCAGCTATTGTTAGATATGAACTCCAAAAATTCCCTGGAACTATTAGTGGGTCAACTTTTAATGCTTCTGTAGTAAGATATGAAGATTTAGCTAAATTTAAACCAACTTTAAGGAAAACAAGATACTTAAATAATGAAAGTTTACTTCCATACAATAGTGAAATTATTGATAATGAAAATAATGAAACAATTACAGATTTAATTAAAGTCCACAATTCTTCAAGTTTTTCTGTAGGAGATTCTATCAAAGGATCTTCTACCAAATCAGAGTCTACTATTTTTAGTATAGAAAAATTTAAAGCTTCTTTAAAGTTAGATTCTAGCCTTTCTGAAAATATTGGGTGGAAAGATTTTAGAGGTAATTTGTCAACTATTTTACAAAAACTTCAAGATAATGATTACTATCAAAATTTCTCTTATAGTTTAAAGAGCAAAAAATCTATATCAGAATGGAAACCTATAATTTCAGACTTAGTTCATGTATCTGGATATAAGCAATTTGGGGATTTAACTATTGAATCTAGTTTACCTGTAGGAATAGCTTCAACTCTTAGTGTAACTTCAGATTCTTTATCTGCAGTAAACATATCTTTAATTTCTGAAAAAGATGTATCTACAGTTTCTAATTTTGATTTAGTTGTTGAAGAAGATATTGATGAAAGTGATGGGATTTACTCTGAATATTTAAAATTTGGAACTAAAAAACTTTCAGACTTCTTCTTATCTGAGGCTAATAGAGTTCTTTCTGTAGATGATATTTCTGGACTGTTTAATACTGACAATTCTCCATTTGTTTTGGTTCCAGTTGATACTGTAGACACAACAAATAATGTTGTACTTAAATACTATTTCTTTGTTGCTGCAACCACATCTTTCTTTGGACTTTTTGAAAAACCAGAAGTTTTTGATTTATTTGTAACTAGAACTGGTCCTACTATTAATTTGGTCTCATATGCATATTATTATGATTTTTACACTGAATCTGGGGTTCCCAAACAACCATTGGGAGAAGTGCAGGGGTCTATAAGTCCCACAGATGAAAATGAAATAGTTATTAATTTTGCTCCAAAAAATATTTTTAATAGTTATTCAATAGCAGCAATAAGAGATACAGTTTCTACCACTATTGGAATAACTTCTACTTCATATGGATATGTTGACGTAATTGAAAGAACTATTGGATATGCATCATCTGCTTCAATTTCAACATCAACATTTTATAGTTATCCATTAGCAGATTGCAATGCTGGTGTTGGTTTAGTTGGTATTTCCTCAGCACAAAATAAAGTTGAAAGTTCCTTTGAATTTAGTTTTGTAAAAAATGTAGACAATATCATTGATATTAACATTTATGCAGAAAACAAAACTAAAGAATTAGGTTCTATTGGAGTAACTACAAGTTCATCTGGTGCCATAGAATTCAACTACACAAATGTTTTGGGGGTAGGAGTTACTATTTTTAGTAATATTCAATTCATAAAAAATACCCCAACTGCTCCATATAACATTTCAAATGAAAGAAGTGTGCAAACCAGTGAAAATTACAATTATACTGGTTCCTCTTCAGTTGGATTAACTACAGTCCCTCAAGTATTTGCAGCATCAAAATATATTGTATATGCTGAAAAAACTGTAGGGTTGACTACACATAGAACTTTATTCCAAACAAATGCAGTTCACTTTGATGATTATAACACTCTTACCACATATGGTTTTGCAGGTAACATGCCATTAAATGAATTCACTATTGAAAATGTATATAATGCAGGCATTGGTAATTATACTTTAACCCTTACCCCCTCATCATCTGGAACATTTAATTTCAAAGTGATTAAGAAGACAATACTAACCCCTAACATATAATAAATATTTCAAAAAATGCCCATATCAGACATAGGTGCAATTTATACTCCTTCTGTTTATGGAAGGACGTCATTTCCATTAAGACATAATGGACAACCAATTTTTTATAAAGAGTTTAATGGCGCAAATCAAAATATTGTTGGGATAACTTCAGATAAAATTTTTATAAAAGATCATTTTTTTAGAACAGGAGAAACTTTATTTTATAGTCCAGGAACTGGGACTTCTATTGGAATACAAACTAACGGTATTGGAAATATTGGATTTTCCAGTTATATGCCCAGTGTAGTATATCCTATTGTATTAGACAAAGATAACATTAGAATTGCTTTAGCATCAACTTTAGCATATTCTGGAGATTATATTGGTATAACTACTACTGGAATTGGGACTGTTCATTCTTTAACAGCAGATAAACAAAATACTAAATGTTTGATTTCTGTTGATAATATGATTCAATCCCCAGTGGCAGTAGCAAGTACAGTGGGAATAACAACTTTTACTAATATTTCCATTACTGTAGAAAGTCTAAAAAATATAAAAATAGGATCTTTGATAAGAATTACTGGTAGTTCTGGGAGAAAAGAAATATCAAAAGTTTCTGCTATAAACTATACTACTAAAGAAGTCTCACTAACTAGAGGTTCTGGGGTACTAGGGACTCCACAAATAGTTTTTACTGGTATTATAACACAAACTCCAGCAGAAGTTCTTGCAGGTCAATACAACATTGTAAAAGACAATATTTACTTTACAAATGCTCCTTTGGAAGGTAAAAAAATTAATCTAACTATTCCAGTAAATTCCATTGATTTTGCAAATAAAAGTTTTACTTATTTTACTGGAAATGAAAATATTCCTACAGGAACACAAGCAGTATTTTATTCAGAAAACCCTCCAGTTGAACTAACTAATGGAGCAGTTTATTATTTGATAAAAAGTGCAAATAATACATTTAAATTAGCTAATACTTTATTTGAAGCATATAATGGTGTTGCTGTAGATTTTTCAACTAATACTGGAAATGCTTTCCCTCCAGGCAGTTGGGCGTTTTTCTTATTACTTCCATCTGATAACAGTTCTTTCCATGGAAGAGTTTTCTTAAGATCCAATTACTCAGGCAATTATGTTTTTGATGATATTTCAGAACAATTTACAGGGATAACAAGTTCATTTGAATTAAAAGTTTCTGGAATAAACACCTCTGGCATTTCTTCTGATAATGGAATAGTATTAATTAATAATGTCTTTCAATATCCAGAGGCAGAAGAAGCATTTGAATACAGGGATGTTGGAATAGGAACTGCTGCAACCACTTTCATTGATTTTATAGGTTCTGGAGATTATAAAACTTATGATGTTAATGTAAAAGGTCTTCCAAGAGGTGGAATGATTGTTGGATATGGAGTTAGTAGTGGAACACTATATGCTCCTCAATATCCTGCTAAAGGGGTTGCAGTGGTTTCTGCTGCAGGAACAATATCTAGAATAATAATTGGAGATGAAGGATCTGGATATAGATCAGGAATATCAACCTATTATATTAGAATAGATAATCAAGAACTACCAGGATCTGGTGCTCTCGGAATTGCATACCCTAATTCAGTTGGAATTATTACTGGAGTTGGAATTATTACTGGAGGATCTGGATATTTGTACAATGGTACATCATCTACATTAACTGGGATTATAAGTGATTTAGCACCAAATGGCACTTTAATTTCTGTAGCTTCTACTTCAGTATTTGAATATTTTAGGGGGAACGTAGTTAGTGTTAATAACCCAGGATTTGTTGCTATTGGAACAGAAATAATTAAGTATATTGGAATTGGATCCACTGGTAGCAATCTTGTTGGTTCTGTAAGAGGTCAACTTGGAACTATTGGCACTTCTCATGGTCCTGGGGCAACAGTAACTAAGTATGAATATGACTATATTATCAAGGTAGATGATCCTATTCCATATGATAATATTCCATTGACAGGATCTGCTGCTGGAATTGGGGCATCAGTGTCACTCAAAATTAATGAATTTGGAGAGGTAAGTGATTTAATATTTACTAATAGTGGTTACAATTACAAAGTTGGTGAAGTGTTAGTTCCCAGTGGAGTTTTGGGACTTTCTACTCAAACAAATGATCACAAATTGAAGATAACTCTTAATGAGGTTGCAAAAGATGAATTTGCAGCGTGGAATGTAGGTAAACTAAGAAAGCTTGAAGATTTAACAGATAAAGTAAATGGAAGAAGGACAATATTTACATTATTTGAAAAAGTAGACACTGGATTGGGTATTGTTATAAAAAGAACTAGTTTAGAAGCAAATCCTGCATCTGAAATTGATTTAGATCAAAACCTTTTAATATTTGTAAATGATATTTTACAAATACCAGGAAAATCATATACGTTTTTGGGAGGATCCCAATTAGAATTTACAGAACCTCCAACTTTAGGAAGTACAGTTAAGGTTTATTTTTATGAAGGATTTAGTGGGGATACTCAATTTACCCAACCACAGACTGACGTAAAGGAGGGAGATAAGTTAAGAATTCAAAGGCATGTTTTTGGACCACTCCCACAAGAACAAAATAGAAGAACAGCTCAAAGAGCAGTTAGCTCAGATACTGTAAGAACTGAGGTATATTATGATAAAGGTTTATCAGATTCTTCATCCCAAAGAAGAACCATTGAATGGACTCCACAAAAAGCAGATGCTATTATTAATGGAGAATTTATTTTTAAAAATAGAGACAGAAATAATTCTGGAATAACAAGTATTACTAAAGTCACTAAATCTATAAGCAACTATCTTGGATTTGGTATTACAGTTGGATTTACAACCACTCCAGGAACATTCAGTGGGTTTGCAACTAATATAATTGGCATCAATACTACTTCTGGAATTGGTTCTTTGGTTCAAGTTGGTGATTATGTGGAAGGATCTTATATTGTGTCTTATGGGGTCACTGTGGTGTCAATTGGAGCAAGTGTTATTAGGATAGGGTCTCCTTCATTAGGTGTATCAACTTCTGGATCAAATGTGTTTATTGGAATAGTTTCTTACTCATCATCACCAGTTGGAATAAATACAATTCCACTTACTTTCTACAGAAAGAACTAATAAATAAAATTAAAGTAGCAAAAACAAATGCCAGCGATAGTTACTGATAAATTAAGGTTATTGAATTCTAATAATTTTATTACTGACATTGCTAATGGAAATTATTATGTCTTTGTGGGACTTCCTAATGCGATTACATTTGACAGTGGATGGGATAGTAGCCAACCTTCTCCAATAGATAATGATTTATACTTAAATTCTTACAGAGATACTATCTTAGGTGTCAAAAAAATAAACACTTCTGATGTTATTAGAGTCATACCAAAACTTCAATGGGTGACAGGAAGAAAATATGACATGTATAGGCATGATTATAGTGTGTATAACATTTCTCCAGTTGCTTCTGCTACTAGATTGTATGATGCTCAATACTATGTAATTAATCAAGATTATAGAGTTTATATTTGCATTAATAATGGATCAACCCCTGCAAACCAAAACCAAGGGGTTATTTCAACTCAAGAACCTCTCCACACAGATATTTCCCCAAGAAAAGAAAGTGATGGATATGTTTGGAAATACTTATATACATTAAGTCCATCTGATGTTTTAAAATTTGATGCTACTAATTACGTAGCAGTTCCTAATGATTGGGGAACCACTACTAATGCAGAAATTGCCAGAATTAGAGATAATGCATTTAATGGACAAATTCAAGCAGTTTTAGTAGAAAAACAAGCACAATATAACTATGTGGGAACTTTAACTGGGGTCCCAATTAAAGGAGATGGTTTTGGTGGAGAAGCTAGTGTAACATTTGATGAAGAATCAAAACCAGTTTCAGTTCAAGTTACAGCAGGTGGTCTTGAATATACATATGCAACTTTAGATTTAGACTCAGTTCTTCCTTCTTTGAGTGGAGAAAAAGCAGTATTTAATGTAATTATTCCTCCACCTGGAGGACATGGAAAAGATGTTTATAATGAACTTGGAGCAACTAGAGTTTTAATTTATAGTAGAATTGAAAATGATGCTACAAATCCAGACTTTATAGTAGGGAATCAATTTTCTAGAGTTGGGATTGTTAGAAACATTAAATCATTTGGGACAAACTCTACATTTACTCAAAGCAGTGGAACTGGGGTTTATGGTGCAAGAATGAATACCTCCACAATAACAGAGCCATTAGATTCTCAAATTACTCAAGTTTCATCTAATGGTAGAGGAACTTTAGTTAGTTTTGATTCTACAACTCAAGTATTGAGGTATATACAACCAAGAACTAATTATGTAGATACATACCAAGTTGGAACAGTTAATACTATAGATTGGAGTTATGCCGATAGTTATAGTGGCATCCAAACAGCTAGCACATATGATCAAAATGAATTTGATAATTCAACAAATTTTGTAATTGGTTCAAATTCATATCCAATTGATACTACATTTACTGGTTCTACTTTAACTCTTGGTACAGTAGACTATTATCTGGGGCAAAGTTTTTCTGCTGGACTGGCAAGCCCAGATATAAATAACAAGAGTGGAGAAATACTTTATGTAGACAACAGATCCTCTGTTACCAGATCATCTGAACAAAGAGAAGATATAAAAATTATTTTAGAATTCTAAGAACATGTCCCAAAGTACAAACCTAAACAAGACTCCATACTATGATGACTTTGATAGTGCAAAAAATTACTACAAAGTTTTATTCAAACCTGGAGTAACTGTACAGACAAGGGAATTAACAACTTTACAGTCAATACTCCAAAATCAAATTGAAAAATTTGGAAAGAAGTTTTTCAATAATGGCGGAGTAGTAATACCTGGAAACTGTGCTTATATTCCAGTATACAATTCTGTTGAAGTTGAAACCATTTACAAAGGAATTAATGTAGAAGAATATCTAGATACTTTAGTTGGGAATATTATAACAGGATCTGATAGTGGGATTACTGCAAAAGTAGTTAATTACATAAAAGCAGCAGATTCTACAAAAAATAGAACTACAATTTATGTAAAATATCTTTCATCTGCTAATGATTTTGAAACTGAATTATTTACAGCAGGCGAAGAACTGACTGCAAGTTTTGATATTCCATTAGGCCAAGGGTTTATTTTTGAAGGGGAACCAATACTTCAAATTACAAACCCTGTTGGTAGATCTGCCTTTTCAGTTGGAACTGCAGCAAGAATTGAAGAAGGTGTTTATTTTGTAAGAGGTTATTTTGTAGATGTAAAAACTCAAGAATTAATATTAGAGCAATATTCTGCAACTCCTTCTTATAGAGTTGGACTTGAAATCTCTGAAGATATTGTAACATCTGATGATGACCCTTCTCTAAATGATAATGCTCAAGGATTTTCAAACTATGCTGCTCCAGGAGCAGATAGATTTACCATCACATTAACTTTAGCAAAAAAATCATTAGATGATTTAAATGATGATAATTTTATTGAATTGTTTAGAGTAGAAAATGGTATTATTAGAAAAATTAAACAAGAAACAACAGGATCTTTCATAACTGATGTTTTAGCTAGAAGAACTTTTGATGAATCTGGAAATTATAGTTTAAAACCTTACAATGTAAAGGCAGTTGATTCTTTAAACGATGGAGTTTTCTATAAAGGAGTATATTCAGAAAACCAAAAAACATCTGATGGATCAATTCCATCGCAAGATCTTGGACTAATACAAATTTCTCCAGGAAAATCTTATGTTAAAGGTTATGAGGTTGTAAACTATGATACTGTTGTTGATTGGGAAAAACCAAGAACAACAAAGAGAGTAGAGTCTTCCTCAGTAGTTTTTAATGGAGGGGATTTACTAAGAGTAAACAATGTACAATCATCTCCAAAAATAGGATTAACCACAACTGGTACTGTATCTTTATATTCAAGAAGATTAGAAGATAATGTAGCAGTTACAACTTCCGTCATTGGTTATGCTAGAGTTTATGATTATGAACATCACAATACTTCATATGAAAGTCCAGCAAGTCAATTTAATTTAAAATTATTTGATGTTCAAACTTTTACAAATTTAATAACACAAATTCCATTAACTAATATTTTTGTTGGGGCATACATTCAAGGATCTAGTAGTGGAGCTTCAGGATATTTAAGAGCAATAACTGCTGGAAATACTAATTTATCATTATATCAAGTATCTGGAAAATTTGTCAGCAATGAAAATTTAGTAATTAATGGAATTAGTAGCACTACTGGTGTAATTGGAACAGTTACAGATTATTCTATTGCAGATGTTAAATCAGTATCTGATGGTTTAGGATTTGTTGCAGATACTGTTTTATCAAATAGAATTACACTAAATGGACCATTTAATGCAATTGTTGGAGTTGCAACAGTAGGAATTGTAACTATTTCAAGATCAAATGGATCTGCATGGCCAAGTCAAGTAAAACTAGATGATGTTCTTGCATTTCAACCAAATGGAGTTACTCAAGAAGTTTTTGCTAGAGTTGTAGCATTTACACCATCAAGAAATCAAATATGTTTAACTGGAGTATCAACAGTAACTAATGTTTGTAATGGTAATGTTGGTGTAGGTACATACACATTACAAACAATAAATATTCTCAAACCAACAATTGATAGACCAGAAAATTCTACTTTATACAATAAATTAGCAAATTCAAATATTGCTAATGTAAATTTAGAAAATTCAAATGCTTATGTAAAGAGGCAAAACACCTCAGTAACAAAGACAAGCACTTCATTAACACTACCAAGTTTGTCTGGGACTGATTATGTATATGCTCCATTTGATGAAGAAAGATATGTCATAGTTAATGCAAATGGAACTATAGAAAATCTATCCACAGCTACATTAACTTTAACTAGTGGAGGTAAAGGCGGCACATTTACTAATCTAAGTGCAACAGCAGGTCCTTGCACAGTAATTTCAACACAAATTAAATCTAATGTAAGTGCTAAGAAAAAGCAGTATAGTAGATGTAATTCTATTAATGTAATCAGAACAAAATACACTCCATCAAGATCTGCTGGATTAAGTTATAGTCAAGTTTATGGAACAAGAGTAGATGATGATCAAATTAGTCTAGATTCTCCAGATATCGTAGAAGTTCATGCAATTTATGAATCATCTGGAAATGGAGATCCTCAAGTTCCTTGGATTTCTTTAACTGAATTAACTAGTCCATCCTCAAATGCCTCAGAACTTATTTTAGGAGAGCATTTGATTGGGGAAGAAAGTGGTGCTGTTGCAGTTTATATTCAATTAAAAGCTTCATCTCAAATATACTTAGCATATAAAACTCCACAAACTTTCTCTGTATCTGAAAAAATTACATTTACTGAGACTAAGTACACTGCTATTGTTGATACTGTAAATGCAGGGGACAGAAATATTATTAATAACTACATTATTGATAATGGACAAAGAAAAAATTATTATGATTATGGAAGATTGGTCAGAAAACCTGGGGCACAAGAACCAGCTGGAAGACTGAAAGTTTATTTTGATAAATTTACTTTTGATTCTGTTGATTCCGGAGATTTAATTACCAACAATAGTTATTTAAATTCACTATATGGCACAAAAATCCCATCATATGATGGGATTAGAAATACAGACATTATAGATGTTAGACCTAGAGTTGGAGATTATAGTGACGCTTCTGCATTAAGTCCTTTTGAGTTTAGTTCAAGGTCATTTGCAACATCTGGAGCAAATGCAACACAAGTTTTAGCTTCAGATGAAAGTGTTGTATTTGATTATGATTTTTATCTTGGCAGAAGAGATAGATTAACTCTAGATAGAGAAGGAAATTTTAACATAGTTTTTGGGGAGCCAAGTGAAATTCCAATATCTCCAGAAATTTCTCCTGAAGTATTAGATGTTGCTGAAATTATAGCATCTCCTTATGTTTACAATATTGAAGATTCTACTCAAGTAAAAATTATTGTCACAGACAATAAGAGATATACAATGGCAGATCTTAGAGATCTAGAAGATAGGGTAGGTTTCTTAGAATATTATACTTCACTTTCTTTATTAGAATTATCTACAGAAAGTTTAAATGTTGAAGATAGCAATGGATTAAACAGATTTAAGTCTGGATTCTTTGTTGATAATTTTGTAGATACATCCTCAGTTGATGCACAAAGTGCAGTTTCATCTACCATAGAAAATGAGACTTTATCTCCTGTAGTATACAATGCTAGAGTTGATTTGAGTTTATATAGTGCAGATTCATCAGTTTCTCCTTCACAAATCAATATAAGTGACACTTCATCAGTAAATGTTTCTAGGGTTGGAAAAACTATTAGTCTTAGATACACTGAAGTAGAGTATATTAAACAAGCTTTTGCAAGTAGAGTTGTAAGTGTCAATCCTTTTGACATTGTAACCTGGGATGGAAACTTAGAATTAAGTCCAAAAATAGATACTTGGACAGTAAGAAGACCTCCAGTATATGCTGGAAGTGTTAGAGGTGGTGGGAATAGAACTGTTTGGGGAGAATATGTTGCTGGGTATGAAGCTTACATTAGACCAAGAAATATTTCATTCGTAGCAACTAGACTAAAACCAAATACAAGATTTAAATATCTATTTGATGCTAAAGTTGTGAGTGGATCTGATGCAGTGTCACCAGGGTCATTTGTATTCCCTAAATTATTAGAAATTACTGAAGTTACTGGAACATTCCAACCAGGAGAAACTGTTCTTGCTTATGATTCTGCTGGAACACTTGCATCTCAATTTAGAATTTGTGTTCCTAATCATAAGTCTGGACCTATTACTAATCCAGAATTTAAATATAACATCAATCCATACATTCCAACTGTTGGTATTTCATCCTTATATGGTCCACAATCTACCATACTGAATGTTGACACTGAGGCATTAACTGCTCAAAATTTAGGAGATTTCTGGGGTAATGTTAATACTGGGTATAGGGTATATGGACAAACTAGTAAAGCAAGTGCAAAGATTTCTGATAATAGATTAATTTCAGATGAAAATGGAACAGTAGTTGGGTCTCTTTGGACTGGTAAAAATCAATTTAGAACTGGAACTACAACTGCTAAGATTACAACTCAAAAAGATCCTGTAGGGGTTCCTGGCGAAGTAACTAGTCAGGCAAATAATATTTTCACATCCAAGGGAACTATTATTCAACCATACTACATTGTATACTATGATCCTCTTGCACAAACTTTCTTAGTTAATGATGAAGTTGGTATGGTTCCAACCTCAGTTGACATTTTCTTTGCAGATAAAGATGCATCAATACCTGTGGAACTGCAAATTCGAGAAGTTGTTAATGGGTATCCAGGTGGTCCAGATAAAGTAGTTCCAGGACTGCAAAAAGTTTTACTACCATCACAAGTCAAAACAAGTTCAAATGCATCAGTAGCAACCACATTTACATTTGATAAACTAGTGAGATTGGAGGGGGGTAAAGAATATGCATTAGTTTTAGTTTCAGACTCTCCAAGTTATTTGGTTTGGCATTCTAGAATGGGAGAAGTTGAAATATCAACTGCCCAAAATAAAGAAATTGGAAAAGTAATCATCAATAAACAACCCTCCATGGGGGTCATGTTTAAAGCACAGAATGGAAGTACTTGGACTCCAAGCCAAGAAGATGACCTTAAGTTTACCATAAGAAGGGCTAATTTTATAACTGATGGTGGTACTGTTAAGTTGTATAACTCACCACAAAATATAATTAGACCTGAAAATAAACTAGCAGAAAATCCAATTTATTCTTTATCTACAAGTGCATCTTTATATAATAATGGAAGATATCTTCGTATTGACCATCAAGATCATGGAATGTATTCTCCTGGAGAAAAAGTACAAATAGTAGGAGTTCAACCAGATTCGATTCCTACAAAAATTACAGTTGCATATGGGGCAACTGATACTGGATCAATTAGTATTGCCAGCTCAACTGGATTTGGAACTTATGATGGTTCTGTGGTTGGAGCAGGAAATCCAGGATATGCTTGGATGAATGGAGAAATCATTAAGTATACTACAGTTACTGCAAACTCACTTGCAAATATAACTAGATCTCAAGATGGCACAGCATCTCTTCCACATCCAATTAATTCACTAATTTATAAGTATGAATTTAATAATGTCCCATTAACTAAGATTAATACTACTCATACCATTGAAACAAATCCAAAACCAACAGTTGGAGATTATCATATTCAAGTATCAGCAGGAAGCACTTTTGGTTCTGCTAAATTTGGTGGTGGGTCTAATGTGTATGCTGGAAGAAATATTAATTACAGTGCACTAACTTTTGGAGAAAATTTAATCACTATTCCAAATAAAACATCAGTGTCTGCAACTGTCAGAACTGTATCTGAGCAAAGTGTAGATGGAACTGAATCTGCTTTTGTTGATCAAGGATTTACTTCTATTGATCCAGTTAAGAAAAATACATTTAAAACAATTAGATCAGTTCTTTCTAAAACTAATGAAACTCAATTCTTAAACTCAACTTTATTTGAAGGACAAAAATCTTTAACTCTAGAGTTAATTTTAGACACTGATGATTCCAAAGTTTCTCCAATTATTGATCTAGATCAACTTTATGTTGATGTAGAAGGATATAGAATTAATCAACCTGTGGGAATAACTTCTTATGCAGCAGATTCTAGAGTAAATTCTAACATAGATGATCCTCATGCATTTGCATATATTAGTAAAAAAATTAATCTAGCACAAAGTGCAACATCTATTAAAGCATATATTTCTTGCTTTAGAGAGGCTGCTTCTGATATCAGAATGCTTTATAAGATTTACAGAACTGATGTTCCAGATGAAGATCAAGTTTGGGAACTTTTCCCAGGATACAATAATTTAGATGTAAATGGTAATGTTATTGATTCTGATGATAATGATGGAAGATCTGATGTAAATGTCCCAAGTAGTTTAGAAGATCAATTTAGAGAATATACCTTTACAGTTGATGATCTACCAACATTCACTGGATTTGCAATTAAGATAGTTGCCACAACCACTAATCAAGCAATTCCTCCAGTCATCAAACAACTCAGAGCAATTGCATTAGCATAATGGAAACTCCAAAATATGCTAAGGTGGAAGGATATCCTCATTTATTGAGAGATCTTTCCACTAATGCAATTATCAATACAGATTTTAAAGCATCTGAACAGTATATTAAAATAAGAGAACGAAAAAAAGAAGAACAAAAAAAGATCTCTAATATAGAGTCTGATATAGAAGACTTAAAATCTTCTATCAATGAAATAAAGCATTTATTGAGGAAACTTTATGAATCATGAAAAGTTAGAACTTGAAAGTGTAGCAAAAATGTTTGAGTTTGAAAAACTTTCAAGAGAAATTGATAGTTGCACTGATATGGATCATTTGAAAGATATTTGCAAATGCTATGTTAAACTTTATTTTAAACAGCAAGAAACACTTATTTCTTTAGTAGAACCTTTTGGTTCTAAATAATTAGAAAATCTAGAATAATGGCAAAACCAGCATCAAGACAAGAATTAATTGATTATTGTTTAAGAAAACTTGGTGCTCCTGTATTGGAAATCAACATTGCAGAAGAGCAACTTGATGACTTGGTTGATGATGCCCTTCAATTGTTCAATGAAAGGCATTTTGATGGTGTTGAAAAAATGTTCATGAAATATAAAGTTACTAAAGACGATATAGAAAGAGGAAAATCAAAAGCACCTGGAAATGATTTAGATGTAGAAATATCTACAGCAAGTTCTAACATTGGAACTTTTGAGTGGGAAGAAAATAGCAATTATATTCAAGTTCCAGATCCAGTTATTGGGGTTGAAAGAATATTTAAAGTAGATAATAGAACAATATCTTCTGGTCTGTTCAATGTAAACTATCAACTATTTTTAAATGACATTTACTGGTTTAGTTCAACTGAAATGTTGAACTATTTTGTTACTAAAAGATATCTTGAAGATATTGATTGGATCATTAGACCAGAAAGGCAAATAAGGTTTAACAAGAGACAAAATAGACTTTACATTGATACTAATTGGGACACATTAAAAGAAGATGATTATCTTTTAATTGAGTGCTACAGAATTTTAAACCCAACTGAGTTTACTAAAGTTTATAATGATTCATTTTTAAAGAAGTACTTAACTTCATTAATTAAAAAACAATGGGGACAAAATTTAATTAAGTTCCAAGGAGTCAAACTTCCTGGTGGTATAGAACTTAATGGAAGACAGATATATGATGATGCAGTTAAAGAACTACAGGCAATAGAAGATCAAATGATGATTACTTATGAACTTCCACCAATGGATCTGATAGGATAATATGTTAAACCCATTTTTCATCCAAGGAACTTCAGGAGAACAAGGTCTTATCCAAGATCTTATTAATGAGCAGTTGAAGATGTATGGAATTGAAGTATATTATTTACCAAGAAAAATAGTATCTAAAGGTGTTGTAATTAAAGATGCCTTATATTCAAAATTTAATAACGCATTTCCAATTGAAGCTTATCTAGTTAATTATGAAGGGTTTGATAATAATTCTATATTAATGTCAAAATTTGGAGTAAGAATAACTGATGAGATGAATTTAATAGTATCAAAAGAAAGATTTGATACTTATATTGCGTCTTTACTTCAAAATAGTAGCGATGGATTTGAAAATTATACAAGACCTTTAGAGGGGGATTTAATTTATATTCCATTATCTGATAGTTTAATGGAAATTAAGTATGTAGAAAATAGAAAACCATTTTTCCAACTTCAAAAAAATTATGTTTATGATTTAAGATGTGAACTATTTGAATATGAGGATGAAGAAATAACTACTGGAGTTCCTGAAGTTGATTATGCATTAAAAGATATTGGTTATGGAGCAGTTCTTACTTTATCTGGGTTAGGTATAACTGCAACAGCATATACTGGATTAGTTCAAGGTGGTATTCAATATGCTAATGTCATCTCTGGAGGATATAGATTTAATTCAACTCCATCAATAGTAGTGGATGCGCCAACATCGGGACAAAGAGGACAGTTGGCTGGTGTCATGACTCAGGCAAGAGGATTAACTGCTACTAAAAGTTTAGATAAAGTCTACATAGATAATCCTGGATTTGGGTATACTACAGTTCCTTCTGTTTCTTTTTTTGGTGGCAACGGATATGGAGCATCTGTTGATGTTGGCATAGTTACAAGTTTAAGTAGCATAGGCATAGTTACCTTAACTTATGTTGGAACTGGATATACATCAGAACCAACAGTAACTTTTTCATCTCCAGTTTCAGGAGGTACAACTGCAACAGCAAGAGCATTCTTAAATGCAAGTGGTGGGATATCAACAATAAGAATTATAAATGCTGGTGCTGGATATAGTGTTGCTCCAACAATTACAATTTCAGCAGGATCAACAGTAGCATCTGGAAATTATATTGTAGGAGAAAGAGTTTCTGGATCTTTATCTGGAGCAATAGGGATAGTTAAAAACTGGAGTTCTTCTACAAAGCAATTAAAAGTTTCTGGAATGGGAACTGATTTTGTTCCTGGAGATGTAGTAGTTGGAGCAGCATCTAGTGCTATCTATATTATAGGGGGATATAAAGTATATGAGTTACAAGAACCCTCTTATGATAATAATGATGAGATAGAAGAAGAAGCAGATGAAATTATAGATTTTACTGAAATAAATCCCTTTGGGGAAGTTTAACTAAATAAAATAAACTGCGACTTATAATGTCAAAGCAAATTATATCTACAGGAACTACACCAAATGATGGCACTGGGGATACTCTTGCAGCAGGTGCTTCCAAGATAAATTCTAATTTTACTGAAATTTATACAACCTTTGGCGATGGAGTAAATTTAACAGGATTTCAAGGAACTGCTGGTGCAATAGGACCTCAAGGACCCCAAGGTGCACAAGGACTACAAGGTAATATTGGACCTCAAGGTGCTCAAGGAGGTCTTGGTAATGTTGGAGCTCAAGGTTCTAGTGGACCACAGGGTCCTCAAGGAGTTGCAGGCGGAATATCCTTTTCTATTACAAACAGCGGATCAAGTGGATATATTTTTAACCCATCAATTTTAGGAATTTCTACTAATCCAACATTAACTTTAGCTAGAGGATTCACTTACTTTTTTAATGTTAATGCTTCAGGTCATCCATTTTGGATTAAAACAGTAGCAGAAACTGGCATTACAACAACATCTTACAATACTGGGGTAGAAAATAATGGTGTTCAAACTGGAACTTTAATTTTCACAGTTCCAAATGATGCTCCAGAAACTCTATATTATATTTGCCAAAACCATTCCCCAATGCAAGGGACAATTAATATAAGAGAAGTTGGGTATATAGGTCCTCAAGGATTTCAAGGATTTAGAGGACCTCAAGGAGAAACTGGATTACAAGGTGTTCAAGGACTTCAAGGATCTATTGGACCCCAAGGAACATATGGACCTCAAGGATTTCAGGGCATTAGAGGTCCTCAAGGTACAATAGGATTCCAAGGAGCACAAGGAGTTCAAGGTTCTCAGGGATTTAGAGGACCTCAAGGGGTTCAAGGACCTCAAGGTTCTCAAGGTTCTCAAGGATCTCAAGGACCTCAAGGGTCCCAAGGATTTACTGGATCTGTGGGATTCCAAGGACCACAAGGACCACAAGGAATAGGACCACAAGGTCCACAAGGTCCAGTTGGACCTCAGGGCATTCAAGGTCCACAAGGATTTCAAGGGTTTAGAGGTCCTCAAGGATCTCAAGGTTTCCAAGGAATTACTGGAGATCAAGGACCAGCAGGACCAGCAGGAGGACCTCAAGGACCTACAGGAGAAAGAGGTCCACAAGGTGCATCTTATTGGAGTGCAACTGTTGGTGCCTCTGCAGGAATTCACACTACAGTTTTAGTTGGTATCAATACAAATGATCCAATTACCACTTTAGATGTTAATGGTAATATTAACTTTAGTGGAAATCTTTATAAAAATAATCAATTACTTCTTCAACCAGTTTGGAGAACTAATTCAACAGGCATCCATACACTATCTAATGTAGGTATAGCAACAACTAATGCAGAAAGTACTCTCACTGTAAATGGTGAAATTAAAGGTTCTGCTGGTGCTTCTTTTGTTGGAGTTGTTACTGGTTCTTCATTTGTTGGAGACAATACTTTAAAAACAAGATCAGTAGTATCTGGAGCAACCACTTCTATTGTAAACAATGGAATTGGAACAGCAAACATTACTGGGTTTAAATCATATGCCTTAATGAAGGTTGGTTTGTCTACAGCAGGTTGGTTTAGACTATATACTGATAGTACATCCAGATCTAATGATTTAAATAGAAGTATAGGAGAAGATCCAACTGCTGGTAGTGGAATTATTGCTGAACTGGTTACCACTGGAGTTTCAACAACACAAATCATTTCTCCTTTTGTTCTTGGTGGAAATTTAAATGATCCTGTGAATAGCACCATGTATATTTCAGTTCAAAACCTCTCTGGGGTTACAACAACAATCACAGCAGAATTAACAATCTTAAAACTGGAGGCTTAATTTCCAAATGGCAATTACGACAACTACAATTTCAAAATCAGTAGGATGGGCTAGAACTGATGTAATTATCCAATTGGAAGAGGCTTTTTCTTGGTTGGGTTGGCATGGTTCTGCTAGATCAGGTTTAGTAACCTCAGTTACTGTGCAATCTGGTGGTGGAACAATAAGCAATTTAGGTGGAATCTATTATGAAGATGTTTCTCCAACTTCAACAAGTGGAATTGGATCAGGAGCATCTTTTAATGTATACAGAGCTGGGGGAACTATCTATGGAATTTGGGTCAATCGTCCTGGATATGGATATACTGATGGTGAAGTAGCAACTTTACCAGCATCTGCTATTGGAGGAGTTGCAAATGGTGCTACAAATCTTGTAGTTTCTGTTGGAACAACATCTACTAGTTTTGGAAGCACTACAACTTATTATGATAAAAATGTAACCTCTGGGGCATCTTATCCTTGGGGTGTTGTTAGGCATCAAATCCAAGCAAACAAAAGATATGGAGATACTTACAGAGCCTTCCAAGTAAATTCAGATAATCTATTGTCAATATTTGCAGGAAGTGGATTCCAACCATTTGATGTTGCAAATACAAATCAGCAAACTATTGCTGCTGGTGTTGGTTATGGAAATAGATTTGCAGGAAATAGTAATGGTAATGGGACAAATCCAATAACAGACATTACTTGGAATACTAGTACTAATGCATATTGGTTTGATATTAATAATGATAGAATGGCAGGAAATCAGGTTTATCAATTTGCAAATGAAACTATTGCTTCCTCAAATTCTTATGGACTAAGTTTGAAAATTTATAGATCTGGAATAGATCCTAATTTTGCAGTATTTTCCTATACTCAACCAACACTATCTTCTACAAAATTAAGAGACAATACATTTCTTACATTTTTTGTCCATAACTTTACTTCAACTTTATGGGATTATGATTCTGTATTCTTGGGTGGAGCAACTAAAATAGTTCCTAGTCCTTCAGATGCTAGTGGCCAAGCATACTTAGACTTTATTACAGAATGTTCTGGATTGCAACAACTTGGTTCATTTCAAGGAACATCTAGAACTGCTGAATATGGATATCTTCAACTTGAAAGTGGTTATTACAGTGAAGTTTATAAAAAAACAAGATATTTTTCACCAACTTCAGATTCTACAAGTGGTTCAGTACAAGACAATCCTTCAATTTATTACAGAGATGCTGCAAGAGGTGGATCTTATAATGCAGTCATCAAAGGAATTCCAATTAATATGAATCTAATTCCAGTTCCATATTATATTCCTGATGATTTTGTATTAATCCAGTTTGAATATTCTGCACCTTCTGCAAATATTCAACAAGGAGACACTGTTACTATCAGTGGTGCTGAAGTTTATACAGTTATTACTGGTTCTTACAGACAAGATGAAAGAACTCGTGGAATTCTGTTCTGTGCTAGAACAACCTAATGGCAGACTACACTTCAATACAGTTAGGAATAACTACAACAACTTTGGTTTCTCTTGGTTCCACTTTGGCATTATTGCCACAATCTACTGCTAGTTTTACACTAGAAGTTAGCAATGGAACTGTTAGTCTTGGAAATTTAGATTTAAGTTCTAATCAACAAACTGCAGACTATTTGAGAGCAAAGAGACCTCAACTTGGATTACTATATCCCAGAAGAGTTAAATATTAAATAAAGGTTTTATAAAATGCTTGGTAATTATTTTTATCACAAGTCCATAAGCAAAACTGTAATTGCATTTGGCACTTTATTTAATAACATTCAAATCAGAAGATTTGATGACAATGACAATCCATTGTCAGTATTAAAGGTTCCTCTTGCTTATGGACCAACTCAAAAGTTCCTTGCTAGGTTAGAGCAAAATCCTTCTGGAGACAGAAAGATTGCAATTACTTTACCTAGAATGTCTTTTGAAATGGTATCTATTGATTATGACCCTACTAGAAAAGCATCTGCAATCCAAACCTTTAAGACTGCAGAAGCATCTGATGGCAGTTCATACAAAAGAGTGTACATGCCAGTCCCATACAATCTTGGGTTTGAACTAAACATTCTAGCAAAAGTTCAAGATGATGTGTTGCAGATTGTAGAACAAATTCTACCATACTTCCAACCATCATTCAATGTGACAGTGAATATGATTCCTACCATTGGAGAGAAGAGAGATATTCCTATAGTTCTTAATAGAATTGGGTTTAGAGATGATTATGAAGGAGACTATTCAACTAGAAGACTGATAACTTATACCTTAAACTTTACTGCAAAAACTTATCTATTCAATGAAATCCCATCTGATGATCAAGGTCTCATCAAGAAGGTGCAAGTTGATTATGCTACCAATGCACTTCTAAATGCTAAGAGAGAAGTTAGATACACAGTAACTCCAAAGGCACTTGAAGATTATAATGGAGACAATGTAATTGATACTGTAGATGATGGTTTAATTGAACTTGGAGATGACTTTGGATTTAATGATATGATAGAGGAATTTGTAGACTTTAAGACATACAGTACAAGTCAAGGAAATGATGTGGATATTTGATTATGAAAGACAAGTATGAAGAAATTGAACAAGCACTGGACATTGAAACTAAAATTGTCCAGGTAGAACCTGCCCCAGTAAAACAAGCAGAAGTTCCAGATGATCCTCAAAAAGACTATGAGTATACAAGAGGCAATCTCTATAGTCTGATTGAAAAGGGTCAAGAAGCAATCAATGGCATCTTAGAACTTGCTCAAGAATCTGGACACCCAAGAGCATATGAAGTTGCAGGACAACTTATTAAGTCTGTTGGAGATGTAAGTGATAAACTGATGGATCTGCAGAAGAAGATGAAAGACCTTGATGCCCCTCAGAAAGGACCTACAACAGTCAACAACTCTCTGTTTGTGGGATCCACAGCAGAACTATCTAAACTCATAAAACAAGGTCTTCTAAATAATATAGAGGAATAATCTATACACAATGAAAGATCCAAAAGGTCCTGTAAAAGCATATAAAACTCCAGAGGAATTAGCTAAAAAGCACAAAGTCACTCTAGATAAAATTGTGCAGCAGGTAAAAATTGGAACTGAAGTTGAGGGAGAGCATACTACTAGTAAGAGTGGGGCAAGGATTACTGCACTACAACATGTAGATGAACTTCCAGACTACTACACAAGACTTAAAAAAGTAGAAAAGAAAAAACCCATGAAAGAAGAAACTACTCCAGAAGAGCAATACAAAAAAGATACAAAGTATTGTCTGCTTTGTAAAAAGAACGAAAAAAGAGAAGAGTGCTCATGGGGTCCCTCTATGTGGGACAAGTATACTATTGCCAAAATTCATCCAGCAAATGAATCTAAGATTCATGAAGACCACAAAGAAATTGCAAGTGGTAAGAAAAAGGATGAAGAGGGATATATGGCAAGAGTTGAGTTTGATCAAATTGAAAGAGCAGTTAATATCCTAAGAAGTAAGATTAAGAAAGGTGATCAGCAAATCCCTGCTTGGGTACAATCAAAGATTACCAGAGCAGCAGACTTTATTGATACTGCAGCAGAATATATGCAAAGTGATGAGGATGTTTCTGAAGGCATGGATATGAAAGCATTCCAAGCACAAAGAAAAAAAGTTGAGAGATCAGCAAAAAGAAAAGCAGAAAAACTTTCTCCAAATCGTAGAAAAGATATTCACACAGATAGACTTTCTCCAGAAAGAGCAGCAAGGCATCGTGCTAATGTAGATCCTGACTTTGAAGGTAATGATGAAAGAAACTATCCTGGTGGTAAATTAAGAGCAAAGAAAGTTCGTAAAGCAAAGGCACTTGGAGAACTAGGAGAAGCATTCCCAGCAACTCCTGGTGCAAAATTAAACCCATGGGAATCTAGCAAAACTGGAAAATCAAAAATTAAATACATTGCATCTAAAGATAAAAAAGTAAAAGAAATCAAATCTACCACTGAGCAAAAATCATACAATGACTTCATTACTGAAGTTGCTGCATGGCAAAGAAAGGAGGGTAAGAATAAAGAAGGTGGATTAAATGAAAAGGGAAGAAAGTCATATGAAAGAGAGAATCCTGGTAGTGATTTAAAAGCACCCTCAAAGAAAGTTGGCAATCCTAGAAGAGCATCATTCTGTGCAAGAATGAGAGGCATGAAGAATAAGCGTACTAGTGCAAAGACTGCTAGAGATCCAAATAGCAGAATTAATAAGTCCCTTAGAGCTTGGAATTGCTGATAATTTATGAGTGATAATGTATATCTTGGCAATCCTCTATTAAAAAAAGCCAATACTGCAATTGAGTTCACACAAGAACAAATTATTGAATTTGTTAAGTGTAAGAATGATCCTGTATATTTTTCAAAAAACTATGTTCAGATTGTAACTCTTGATCATGGTTTGCAATTATTCAAACCATATCATTTCCAAGAGAAGTTAATTAGAAACTTCCACAATAACAGATTTAACATTTGTAAAATGCCTCGTCAGACAGGTAAATCTACAACTGTTGTATCTTATCTTTTACATTATGCAATTTTTAATGATAATGTAAATATTGCCATTCTTGCAAACAAAGCATCAACTGCAAGAGATTTATTATCAAGATTACAAACTGCGTATGAGAACCTGCCAAAGTGGTTGCAGCAGGGTATCTTAGCATGGAATAAAGGTTCTATGGAGTTGGAAAATGGGTCAAAGATATTGGCAGCTTCTACATCTGCAAGTGCTGTCAGAGGTGGATCCTATAATATCATATTCCTTGATGAATTCGCATTCATTCCAAACCATATTGCAGACCAATTCTTTGCATCTGTTTATCCTACTATTTCTTCTGGTCAGAGCACAAAAGTCATCATAGTTTCTACCCCAAATGGGATGAACCATTTCTACAGGATGTGGCATGATGCAGAAAGAGAAAAGAATGCTTATGTTCCCACTGATGTTCACTGGTCAGAGGTCCCAGGAAGAGATGATAAGTGGAAGCAGGAAACAATATCAAACACCTCAGAACAGCAGTTTAAGACTGAGTTTGAGTGCGAATTCTTAGGGTCTGTAGATACTCTTATTGCACCAAGCAAACTCAAAACACTGGTCTATGATGATCCAATTAAGAGAAGCAAAGGATTGGATGTTTATGAAGACCCAAAAGACGATAGAGATTATCTGATGACAGTTGATGTTGCCAGAGGAGTTGGCAATGACTATTCAGCATTTGTCATTTATGATATTACTTCTTTCCCACACAAGATAGTTGGTAAGTATAGGAACAATGAAATTAAACCTATGTTGTTCCCTAATGTTATTGCAGATGTAGCAAAAGCATATAACAATGCTTACATCCTCTGTGAGGTTAATGATGTGGGGGATCAGGTAGCAGCAATCATACAATATGATCTGGAGTACCAAAACTTGCTTATGTGCTCTATGAGAGGCAGAGCAGGACAAATTGTAGGTCAAGGATTCTCTGGCAAGAAAACCCAACTTGGATTAAAGATGTCTAAGACAGTTAAGAAAGTTGGTTGCCTTAACTTGAAAACTATGATTGAGGAAGATAAACTTATCTTCAGTGACTATGAAATTATTAGTGAACTAACTACTTTTATTCAAAAGCATAACTCATTTGAAGCAGAGGAAGGTTGTAATGATGACTTGGCAATGTGTCTTGTCATTTATGCTTGGTTAGTTGCACAAGATTACTTCAAAGAACTTACAGAACAAGATGTTAGAAAAAGATTATATGAAGAACAGAAAAATCAAATTGAGCAAGATATGGCTCCTTTTGGGTTTATATTGGATGGTACAGAAGCATTAACAGCAGAAGTAGATGCTGATGGAGATGTATGGCATATAGATGAATATGGAGATATGTCATACATGTGGGAATATAGGTAATGGATGTAGAACATCTTTTTACTCTAGAACACTTACTTTTTTCCAGTAGAAAATGTAGGTCTTGTGGAAAAGAAAAAGATCTTCTAACTGATTTTTACCAAACTAGAAAAGACAGAGGAGCATATCCATCATCATATTCTTATGAGTGCAAAACTTGCACAGTCAAAAGAATTGTTCAAAAAAGAAAACAAAAATGGGACCCTATTGAGTGGCAGTACCCAGACTGGTAATGTTCATGCACTGTTTCCCCACCAAAAAAGTTGCAAATTATAAATACATTTAGAGCAAATGAAGCACTAGAGGAGTCAAAATGGCGTTACGCTTAGCATCTCCAGGTATCAATGTAAGAGAGGTAGACCTAACAAGGGGTGGGATCCAGAATACCACTTCTTTAGCAGCAGGTATCGCCGCTCCTTTTGCAAAAGGTCCTGTAAATCAGATTGTTACTATCAGGACTGAAGATGAATTAAAAAGAACTTTTGGAACACCATCACTCAACAACTACCATTATGAGTATTGGTATTCTGCATCTAACTTCCTCTCCTATGGTGGCAGCTTAAGAGTTGTAAGAGCCCCAGGAGATAACTTAAGAAATGCTAATGCTGGTGCTGGAGTTTCAGCATTAACAGATCTTACTGTACAAAACTTTGAAGATTACCAAGAAGATCATGCAGATGATACCACTTGGTACTTTGCTGCAAAGAACCCAGGTTATTGGGCAGAAGATTTAAAAGTATGTGTTATTGACCACTTTGCAGATCAAAATCTGTCAGGAATTAACACAACCAACCTTGCAGTTGGATATGCTGTAACTCAAGCAGTTACAGGAACCATTGCTGGTGTTGGAACAACTTCAACCCCAACAGGGTACATTGAAGGAGTAATCACTGGTCTTGGAGCATCTGTAGCTTATGTAAGAGTTACAGGAAAAGTATTAAATGGAACAGCATCCTCTCAAGATTACACAGAAAATGGTGCTTATGCATTTAGAGTAGGAGCAGGAGTTACTTCTGCAGCAGTTACAGTAAAAACTAATGCTGGAGTAACCACTTCAACAGTTTCACCTACTGCAGTAGAAGATTGGTACAACAGTCAAAATATTCTTGATACTGCAAGAGGAGATTCTGTAACTGTATCTTGGAGAAGCATTGCTCCTAAACCAACTGCAAATGCTTATGTCACTGATAGAAATGGTGGCAATGATGCTATGCATGTGGTTGTTATTGATAGCAAGAAGTCAAACAACATCTCAGGAACTCCACAAACAATTCTTGAGAAGTTTGTAAATCTATCTAAGGCACTTGATACTAAAGTATCTCCATCAACTTCAGTATACTACAAAGATTATATTGCTGTAAATTCAGCATACATTTATGCAGGAAAATCTCCTGGGGATTCCACTGATGCATATTGGGGTGTGGATCCAGTATCAGTTAAGTTTACTTCAGGTTATACACTTCAATCAGAGTCCTCAGGCATTTGGGGAGTCAATGCAGAGAACACCACATTCAATTCAATTGGCAACAAATCATACTCCCTAACTGGAGGAAAGGATTATAGCACTCCTACTGGTGGTGCAACCAACATTGGTGGATTTGCAGTAACCCTCTCAAATATTGTAGAGGCATATGATAAGTTCTCTAATGATGCTGCAGTTTCAATCAATTATCTTCTCCAAGGTAGTGCTTCAGGTGGTAAAGAAATTGAGCAAGCAAAAGCAAATAAACTAATCAGCATTGCTGAGACTAGAAAAGATTGTGTGGCATTCATCTCACCATACAGAGAAGGAGTTGTTAATGTTGCCTCTGAGGCACAACAACTAGACAATGTTCTATCATTCTTCAGTCCACTAACTTCATCCTCATATGCTGTATTTGATAGTGGATACCAATACATCTATGATAGATTCAATCAGCAGTTTATCTACATGCCATGTTCAGCAGATGTTGCTGGTCTATGTGTAAGAACTGATATTAATCAGTTCCCATGGTATTCCCCTGCTGGAAAGACTAGAGGAAGTCTCAAGTTTGCAATCAAACTTGCATACAATCCAGCACAAGCAGATAGAGATCAACTCTATTCACAAAGAGTTAACCCAATCATTTCTTCTCCTGGTTCAGGTTTCATTCTATTTGGTGACAAAACTGCACTATCATTCCAGTCTGCATTTGACAGAATCAATGTTAGAAGACTGTTCATTACTATTGAACAAGCAATCAAGGGTGCTGCTGATGCACAACTCTTTGAATTCAATGATGCAGCAACTAGAGCAAACTTCATCAACATTGTTGAACCATATCTAAGAGATGTACAAGTGAAGAGAGGAATTACTGACTTCCTCCTGGTTTGTGATGAAACTAATAACACTCCAGATGTTATTGATAGAAATGAATTTATTGCTGATATCTATGTCAAACCAGCAAGAAGCATCAACTTCATTGGTCTGACTTTTGTTGCTACTAGAACTGGGGTCTCCTTTGAAACAGTTGTAGGTACAGTCTAATCTAAATAGGAGTAAAAACAATGCCTAACTTTAGCGACAGAACTATTGATAAATTCAAGTCCCAGATGAAGGGTGGCGGTGCCAGAAGTAACCTCTTTGAGGTTTCTTTTGGTACTGAATTAGGAGGAAACTTTACCTTCCCAACTGGAGACTCAGTAAGCACTGATGACCACATGCTAATTAAAGCAGCTGGTCTCCCTGCATCAACCATCACTGAAATCCCAGTTCCTTTTAGAGGAAGAACTCTAAAAGTTGCTGGTGACAGAACCTTTGATGTTTGGACCATCACTGTCATCAATGACATTGACTTTAAGTGGAGAAATGTCTTTGAAAGATGGATGAACTACATTGTCAAAGTATCTGATGGAAGTGGAACTATTGATCCTAATGAGTATCAGACTGATGTAACAGTTGCTCAACTTTCTAGAGGTCAGTTCACTGGACTAAACCAGAAAGGAACTCAAGGTGGAGAAATTGATGTTCTAAGAAAGTATGTGGTTCATGGAGTATTCCCAACCAGTGTTTCTCAAATTGATCTTTCATACAACAATGAAAATGAGATTGAAGAATTCACTGTAGATCTTCAAGTTCAATGGTGGGAAGCTGCTGATAACTCTAATACCTCATCTTCTCAGGTAGTCTAAATACTTCTACAGTTTAAAATTATACAATGGCAAAACTTTTTGGTTTTTCAATTGAGGACGAAAACCAGTTACCTAAATCTGCTATATCCCCTGTCCCCGAAAATAACGAGGATGGGGTTGATTATTATCTAACTAGCGGATTTTATGGGCAGTATGTAGATATTGAAGGTGTCTATAGAAATGAATATGATCTAATCAAAAGATATAGAGAAATGGCACTTCACCCTGAATGTGATAGTGCCATTGAGAACGTTATCAATGAAGCAATTGTTAGTGATTTAAATGACTCTCCTGTAGAAATTGAACTTAGTAACCTAAATGCCAGTGATGGTTTAAAAAAAATCATTAGAGATGAGTTTAAGTATATCAAAGATCTTATGGACTTTGATAAAAAAGCACATGAAATCTTTAAGAATTGGTATGTTGATGGAAGAATCTTATACCATAAAGTAATTGATCTTAAAAATCCTGAGGAAGGTATTCAGGATATTAGATTTATGGATGCTTTGAAGGTTAAGTATATTAGAAAAGAAAAAAAAGTAAGAGATAATTTTGCAGGAATCTACAATAGTAGACAAGATGCAAGTGACTTTAATGAACCTGAAATTGAAGAGTATTTTCTATACTTCCCACAAGGACATATTCAAAAGACTGCTGCTGCAAACAAAGGAATCCCAATTGCAAAAGATGCAGTAACTTTTGTAACATCAGGTCTTGTAGATAGAAATAGACAACTTACATTATCATATCTCCACAAAGCAATCAAAGCACTTAATCAACTTAGAATGATTGAGGATGCTCTGGTTATCTACAGACTTTCAAGAGCACCAGAAAGAAGAATTTTCTACATTGATGTTGGCAATCTACCTAAGGTAAAAGCAGAGCAATACCTTAGAGATGTTATGAACAGGTATAGAAATAAACTTGTTTATGATGCCAATACTGGAGAAATGCGTGATGATAAAAAGTTCATGAGTATGATGGAAGATTTTTGGCTTCCAAGAAGAGAAGGTGGTAGAGGAACTGAGATCTCTACTCTTCCTGGTGGACAGAATCTTGGAGAACTGACTGATGTTCAGTATTTCCAAAAGAAACTATTCAGAGCACTTAATGTCCCAGAATCCAGAACTGCTTCTGATGGTGGATTTAATCTAGGAAGATCATCTGAGATTCTTAGAGATGAATTAATGTTTGGTAAGTTTGTAGGAAGACTAAGAAAGAGATTCAGCAATGTTTTCCATGACTTATTGAAAACTCAATTAATTCTAAAAAATATTATTACTCCAGAAGATTGGGATAAAATGAGTGATCATATTCAATATGATTATCTCTATGATGGACACTTCTCAGAACTCAAAGATACTGAGTTGATGAATGAGAGACTAAATCTTATGGTTGCAATTGAACCTTACATTGGAACTTATTACTCTAGAGATTATGTAAGAAGAAAGATTCTGAGACAAACTGATCAAGAAATTGTCGATGAAGATAAACTCATCCAAAAAGAAATTAAAAATGGAGATTATCCAGATCCTAAATTGATGCCAGCAGTTGGACCAGATGGAATGCCTCTTGATCCTATGGCAGCAGGCAATGAAACTTTAGGAGCAAACCCTAAAGAACCAGATCTTTCTAGTGCAAATAAAGCAACTTCAATTAATGCCAAAGGTGCGGAAATATAAATAATTCCATATACCTAGTATTTTTATGGATTCTGCTGATTTAATGGATATGGTACTTACTGGAGGTTCTCCAGAAGAGGTAACTGACAAGATTAAAGAGATTTTGTACACAAAATCTTCAAGTATTATTGATGAATTGAAACCCCCCATCGCACAAGCAATGTTTGCCCCAGAGGAAGAATAATGGCATTAAAAATTGTTCAAACTATTACTTCAATCCTTCCACCCAATAATGGAATTGCTACAAGTGGAGTAATTAATTTGCAAACTGGTTATCTAAGAATGACTGCTTCTGGAGCAGGTTGTCACATTGCAATTAAAGATGGAAATAATAATGCTGGTGTTAGTAGTGAGTCTTCATTTTTAATTCCAGAAAACACCAGTGAAATTATTAAAGAAAGAGTTGCAAGGCAAAAAATTTCAGGAATAACAACTGGTTCTACTACAACTGTTTCTTTTGGTGAAAATTTTGGAAATCCATTTATTGTTGGGGATCATGTAAGTATTCTTGGATCTCAGCACACAGGAATTAATACTTCTTTTGCACAAGTTTTATCAAAAACAGATTCTTCAATTGTACTTGATTTTAACAGTACTGCAGTTGGAGGAGCATTGACTGTAACTAATGCAGTTGCTGCTAGATGTGTAAAAATTGAAGTATTTCCAGAAGCAAATAATGCACATCTTCATGTTGCAGAAGTTCAAATAGCATCCCAGGCATAATCAAATGAAACTCATCACAGAAGAAATCGAATCAGTAGAAATTATTACTGAAGAAAAAAATGGAAAACAAACCCTGTATATTCAGGGTCCATTTCTGCAAGCAGAAGTTACTAACAGAAATGGCAGATGCTATCCTATGGAAGTTCTTTCCAGAGAAGTTAACAAGTACACTGAAAACTTCATCAAACAGGGAAGAGCTTTAGGAGAACTTGGTCACCCAGATGGTCCTACTGTAAATCTGGATAGAGTTTCACATATGATTACTTCTTTGAGATCAGAAGGAAATAACTTTGTAGGTAAAGCAAAAATTCTTGATACTCCAATGGGCAACATTGCCAAGTCACTCCTTGGAGAAGGAGTAAAACTTGGGGTTTCTTCCAGAGGAATTGGTTCTTTGATTGAGAAAAATGGTATCAAGTATATTGGAGACGACTTTATGCTTGCCACTGCTGCAGATATTGTAGCAGATCCTTCCGCACCTGATGCTTTTGTTGAAGGCATTATGGAAGGAAAAGAATGGGTTTGGGATGGGGGCATTCTCAAAGAAATGAATGCATCCAATACCAGACATAAAATTGAAAGACTTTCTAAAACTAGAAGTTTAAATGAGCAGAACAAGCTCAAATTATTTGCAGATTATCTTTCAAATCTGTAATTTATAAATAAATATAGAATAAATCAAAGATTTTTATTCGGAGTATACAAATGAGTGTCGGTAACGATTTACAAGAAATGGAAGTATCTACTAAAAAATCTGTCACTGCAGTAAACAAGGGTGCCAAACCTGGGGAAGGTATGCATAAAGCAACCATTCCTGGTGAAGGTCTTGTCAATGGAGTGGAAGATCTAGGAGGTCCAACCCCCCAAAATTCAAAGCCTGATGACGAGTCAAACAAGTATAAGACTCCTGCTGCAAGATTAAAGGCTGTCAGAGATGTTCAGCATAGAGGTGCAAAGGGTCCTGATCCTATGCAACATGCTAACAAAGCTGCCATGTCATATGAAGAAACTGAAGCAGAAGAGGAAGATCTTGTTCTTGAGTCAGAAGAGGTTGAGGAAGAAGAGACTGATGTAGAAACAGTAGAAACTGAAGAGGAAGTGGTTGAAGAAGAAACCATTTCACTTCAGGACAAACTGAATCAAATTGTCAACTCAGAAGTAGATTACACTGATGACATCAATGCCCTTTCTGAGGGTGAAGAGTTATCAGAAGCATTTACTGCAAAAGCAGCAACTATCTTTGAAGCAGCAGTTAAGGCAAAACTTATCTCTGCAATGGAAGTAATGCAAGAGCAGTACAAGAATGATCTTGTAGAAGAAGTTACCACAATCAGAGAAGAACTTACTCAAAGAGTAGATGCCTATCTTGAGTATGTTGCTGAAGAATGGATTGAAGAGAATGCTCTTCAAATTGAAAATGGCATTAAATCAGAACTCTCAGAGTCCTTTATGTCTGGTCTAAAAGGACTTTTTGAAGAACATTATGTAGAAATCCCTGAAGATAGATATGATGTATTAGAGGGCATGGTCGAAAGACTAGATGAAATGGAGTCAAAACTCAACGAACAAATCGAAAGAAATGTTCTACTAAATCAAAGACTAAGTGAGGCTGTAAGTGATACTATCTTTAATGAAGTAACTGAAGGGTTAGCTTTAACTCAGAAGGAAAAACTTGCAGGTCTTGCTGAAGGTGTTGAGTTTGAAGGTGAGACAGACTATCGTGAAAAACTTGAAACTCTGAAGGAATCATATTTCCCAAGAGCAACAGGTTCCACAAGAGAAGAAGTGCTCATTCAAGAAAATGTTGAGGATTATTCACCTCAAATGAATGCTTATCTGAGAGCAGTTTCTAAATTCAAGTGAATTCTAGGTTATACTAAATATTTGTAGTTAAACAAACACTTTAACAAGACTAACAAGGAGAAAAAGCAAATGTTCCTTTCAGAACAATTGCAGAAAAAGTGGCAACCTCTTCTGGAAGCAGAGGGTCTTGATAACATCAAGGATCCTTACAGAAGAGCAGTTACCGCTCAACTGCTAGAAAACCAAGAAAGATTTTTAAGAGAAGAGAGAGCCTTTATTTCTGAGGCTGCTCCTAACATCAACACCCAATCAGCATCCAACCCTGGTTTCTCAGGTTCAGCAACTGCTGCTGGTCCTGTAGCTGGTTTTGATCCTGTTCTGATCTCACTGATCAGAAGATCAATGCCTAACCTAGTTGCATATGATCTTGCTGGTGTTCAACCAATGAATGGTCCTACTGGACTAATCTTTGCAATGAGAACCAGATATGTCAATCAGTCTGGCACAGAAGCTCTGTTCAATGAGCCTGATACTGCATTCTCTGCTCAGAATGATGGTGCATCACTAACTCAAGGTGATTACACTGGTGGTTCTGATGGTGGTGTATCAGTAGGTTTTGGTACAACTGGATTTGCCCTTGGTGGTAATGCAGCTGGTTCAAACCCTGCACTTCTGAACTCAGCTGGTGCACTTGGTGTTGACTACAAAGTTGGTCAAGGCATGGGTACTAGTGCTGCAGAAGCTCTGGGTGATGCAGCTGGTAACCAGTTCAACCAGATGGCATTTAGCATTGAGAAGCTCTCAGTTACTGCAAAGTCAAGAGCACTCAAGGCTGAGTACACCCTGGAACTTGCTCAGGACCTCAAAGCAATCCATGGTCTGGATGCTGAAGCTGAGTTAGCAAACATTCTCTCAACTGAAATCCTTGCTGAAATCAACAGAGAGATCATCAGAACCATCTATAAGGTTGCTGAAGCTGGTGCACAAACCAATGTTGCTAATGCAGGTAGATTTGACCTGGATGTAGACTCCAATGGTAGATGGTCAGTTGAGAAGTTCAAGGGTCTTCTGTTCCAACTTGAGAGAGATGCTAATGCTATCGCTCAAAGAACAAGAAGAGGGAAGGGTAATGTAATCCTCTGCTCTGCTGATGTTGCTTCTGCACTCACCATGGCAGGTCTGCTTGATTACACCCCTGCACTCAATGCTAACCTGAATGTTGATGATACTGGCAATACCTTTGCTGGTGTTCTCAATGGTAAGTTCAAGGTATACATTGATCCATTCTCAGCAAACCTTGCTGCTGAGCAGTATTATGTTGTTGGTTACAAAGGAACCAATCCTTATGATGCTGGTCTGTTCTACTGCCCTTATGTACCTCTCCAGATGGTACGTGCAGTTGGTCAGGACACCTTCCAGCCCAAGATTGGCTTCAAGACCAGATATGGTATGGTTGCAAACCCATTTGCAGAAGGTACCGATCAAGGTCTTGGAAGAATCCAACAGAACACCAACAGATACTACAGAAGAGTACAAGTTCTCAACCTCATGTGAGTCTTGTTCACTTCATCAAGGACCCCTCAGGGGGTCCTTTTTTTTATGGAATAAATAGTTCAAAAAATGGCAACAAATCCTTGGGATAACCAACCAGGAAATAGAAACTTTTTATCTCCTGTTGGTTTCAAATTTAAATTACAAAAGGCACCTAAAGTAGACTTCTTTGCTAACTCAGCAAACATCCCCTCAATTACTTTAGGATCAGCAATCCAAACTCGTTATGGAAAGAATATTGACATCCCAGGGGATAAAATGAATTTTGAAGATTTTAGTCTACGTTTCTTAGTAGATGAAAATCTTGAAAATTATATGGAAATTCAAAACTGGATGAGAGGTCTAGGGTTTCCATACAGTCTAGAGCAGTATGATGATCTTAGAGTAGAAGCAAGTGCAGACTCTGTTCCAGGGTTAAACAAAGGTAGATTCTATGAAGAGTCTGATGGCACTCTTCAGATCTTAAACAGCAATTACTTAGTTAGTGCTCAAGTCATTTATTATGGTATGTTCCCAACATATCTTTCAACTCTGCAATTTGATGCTACTGAAACTGACATTAGATATTTTACTGCAGAGGTTAATTTCAAGTATACTTACTACAAGATAGTTAATGCAACAGGAACTCCTTTATGATTTCTCTTGATGAAATTCAAATGATGTGGAAAGAGGATTCAGAAATCAACATAGATGATCTCCATAATGAATCCCTAAAAGTTCCACTACTACATTCAAAATATTATGAAATTTACAACAATGTCACCCTCTTAAGAAAACAAGCATTAATAAACTTCAAAGTAAAAAAATTAGAAAGATCTAATTACTACTCAGGAAAAGCAGATCCTGACATTTACAAAGAAGAACCTTTTCCATACAAAATTAGAGACAAGGAAAGTCTTACAAGATATCTTGAGGCAGATGAGCAATTAAACAAAGTCTTACTTAAGATTGATTATTATGATACAATATTAAAGTATATTGAAGAAATCTTAAAAATGATTTCCAATAGAAGTTATCAAATTAAAAACTCAATTGACTTTTTGAGATTCCAGGCAGGTATGTAATATGACTGATTTAGTTATTACAAAGAAGAATGAAATTTATTTAAAGATAGATTGTGATCCACACATCAAATATGAGTTGAGTGATCAGTTTACATTTGATGTTCCTGGTGCAAAGTTTATGCCTCAGTTTAGAAGTAAGCATTGGGATGGGAAGATCAGACTGTTTAATATCCAAACAGGAGAAATCTATGCTGGTCTTTTAGATAAATTAATTTCTTTTTGTGATAACCATAATTACAAATTTGAATTACTTGCAAACAAGTACTATGGTCTTCCTGGAGAGATGGATGAATCCATTTCTCTAGAAGGAGTCAAAGATTATATGAAGAGCATTTGTTCTCATGAACCAAGAGACTATCAAGTTCAAGGTGTTTATGATGCTCTAAAGTATAAAAGAAAGTTGCTGTTATCTCCAACTGCATCTGGAAAATCATTGATGATTTATTCTGTTGTCAGATACTTTGTGGAGAAAGGATTAAAAATACTTCTTGTAGTTCCAACAACATCCCTTGTAGAGCAGATGTACAAGGACTTTGAGGACTATGGATGGAGTGCTAAAGATTACTGCCACAAAGTCTATGGTGGATCTGAAAGAGTATCTCCTATGGCAGTTACCATATCTACTTGGCAATCCATTTATAAGTTAGATAAAGCATATTTCTCAAACTTTGATGTTGTGATTGGAGATGAGGCACATCAGTTTAAATCAAAATCTCTAATCAATATCATGTCCAATCTACATGATGCTAAGTATAGATTTGGTTTTACAGGAACATTAGATGGATCTCAAACTCATAAGTTAGTTCTTGAAGGTCTGTTTGGACCTACATATAAACTAATCAAAACTGATGAACTAATCAAAAAAGGATATCTATCTAAGTTAAAAATTAAAGTCCTTCTTCTAAAGCATGAACCTACAAAGTTTAATGACTATGAAGAAGAAGTTCAATTTTTAATTGGTCATGGGAAGAGAAATAAGTTTATCAGAAACTTGGTGAAAGATCTAGATGGCAATACTTTAGTTCTTTTCAATAGAGTTGCTACTCATGGGGAACCTCTGTATGAGGAAATAAATAAGCATGTAAGTGAAAATAGAAAAGTCTTTTTCATCCATGGTGGAGTAGATACTGAAGAAAGAGAATTAGTAAGAAAAATTACCGAGGAAGAAACAAATGCAATTATTGTTGCTTCTTATGGCACTTTTAGTACAGGTATCAATATTAGAAACCTACACAATGTTGTCTTTGCATCACCAAGCAAATCCAGAATCAGAAACTTACAATCAATAGGAAGAGTTCTTAGAAAGGGTAAAGAAAAAGTATCAGCAACATTATATGACATTGCAGATGACATTACCCACAATACAAAGAGAAATTACACATTAAACCACTTAGTAGAAAGAATTAAAATCTACAACGAAGAAAACTTTGATTATGAAATTATTACAATAAATTTAAAGAAATGATGGAAGAAGAATTTTATGCAGCAATTAAGTTAGTATCAGGTGAAGAAATATTTGCCATAGTCTCTGTCTCAGAGGAAGATGATAGGACTTTGTTAATTCTTGATAACCCTGTTATTATTACTCCAATGATGAATAAATCAGGAATAATTCAAGGATACAAAGTAGAACCTTGGATGTATATCCCTGATGATGACATGTACATTGTTGACATGAACAAAGTCATCACTATGACTGAAGTTGGTGATGAAACAATTATTAATGTCTATCACAAATTCAACAGATCAACATCTAAAGTAAATATAGATAGAAAAATGGGTTTCATCTCTAAAGTAGAGGAAGCAAGAAAGACTCTAGAAAAGGTCTATAAAAATAGCTAAACCTTCTCTTGAAACCCCACAGAGTTATTTTAGTCACTAAATTAATACTTGTCAACCCATTGTCAAGGGAGTATAATAATGGTATTATTTGAACACTTATAAAGTTATTTTATGTTGCCAGTAATGACCAAAGGTAAGAAAAGATCAGAACACTATGTAAGCAATAAAGAGTTTCACCTTGCTCTGATTGAGTACAAGAAGAAGGTCGTTGCTGCTAAAGAGCAAGGTCTCCCCAAACCCAGGATTACAAATTACCTTGGAGAGTGCTTCTTAAAGATTGCCACACACTTATCATACAAACCAAACTTTGTCAACTACATGTTTAAGGATGACATGATTTGTGATGGCATTGAAAATTGCATCCAGTACATTGACAATTTTGATGTGGAAAGGACCAATCCTTTTGCATACTTCACTCAAATTGTCTACTATGCATTCCTAAGAAGGATTGCTAAAGAGAAGAAGCAGTTGGAAATTAAAACTAAGATCATAGAAAGATCTGGATTTGATGAAGTATTTACTGCAGATACTTCTGAGTTAGGATATACTTCATCTGACATGAATAATATCAAAGATGGAATTAATTATAGATTTTCATGAAAGTAGCAATTATAACTGATACTCATTATAATTTCAGAAAAGGAAGCCAAGTATTCCATGATTATTTTGAGAAATTTTATAATGAAGTATTCTTTCCATTCTTAAAAAAGAATAAGATTGATACAGTTATACACTTAGGAGATATCTTTGATAATCGCAGAGCAACTGATTATTGGAGTATTGAGTGGACTAGAAGGGTAATATTAGATCCTTTAAAGAAATATAAAGTCCACTTGGTTCTTGGTAACCATGATATTTTTTATAAGAACACAAACAAACTGAACAGTCCTGAATTGTTGGTTGGTGATTATAAGAACATCAACATCTACACCAAAGCAACTAATGTTCAAGTTGGTGGACAGGAGGTTCTATTCATCCCTTGGATCACTCCAGATAGTGAGTCAGAGACCCTAGCAGCAATCCAAAACACCTCAGCAAGGGTTGCTATGGGTCATTTAGAATTGACAGGGTTCTATGCCCATAGAGGGCATGTTCAAGAAGCAGGAAGAGATAAATCTGTATTCCAGAAATTTGACAGAGTTTTCTCTGGACATTATCACACTAGAAGTGATGATGGTAAGATCTTCTATCTTGGAAATCCATATCAACTGTATTGGAATGATTATGGTGATAATAGAGGGTTTACTGTATGGGACACTGAGACTAATGAACTGCAGTATGTGAACAATCCATTCCAGATGTTCAAGATCTGTAATTATGATGAGGAGACACTTGAAAAGGATTTGACTCCATACAAAGGATGTATGGTCAAACTTGTGGTTAAAAATAAAACCGACCAGAAAAAGTTTGATAAATTCTTAGATTCTTTAATCAAGTCCCAACCTCAGGAACTTAAAGTTATTGAATCAGTAAAGATCAATGAGCAGTTTGATGCTGATGAATTAGTACAGCAGGAAGACACTTTATCTTTGCTTAAGAGGTATGTGGATGAATCTGAAATTAAGTTAAATAAAGTTAGAATAAAAGAACTTATACAGTCCATTTACCAAGAGTCGTTCCAGATGTAAAATGTACATACTAACAGTTGCAGATGAAGATAAAGAAGGAGCATTTGCTGTAGAAAATAGAAATGGAGAGAAAGTTCTCTTCATGTTTGAAGAAGAAGATGATGCCCAAAGATATCTTTCAATGCTAGAAGAACTTGACTATCCAGAAATGGAAGTCACAGAAGTTAATCCTCAAGTTGCAATCATGGCTTGTGATCATTTAGATTACAACTATGCTATAATTACCCCAGATGATATTGTGATTCCTCCAGATTATGATAAAGTTTCAGATTCTAAGATATAAAAATTTTCTTTCGTCTGGAAACTACTGGACAGAAATAAAACTAGATCAGCATAATGCAACTCTAATTGTTGGGCATAATGGTGCAGGTAAAAGTACTATCCTTGATGCCTTAACTTTTGTGCTGTTCAATAAACCTTTTAGAAAAATTAATAAAAATCAACTGATAAACAGTGTTAATGAAAAAGACTGTTTAGTTGAGGTAGAGTTATCAATATCAGGAAAGCAGTATACTATCAGGAGAGGGATAAAACCAACTCTGTTTGAGATCTACAGAGATGGAGTTCTTTTGGATCAATCATCCTCATCTAATGATCAACAGAAATGGTTGGAACAATCTGCACTGAAGTTAAACTACAAATCTTTCACTCAGATTGTAATCCTTGGGTCTTCTAACTTTGTTCCTTTTATGCAACTGTCCTCTCAACATAGGAGAGAGGTTGTAGAGGATTTGCTTGATATTAAAGTGTTCTCCTCTATGAATGATGTTGCTAAGATAAAAATTAAAGAACTTAAAGATGATATTAGAGAGGTTGCATATAAAAAAGAAAACCTAGAAGATAAAATTGAATCACAGCAAGACTTAATTGAGAAGTTAAAGAAAAGAAAAACAGAAGACATTCAATCTAGGAAATCTAAGTTAGTATCATTAGACACAGAAATAGATTCTATAGTAAAAGATAATGAAACTATTCATTTACAAGTTGAAAATAGTACAAAAAAACTAGAAACTATTTCTTTTTCAGAAGACCTTCTTAAGAAGTTGGAAAAACTAAATGCTAAGATAGAACAAAAAATTACCAACTTAGTAGATGAGCACAAGTTTTTCAACAACAATAGGGTTTGCCCTACCTGCACACAAAATATTGAAGAGGATTTTAGGTTAAATAAGATTGAACAAATTCATGAAAAATCAAAGGAGGTTCAAAAAGGTCAAAAGGAACTAGAGCAATCCATTGAGGCAGAAAAGAAAAAGCAACATGAATTTTTGCAAATTACTAAAGAGGTAACACAATTAACACATGAAATTAATTTTAACAACGTTAAAATTTCTGGACTTAGAAAACAAATCCAAGAAACTGAATCTGAAATTCAAACACTTGCCACCAGAAATCAAGACACAGATACTGAGTATGAAAAGTTAACCTCTCTAACTGAGTCTTTAGAAACTATTCTCCAAGACTCATCAACAAAAAAAGAAGAATTACAAAACTACGAGTTTATTAGTTTACTCCTCAAAGATGATGGGGCAAAGTCTAAAATCATACAGAAATACTTACCAGTAATCAATAGCAATCTAAACAAGTATCTTGAGATTTTAGACTTCCCTGTAAACTTTACTTTGGATGAAGAGTTTAATGAGAAGTCTTTAAACCCAATTTATGAAGACTTCTCATACTCATCATTCTCAGAAGGAGAAAAAATGAGAATTGATTTAGCACTTCTCTTCACATGGAGAGAAGTGGCAAAGGTAAAGAACTCAATCAATACAAACTTATTGATACTTGATGAGGTCTTTGATAGTTCTCTTGATGAAGCAGGAACTGATTATTTTACTAAGATTATTAAATTTGTAGTTAAAGATTCAAACACTTTTGTGATCTCACACAAAGTGGATGACCTCTTAGAAAAATTTGAAAAAACCATCAAGTTTGAAAAAAGAAAAGGATTCAGCATGATGGTTGACGCTGACTGATCTAAGTGGTATTATAGTTATTGATTACTTTTACTTTATTATGGATGAGAATCTTTATCCAGATGTAGTTAAATTTACCATGTATGATGGTGGATCTGGAACTCTTGACCTTGACAAAATTACCTTTCCTATGCCTGAAGACACAAACAAAAATGGGTTTTGGAAATACAACGAAGACAAAACCCTGAAGCAAATTGAAGAATATCTTGTAAGTACATACAAAGCACACTATACTTCTGAGCAGTCCAAGACTCAAACCTTGGATCTGATTGAGAGCATTGGTGATGCTGAACCATTTACCAGATCTAATGCTATTAAATATCTCTCCAGATTTGGTAAGAAGAATGGCAAGTCTAAACTTGACATCCTGAAAGCAATTCATTATTGCGTCCTTCTTTATCACTTTGCTGGTCTACACAATGAAACTCCGAGCACCTATGAAACTTTCTGATACTACCCTTTCTGTTCTTAAGAACTTTGCTTCTATTAATCAATCTATCTTGGTTAAACAGGGTACTAAACTGAGGACTATCTCTGTGATGCAGAATATCCTTGCTGAGGCAGATGTTGGTGAAGATTTTCCTAAAGACTTTGCTATCTATGACCTCAATCAATTTCTGAATGGTCTTGGTCTTCACCAGGATCCAGATCTTGATTTTACTAATGATTCTTATTTGATCATTAGAGAAGGCAAAAGAAAGGTAAAATATTTCTTTGCAGATCCTGAGGTTATTGTTTCTCCTCCTGAGAAAGAGATTTCTCTTCCAACCCAAGATGTATGTTTCCAAGTTGATCATTCACAACTTGATAAACTAATCAAAGCAGCAGCAGTATATCAATTGCCTGATCTTTCTGCTATTGGTGCTAATGGTGTGATTAGTCTTGTTGTTCGTGACAAGAAGAATGACACTTCAAATGAATATTCAATTGTTGTTGGAGAGACAGACTCTGAGTTCATTTTCAACTTCAAAGTTGAAAACATTAAGATCATTCCTGGATCTTATAATGTGGTTATCTCTCAGAAGTGTATTTCCAAATTCACTAATGAGAAGTATAATCTGAATTACTTTATTGCTCTTGAACCTGATTCAACATTTGGATGAAATATAAAGTCAGATACAAATTGCCAAAAGACAGTAGATATCTGGAAATAATTGTAGAAGCAAATAATCAGTGCCATGCAACTAAAATTGCACAAGCACAGATTCCTTCTGCAATTATTGTGGGTGGTCCACAACCCTTGTAAACCTGACTATTTTATTATGAGTGAACAATTTTTGTGGGTAGAAAAGTATCGTCCTAAAAAGATTGATGACTGTATTCTACCTGATGTGACTAAGAAAACATTTAAAGATTTTGTAGAGAAAGGAGAAGTTCCCAATCTTCTTCTTGCTGGACCTGCAGGATGTGGTAAAACCACAGTAGCAAAGGCATTATGCCATGAATTAGGAGCAGATTTTTATGTCATCAATGGATCTGACGAGGGAAGATTTCTGGACACGGTACGGAACCAGGCAAAGAACTTTGCATCGACCGTCTCACTTTCTTCAGATGCAAAACACAAGGTCATCATTATTGATGAAGCTGACAACACAACCTCAGATGTACAACTCCTTCTTAGGGCTAACATTGAGACATTCTATAAGAACTGCAGATTTATCTTTACCTGCAACTACAAAAACAAAATTATCGAACCCCTCCATTCCAGATGTGCAGTTGTTGACTTCACAATCAAAGGAAAGGAAAAAACCCAGTTGGCAGGATCCTTCTTCAAGCGTCTACAGAACATCTTGGATGAAGAACGTGTACAATACGATTCTAAAGTCCTTGCCCAAATAATTAATAAACACTTTCCTGATTGGAGGAGAGTGCTTAATGAGTGTCAAAGATACTCTGTTGGTGGATCTATTGATTCTGCCATTCTTGCTGTTTTTAATGATGTAAAGACAAATGATCTTGTCAAATATCTTAAAGATAAAAACTTTTCTGAGGTCAGAAAGTGGGTGGTCGCCAACTTGGACAATGACCCTACTAATCTACTTCGCTGGGTTTATGACTCCTGTTATACTTGTCTTTCACCAGAGTCTATCCCTGCTGCCGTGCTTGTTATTGCTAAGTACCAATACCAAAGTGCGTTCGTGGCTGACCAAGAAATTAACTTACTAGCTGCATTAACTGAAATCATGGTGGAGTGTAAATTCAAATGAACGTAAAACTTATTAGATTTGCCTTTGGGCAAGAAGTAGTAGCAGAACTTCTGGAAGAAACTGATACTACAATTAAAATTAAAAATTCACTTGCTGCTGTTCCAACCCCTCAAGGAACTGTTGCATTTGTTGCATTTATTCCTTTGACTCCTAAAGGAAAAGATGAAGTTGTTGTTGATAAACAACATGTAGTTTACATGCTTGATCCTAGTGAGGAAGTATCTAAGCAACATCAGAATGCCTTTAGCGCAGTCATTACTCCTGAGAAATCCTTGATTCTATGACAAGTAAGACAACACCAGAAAATGTAAAAGAAGCAAACTGGGGTCTTTTCAGGGCAAGCATGAATCTTCCTGCAGCAGCAGAACATTGTGGAATGACTAAAAAAGAAATGAAAATGACCTTTAGAGAATTTTTAAAGTATCATCCTCCTGATTATGAAAGAACTCAAAACACCCCTTAGATACCCTGGAGGTAAATCTAGGGCAGTACAAAAACTGTCACAGTATCTTCCTGATCTCAGAAACTATGATGAGTTTAGAGAACCATTTCTTGGTGGTGGAAGTGTTGCAATTTACATCACAAAGCAATATCCTTTCCTAGATATTTGGGTGAATGATCTCTATGAACCACTTGTAAATTTCTGGCAACAACTCCAGATGTTTGGGTATGATTTGAAAAGTGAACTTGTTGACTTAAAGACAGCAAATAATACTCCAGATAAAGCAAGACAACTTTTCTTAGTTTCTAAGGAGAAGATCAATGACAAAACCGTGTCAAATTTTGATCGTGCTGTGGCTTTCTATGTTGTTAATAAGTGTTCTTTCTCTGGTCTCACAGAGAGTTCATCATTTTCAGAACAAGCCTCCAATAACAACTTCAATCTGCGAGGGATCCAAAGACTGCCTGGGTATTCTGAAATAATTGGTAAATGGCGTATAACTAATTATTCCTATGATTATCTCATGGATGGATACAAAGGTGCTTTTATGTATCTTGATCCTCCTTATGACATTAAGGATAATCTCTATGGGAATAAAGGATCAATGCACAAAAGATTTGATCACGATAAGTTTGCTGCTGATTGTGATAATCATTCTATGGATATGATGGTTAGTTATAACTCAGACCAGTTAGTAAGAGAAAGATTCAAAGACTGGCAAGCAATTGAGTTTGATCATACCTACACAATGAGATCTGTAGGTGAATATATGAGAGAGCAGCACCAAAGAAAAGAATTGGTTTTGATTAATTATGTTGTTTGAGAATTTAGAGGAAGAGTTTAAACCTATAAAAAAGTTTGATGAAGTCCTTCCTGGATATTATGTCAGCAAAGATGGTAGAGTTTATAGTTCTCTTTCTAACAAATTTATTAAATTTGCAAAAGACTATTCTAAAAGAAGTAATAGAATAGAAGCACTTAAGTTTAGTGTTGATATTCCTGTAGGATTATTTCCTGATTATTACTACAGCAAAAGGAAAGAAAATTCAAAATCTCACAGATTGTCCATCAGGGTACATAAGGCAGTTATGGATGCCTGGAAACCTATTGATGAAAATCCCCCAGATCAGATAAAGGATCATTGGGATGATCTTCCAGACGCTGTAAAGCAGTGGATTAAAGACACTGCAATTATAGATCACATAGATGACAACCCAGAAAATAATCATGTAGATAATCTTAGATGGGTTACACCTAAACAAAATTCTGTTTATAGAAAAAAGACAGAATTTGCAGATCCTGATTCACTTGAATTTAGCGAAGAAGAGTATAAAAAACTTTTGGAAATATCTGATGAGTTAGATAAAACACCACAAGAAACAGTAGATTATCTTTTGGATTCTTATTTTGAAAACCTCAATAGAAGATCTGAAGAACTTGGAATTTCCAAAGAAGCTGTTTTTTTAAATGATGTTCAGGAATTTGATACTAATGTTAGAACTAAAGGATTGGCTCAACTCTATCAATCAGACCAAGAAGAATCTGATTGATGATGATCCAACAATTACAAAAGAATACCCTCCCTATATTATTAATAAATGTCTTTCAGGGCACATTGATTGTTTGATGTATGCCAATGAAATGAACATCCATCATGCATTAGACAAAAAGTTACAGTATGACTTTTTTATAAATATTGTAAGAATCAAAAAGAGATACTCTCCCTGGATTCGTAAGGATAAGATCAAAGACCTTGATGTAGTTAAATCTTACTATAAGTATAGTAATGAGAAAGCAGAGCAAGCTTTGAAAATTCTGACACAAGACCAAATTAACTTTATTAAACAAAAACTTGAAACTGGAGGAACAAAATGAGTGTTGTTCAAGAACCTGAAGTGAAGTGGACGCCAGAACAAATGGTAGAGGTTGTCCTGAATGAACCTGATGATTTTTTAAAGGTTCGTGAGACACTGACTAGAATTGGTGTGGCATCTAGGAAGGAAAAGAAAATCTATCAGTCCTGCCACATTCTCCATAAACAGGGGAGATACTATCTGGTACACTTCAAAGAACTGTTTGCTCTTGATGGCAAACATGCAAACTTGACTGTCAATGATGTTCAGAGACGCAATAGAATTGCTCAACTGCTTGCAGATTGGGGTCTGATTACTATTGTAGACCTGACTAAAATTTCTGATATTGCACCTCTCAATCAAATCAAAGTCCTTTCATACAAAGAAAAGAATGAATGGACTCTTGAGACTAAGTACAATATTGGATCTAAAAAGAAAAAGGTAGAGGTAACTGAATAATTCTGTAGGGGGTTCAACACCCCCTTTTTTTATTAGATCTCTTATAATTAGTAATGGATGCCAAAAGGGTCCACAAAACACAAACTCGCTTTTAAAGGAGCTACCATAATGACCAACCTCATGAGATACACTGCGTCTGATCTTCCTACATTGATGGATAAGATCACACGTAATAGTATTGGAATGGATGAATACTTTGATAGGTTATTTAATCTTCATGAAACCACAACAAATTACCCTCCATACAACCTTGTTCAAGTAAATAATGTTGAATCTCATTTGGAGATTGCACTTGCTGGATTTAAAAAGGAGGAAGTAAATGTCTTCACAGAGTATGGAAAACTTTTTGTCGAAGGGCAAAAACAAGATACAGAAACGGATAGGACGTTTATCCACAAGGGTCTGGCTCAAAGAAGTTTCAAAAGAGCATGGACACTCTCAGATGACACAGAAGTTAGAGAAGTCATCTTTGAAGATGGATTACTTACCATTCGATTAGGAAAGATTGTTCCTGAACATCATGCTAGAAAGGATTATCTCTAAATAATATTGAATATCGTCGGCGCATGGGGGAAGGATGACTAAGACCATCCACTTCCCCCCTTTTTATAAATACCTATAAAAAGGTCGAGATGAAAAGTTTTAGAGAATTTGTTGTGGAGGTAAATCGCCCTGAGAATGGTAGTCCTGAAGAAAAGGCAAGATGGGATAGAGTAAAGAAAAGTCTTGATGCTAAAGACAATCCAGGTGATTATATAATTGGAACTATTGGTAGGGATAGTAATGGGGTTCAAAGATATGGACTTAAGAGGGCAGATTCCAGATCTAATCAACAAATAAACAGAGCATCTAGACTTAAAGATGTTGACTCTGATTTAGATCCAAATCTAAAAAAAAGAGGAGATCAAAAAAGAGATACTATTGTTGGGAGAGGCAAAGAACATCACCACTTAACTCCAATCTCACAATCTTCTAAAGAGTTTTGGGGATTATCTCCAGAACAAAGAAGAGAAAAAAGAGAAAAAGATGCTAAGTTTGGTAAATTTCATGGTAGTGATCCAAGAAACTTAGCACAAACTGATGGACCCAAAGGTGGAAAGGGTGTCCCTCACAGAGGATCAGGTGGATATCATTCTTCTCAAAAACCAGTTGGTAAAGGTGGCAGTCTTCAAGATTATGGTACTGATGTTCATAGAGTGGAGATTCAGAGGAAAATTGAGAGACAAGGAAGTGCATCTGAAAGACTTGCCAGAGAAAAAGGAATAGAGACTCCAAAAATGCAAAAACAAAGAGAACTGAGAGCAAGAATGTCGGTTGCTGCAAAGGCAAGAGGAATAACAGATGAAAGTATCAAAATGAAAAGTTATAAAACTTTTCTTGAAGAATCTATATCATTTAGAGTTCATGATCAATTAAATCCTACTTTTTGGAATGGAGAAAAATTAAAACCAGAGGTTAGAGCACATCTATTAAAAGTTGCAAAGGCTTGGGCAGACTTTGTAGATGTTAAGAAATCTCAGATTGTTGACATTTTACTTTTGGGTGGAAATGCAGGGTATAATTACACCAAGTATTCTGATCTAGATTTGCATTTAGTTGTTAATAATGGATCTTGTCCAGATGTTCTTTCTGATTATTATCAAGCAAAGAAACAACTATGGACTTTAACCCATGAGGTAAAAGTTTATGGTCATGATGTGGAACCTTATGTTGAAGAACCTGGAAAGAAAAGAAGGAAGAGTCAAGGTGTATTCTCTCTCAAGTCAAACAAATGGTTGATTAAACCAGAACAGTTTACTGGAGACCTAGATGAGGAGTTGCTAAACACCAAGGTTCGTGATATGATGAATAAGATTGACAGGACTATTAACTATGCTAACAATGAAAAAGCATTGGAAAGTCTCCTGAAGAAGCTTAGGGACATGAGAAATTCTGCCCTAGATAAAGGTGGTGAGTTTGCCTTTGAGAATCTAGTTTTTAAAGAACTTAGAAACAAAGGATATATTGACAAACTTGCTGATCACATATTAAAACTACAAGATAAAACATTAACATTGGAAAATTATGTCTGTTAAACTTTTGGTTCTGAAATCCTATGAGGATGTCATTGCTGATGTAAAAGAAATGATGTCAGGAGATAAAGTAATTGGTTATCTCCTTGCTAACCCATTTGTCACCAGAGTAAATGAAGGTGATGGTGTTGAAGGTAGCAGTGTAACTTACTATCCTTATGTTCCTCTGTCCAAGCAGAAAGAAATTCCAATTCCATGTGATTGGGTAGTTTCTATTGTAGAACCCCTGGATGAAGTAAAAGAATCTTATTTGGAGCATGTAAATGGTCAAACTGCTGGCACTGATAAACAATCTGATTCTGATAACGCAGATTGAAGAAGTAGGTTCTGAACTTGGAGAACCTGACTGTAAACTAATTAAACCCTATGTTGTAGATAAGGATCAAGAATTAGTTCCTTATCTTTATGGGTATACAAGTCAAGATACCTTTATGATGAGTTCTGACAAGATTCTAACTCTTGTAGATCCAAAACCAACCTTACTTGAAAAATATCAAGAACTTATTAAATGAAATTCTATACTAATGTTGTCCTGGTGGGGAATGAAATCCTCTCCAGGGGGTTTGATGGTGGCGAGCATTTTAAGAATAGGGAAACTTTTTACCCTACGCTATATGTTAGTACCAATAAGAAAACTAAATTTAAAACTCTTGAGGGGAATTATGTAGATGAAATCAAACCAGGAACCATTAGAGAAACCAGAGAGTTCATTGATAAGTATCAAAACATTGATAATTTCAATCTGTATGGAAACACAAGGTATGTAAATCAGTACATTTCTGACAACTATCCAGAAGAGTCTATTAAGTTTGACATTAGTAAGATTCAATTAATTACTATTGACATTGAGGTTGCCTCTGAAAATGGATTCCCTGATGTGCAAAGTTGCCAGGAAGAACTACTGACAATTTCTATTCAGGACTACAATACTAAAAAGATCATTACCTGGGGTGTTAAACCATTTAATAACACTCAAGATAATGTGGAATACATTTACTGTAAAGATGAAACTGATCTTCTTGATAGGTTTCTTTTTTACTGGGATTCCAATCACCCTGATGTGATTACTGGATGGAACTGTGATCTTTATGATATTCCATACTTGTGTGGGAGGATTGAAAAAACTTTTGGGGGAAAGACTTTAAAGAAACTTTCTCCTTGGGGTATTGTCACACAATCTGAAATTGTGATTGCAGGTAGACCTCAAACTAGGGTTGAACTTGCTGGCATTACTATTCTTGACTACCTGGAACTGTATAAGAAATTTACTTATACAAACCAAGAGTCATATAGACTGGATCACATTGCTAATGTAGAACTGGGTCAGAAGAAGCTGGATCACTCTGAGTATGATACTTTTAAAGAGTTCTATACAAAAGATTGGCAGAAGTTTGTAGAATATAACATTGTTGACGTAGAACTGGTAGACAGACTTGAGGATAAAATGCGCCTCATTGAACTTGCTATTACCATGGCATATGATGCTAAAGGTAATTTCAATGATGTGTTTTATCAGGTTAGAATGTGGGATGCCATCATTTACAACTATCTAAGATCTAAGGACATTGTTATTCCTTTCAAAAAGGAAACTAAGAAAGATCAGAGGTATGAAGGTGCCTATGTAAAGGATCCAATTGTTGGTAAGCATGAGTGGGTGGTGAGTTTTGACTTGAACTCTCTATATCCTCACTTGATTATGCAATACAATATTTCACCAGAAACTCTTGTTGAAGATAGATTCCCTGGTGTTACTGTGGATAAAGTTTTGAAGAAACAGATTAAGATTTCTGAAAATTATCCATACACAGTATGCCCAAATGGTGCACAGTACAAAAAGAATATTAGAGGATTCCTGCCAGAGTTGATGGAAAAGATGTACACAGATCGTGTTATCTACAAGAAGAAAATGCTTCAGGCAAAACAGGAGTATGAAAAAACTCCTACAGTAGAACTGATGAAAGAGATTGCCAGATGTAACAACATTCAGATGGCAAAGAAAATTTCTCTCAACTCTGCCTATGGTGCAGTTGGTAATGAATTCTTTAGGTATTTTCGTATTGAAAATGCTGAAGCAGTTACTCTTTCTGGTCAAGTCTCAATTAGATGGATTGAGAATAAAGTGAATACTTACATTAACAAAGTTCTTAAAACTGATGGTGTTGATTATGTCATTGCTTCTGATACTGATTCTATCTACCTTAACATGGGTCCTTTGGTTGAAACTGTATACCAGGGAAGAGAGAAAACTGCTGAGAAAGTTGTTGGGTTCCTTGACAAGATCTGTAAGATGGAACTTGAACCTTATATTGAAAGTTCTTACAAAGAATTGGCAGAGTATGTAAATGCTTATGAGCAGAAGATGCAGATGAAGAGGGAGAACATTGCAGAGAGAGGTATCTGGACTGCCAAGAAAAGATACATTCTTAATGTGTGGGACTCTGAGGGTGTCAGATATTCTGAACCTAAACTTAAAATCATGGGACTTGAAGCAGTCAAATCTTCTACACCTGCTCCTTGCAGAACCATGATTAAAGAAGCATTTAAAATCATCATGACAAAAACTGAAGATGACATGATTGATTTTATTGAAAAGAGTAAGAAGGAATTTTGCAATCTTCCTCCTGAAGACATCTCATTCCCAAGAACTGCTAATAATATCAACAAGTATAGATCAGTAAATGCTATCTATGAAAAGGGAACCCCTATTCACATCAGAGGTGTTCTGCTGTATAATCACTACATCAGAAAAAATAAACTGGACAACAAGTATCCAGTTATCAACAATGGAGAGAAAATCAAGTTTTGCTATTTAAAGAAAGCAAATCCTCTGCATGAAAATGTGATCTCATTTATTCAACAGTTTCCTAAAGAATTAAATATTGGGAAGTATGTTGATTATGAACTCCAATTTGATAAGAGTTTTCTGGAACCATTGAAGACAATTCTAGATTGTATTAACTGGAAGACAGAAAAAACAAACAACCTATCATCCTTCTTTGTATAACTATGGACTTCTTAAAAGATATTGTAAAAGAAATTGGAGGTGAGTATACACAACTTGCTTCTGACATTGATGAAACAGAAACTTATGTTGACACAGGTTCGTACATTTTTAATGCACTGGTTTCAGGTAGTGTATTTGGTGGTGTATCTGGGAATAAGATTACTGCTATTGCTGGAGAGTCTAGTACTGGAAAGACTTTTTTCTCTCTCGCAGTGGTTAAGAACTTTCTTGATACTCATTCCGATGGTTACTGTCTCTACTTTGACACTGAGGCTGCTGTCACTAAATCTCTTTTAGAATCTCGTGGAATTGATACTTCTCGTCTTGTGGTTGTCAATGTTGTTACTATTGAAGAGTTTAGATCAAAAGCACTCAAAGCAGTAGATCTTTATCTGAAGAAGAAGGAAGGAGAACGCAAACCTTGTATGTTTGTGTTGGATTCTCTTGGTATGCTTTCTACAGAAAAAGAAATTGATGATGCTCTGAATGAGAAGCAAGTTAGAGACATGACTAAATCTCAGTTGGTCAAAGGTGCATTTAGAATGCTCACTCTTAAACTTGGTCAGGCAAAGATCCCTATGATTGTTACTAACCATACCTATGATGTAGTGGGATCTTATATTCCTATGAAAGAAATGAGTGGTGGGTCTGGTCTTAAGTATGCTGCATCTACTATCATCTATCTTTCTAAGAAGAAAGAAAAAGATGGTACTGAAGTTGTTGGTAATATCATCAAAGCAACAACTCATAAATCTAGACTTAGTAAAGAAAATAAAACTGCAGAAGTTCGTCTTTACTATGATGAAAGAGGTCTTGATAAGTATTATGGTCTCCTTGAACTTGCAGAGAAGTATGAGATCTTCAAGAAGGTTGGAACTAGATATGAAACCCCAGATGGAACTTCTCAATATGGCAAAACTATCATGGAGAACCCAGAAAAGTTTTTCACTGCAGATGTAATGCAAGCACTAGATGAAGCATCAAAACAAGAATTTTCATATGGATAATATTAGAATTATCAAGACTGGTATTGATGTTTCTAAAGTCTTACAACAAATAGAAGAACATCCAGAAGATTGGGGATCACAAAAATCTGTTGGTAAAACTCAACAGGTAGACCCTACAAAATATAAAACCACAGTGGATGTTCTTCAGTTGGTAATGGGAGCAGTCAGTAAACCAGGAGAGTTAGCATTTAATTCTGAACTTTGTGTAAAGACTCCAGCATATGATAATCACACTGAGATTTTTAAAATTCTAAACAAGTATTTTAAAAAGTATCGTAGGTGTGCTTTCTTGTCTTTACCTATTGGACAAGAGGTTGGATTTCATATTGATGAAGGAACTTATTATAAAACAAAGGACAGATATCATTTGTCAATTCAAGGCAAATACAAGTATAGTGTTGGTGATGAATCTATGATTGTAGAACCTGGAACTTTGTTCTGGTTCAATAATAAGATTCCACACAGTGCAGTTAATGTGGGAGATATCCCAAGAATTACTTTTGTTTTTGATGTTCCCCATCATAAACGTAACCCCTAGGAGAAATTGATGGAGAAAATAGAAACTACAATCCTGAAAAACCTAATTTTTAATGATGAATATTGTAGGAAAGTTCTTCCCTTCTTAAAGCAAGACTATTTTGAATCTTTTCATGAAAGAGTAATCTTTGAAGAGATTACCAATTTTGTCATTAAATACTCAACAATGCCAACTAAAGATGTTATTGGCATTGAAGTAGAAAAGAGAACTGACATTACTGAGGACACATACAAAACTGTCTGTGACTATGTTACTAACTTTGAAGATTCCTCAGTAGAAGTTAATTGGTTGATTGACACTACTGAGAAGTGGTGTAGAGATAGGGCAATTTATCTTGCTCTTATGGAATCAATCAAGATTGCAGATGGGCAAGATGAAAAGAAGAACAGAGATGCCATCCCATCTATTCTTCAAGATGCTCTTGCTGTAAGTTTTGATAACCATATTGGACATGACTACCTTAATGACTACGAACTAAGATATGAAACCTATCACAGAAAAGAAGAAAAAATCCCATTTGATCTTGAATACTTTAACAAAATCACAAAAGGTGGTCTCCCTAATAAGACTCTCAACATCGCTCTTGCTGGTACAGGCGTCGGCAAAAGTCTATTCATGTGCCACATGGCTAGCTCCATCCTCTTGCAAGGGCGCAATGTTCTCTACATTACACTTGAAATGGCAGAGGACAGGATTGCTGAAAGAATTGATGCGAACCTATTGAATGTAAACATCAAGGATATTGTGGATCTTCCTAAGCAAATGTTTGATACTAAAGTAAATAGCATTGCTAAGAAGACACAGGGAACTTTGATTATCAAAGAGTACCCAACTGCTTCAGCACATGTAGGTCACTTCAAGTCTTTGCTAAATGAACTATCTCTTAAAAAGTCATTTAGACCTGATATTATTTTCATTGATTACCTTAACATTTGTGCTTCCAGTAGGTATAAGTCAAACTTCTCTGTCAACTCTTATTCTTATGTTAAGGCAATTGCAGAAGAGTTACGTGGATTGGCAGTGGAATTCAATGTTCCCATTGTCTCTGCTACCCAGACCACTAGGAGTGGTTATGGGAACTCTGATGTTGAACTTACTGATACTTCAGAGTCCTTTGGTCTGCCTGCTACTGCTGATCTTATGTTTGCCCTTATTAGTACAGAAGAGTTGGAACAGTTGGGGCAAATTATGGTGAAGCAATTGAAGAACAGATATAATGATCCCACTATCAACAAAAGGTTCATTGTTGGTATTGATAGAGCAAAAATGAGACTCTATGATTGTGAACAGAAGGCACAAGATGATATTCTTGACTCTGGACAAGAAGAAGAGTATACTAATGATGACGAACCAAAACAAAGTAAATTCGCAGGTTTTAAATTCTAATGACTGGACAAGTTGATTTTAACAAGTACCAACAATTTGTAGATGCTGTTACCTCTGATGCATCTAGAGACTTTGTTGCCTTCTCAGATCGTATTGTTGAACTGGATCGCAAAGGTGCTAATATTGAACGTCTCCTCACTGCTGGTGTTGGTATCAATGCTGAGGGTGGTGAGTTCTTGGAGATTGTTAAGAAGATGATCTTCCAAGGCAAACCTTGGAATGAAGATAACAAAGATCACCTTCTTACTGAACTGGGTGACCTGATGTGGTATGTTATGCAAGCATGTATTGCTTTGGATACTCCCCTTGATCAAGTGATTGCAAAGAATGTAACTAAACTTGAAAAGCGTTATCCTGGTGGTGCTTTTGATGTATTCTATTCTGAAAATCGTTCTGAAGACGATAGATAATTGTAAACTGAAGGTATATGGCAACTGAAACAGATCTCTTTGAAGCAGCATCTATTGTTGTCTTCTATCATGCTATAGAGAAAGGTGCAGACTTAACTCCAAACCAAGACTTAGATCTTTATAATGATCTAAAGTCTGAGTTTCCAAATATGGATTCTGAATGGTATCTTGGTTTGTTGAAGCAAGCAAAAGCTTTAATCAAATACCTTGGTCACACTGAAGGCACTAAAGATACTACATGGAAGTATGCCAGATATGGGGGGTCTACTAAGACTCTTCCCATGGGAAAAACTACAGACATTTATGACTACATTTGGTCTAGTTTTAACAGACCTCAACAACAAATTTTTACTGGTAAAAAAGATAGTTGGAATACAACTGATGTTTATATGATAAAAGCATCAGAAGAACAGAAAGTCAAAAACATGATTAATCTTCTTAAGGAAGAGTTTTCTGATGGAACAACATCTCCAGAAGTATTTGTTGGAACAGTAAATGCATACCTAAGTCAACTGTTAGTGAAGAAATCTCTGCTTGGAATTTCTTTAAAGAAACCAACTAAAGCAGAACCAGAGTCTCATGTCTATGAAACTAACATAGATGTAGGTCCAGATGGTATTGAAGTCCATGAAGGAGATTTAATTGGAGATATGTTCACCTACATGGAAATCACAAAGAGAGGGGGTGAAATGGATTTTGCTGGAAACTCTTTGACATTTGAAGCACAATTTAAAGCTGGAAAATATATTAAAAGATATTTTTGGGAAAGTAAAGTCTCTAGTACTGCTGCTCATGCAACTGAACCAAGAGATAGAGTTGCTAACAATAAAGGAAAATATGTAAATGCTACTGCAAGAAATGGTGCAATCCCAGCACCAAAGATGGCAGAGTTAGTTAAAAAATATACTGGAGAGGAAATCAATCATAACATTCCTCTTAATGGAAAATTTAATCTAAACCAATTAGAATATTGGCAAGAGTATTTCCAAGACTTAGTTGATGATAGTACCATATCTAAAGACTTTGGTAGAATTTCTTACATGGGTAAGACATGCACCCCAAAGGAATTTATTCAAAAAGCATTTTTACTTGATGATCAATCTCCTAATCCTGCAGGTAAAAACTATGCTGTTAAACTGAGGAGTAAACTTAGAATCCTTAGATACATGAAAATGTTTATTGAGGCTAAGAAGGATCATAAATTAGCAGAACTTATCACTCATGCCTACTTCCTATCATCAAAAATGAACATTAGTCAAGCAGACCTGTCTGGACCCTTTATCAAGGTCCAGTGATGTGCTATACTGGTAAAACACTGGAGACCTTATGATTGACCTGAGAACTGGAGATTGTATTGAGTTAGCAAAGCAACTTGATGACAACTCTATTGATTGTACTGTAACTTCACCACCATACAACAAACAGAAGATTGGTGGTGGATTGTTTCGCAAAATTGAGTATGACAAATTTGATGACTCTCTTCCAGAAGATGTTTATCAAGAGCAGCAAATTGAACTGTTGAATGTTCTCTTTGACAAAACCAAAGAAGGTGGTTCTTTGTTCTACAATCATAAAGTCAGGTATCTTGAAGGCAATGCAACTTCTCCTTGGGAATGGTTGCCTAAAACCAAATGGCACATTAGAGAGGAAATTATTTGGAACAGAGGTAGTGGTCCAGAGATTTCTGGATATAGATTCACACAGATTGATGAAAGAATCTATTGGTTGTGCAAAGGTGCAAAGCGTCCTAAACTTCCTAGAAGGTCTGTTAATTATGGCAGTGTCTGGAAGTTTGGTCCTGAGATGAAGAATCCTCATCCTGCTCCCTTCCCTATTGTTCTTCCACTTCGTTGTATCCAAGCAGTGATGGAAACTCCTGGTATTGTTCTTGATCCTTACAGTGGTTCAGGCACAACTGGTCTTGCTGCTACACTTCTTGGTCATGACTATATTGGTTTTGATCTTTCTGATGATTATCATGCTATGGCAAAAGAAAGAATTAACAATCCTTCTAGGAGAGATCTTGAGAAGTTTACAGAGGAGTGTGGTGTTGAGGTAAATAGTGAGAGAGGTCTTTTCAGTTTGCTTGAGTCTTGATGGAAGATTTTTTTAAAGAACTAATTCCACTATATAAACAACATGTAAGAGTGAAACAATTGAAGAGGAAAACTATAGAAAATTTTTCTAGGTTTTACTCTTCTTTTATGGATCAATATAAAGATCCAAAAGATAAGAAGGATAAATACTTACATGCCAAAGGCATAGGATTGCAGTATATTCTCGACAATCAGGATTTGATATATTCAGAAATCAATAAATGAAAAGATTCCTAGAGTTTATAACAGAAGCAAGAACATCCCAAGCTGCACAGCAAGCAAAGAAACTTGGGTATGTTGGTGATGGGCATGGATATTGGATCGATAAAGAAGGATCTAGAAAAGCACAGACAGTTAAGGGTAAACTGCAATTCATAGATCAAAAGAAAAAGAAGAAAGGTGAAGAAGGAGACTCTGCATCACAAGATCCTGCTGATGTTAAGTCAAAGAAATTAGCAAAAGCAAAACCAGCACCAAAGAGAATTGGTGCAAAACCAAAACCAGCAGGGTCAGACAGAACTAAAAAACCTCAAGCATCTGGAGCATCAGCAAGAGGTTTACAACAGCAACAAACAAAACCATCTGGAGAAGCAGTAACTGTTGCTTTTGGTAAGTTTAATCCCCCTACAAAGGGACATAAGAATCTTTTAAATGCTCTTAAGCAAGCATCTTCTGGTGGTAATTTCTATGTGTTCCCATCTAGAATTCAAGATGGTAAGAAGAATCCTTTAGATGCTGATACTAAAATTGAATACATGAAGATGATGTTCCCTGAGTATGCAGATAGAATCATTGATAGTGATGAGTTCAAAACTATCTTTGATGTTCTTGCATTCTTAAATCAGGAAGGTTATACAACTATTAATATTATCTGTGGATCAGAAAGATGTTCTGAAATTGATAACCTTGCTAAGAAGCAGAATGGTCAATTATACAATTTCTCTTCCATCAATGTAGTTTCTTCTGGTCCAAAAGATCCAGATGAAACTTCTTCTGCTGCTAGAAAAGCAGCAGCAGGAGGAGACTTTGAAGGGTTTAAGAAAACCATGCCTGCTGGAGTACAACCAAAAGTATTGAAGCAATTGTTTGCTGACCTTGGTGGATCTTTAGAAGTAAAAGAAACTTGGGAGATTGCTCCTGATTTGGATTTGAAATCCTTAAGGGAGAATTATGTTTTTGGAAACCTCTATAGAGTAGGGGACACAGTTCAAAGTTGTAACACTGGATTGAAGGGAGAGATTATTAGATCGGGTGCAAATCATTTAATCTGTGTCACTGAGGATGGCATCATGTTTAAATCCTGGATCAAAGATGTTACTTTAGTATAAATAAAAATAAACCATAAGTAGATAAATGACTAACATTTGGGCGGACACTTTCTCTGAGATCAGAGAACCACATCTTTCTGAAGAAAAGAAAGAGAAGGAAGAGAAAGGCGAGAAGAAGCATAAAGAAGGTCCTGCTGAAGAAAAAGCAGAAAAGAAAGGTGAAACCGAAAATGGTAAGAAGAGATGGTGGGATGATGATGGAGATGGAGTTGGGTATGAGAAAGGTGAAGTAGGTGGGTCATTCAAAAAGAAAGTAAAGAAGGAAGAAAGAGAACTTCACAGCAAGAATGATAAAAATGACAAACTTGATGTAAGAAAGGGAATCCACAATAAGATCAATACCAAACCAACTGTCTCTGAAGAAGTTGAAGCATGGATGGATGAATTGATTGCAGAGGGTTATGATCTTTCTAAGTTTACCTTAGATGAAATTGTTGGAATCTATAATTCAGTTCAACTTGATGAGGCAGACACCTATGATATGCCACCAAAGGGTGATGCTGAAAGACAAAAACCAGATCCAATGGCAGCAGCAAAAGCAAAGGCTGCTAGAGCAAAGGTATCTAAGGAAAGAGCAGATTTCCAAGTTGCTCAACAAGCACAAAGAATGAAGGTTTCTGCAACTGAATCAGTGCTTGCGTATGTTGAAGGAAGAACTCCACTATTTGAAGGGGTATTTGACCCAAAAAAGTCTAGACTGAGACCTGCTTCAGAGAGGTCTCAGAATGCTATGACTGATGCTCAGAGAAAAGCAAAAGAGAAGGAGGCAAAGCGAGTTGCTGCTATTCATAGTAAAGGTGAAACAGTTCTTCAAGGTCTAAGACCTCAAGGAAAGAAGGGAAAAGTTCAAACTACTCCTGCTGCCAAATCACCTGCTCCTGCAGCAAACAGAAAAGTGAAAGGTAAGTATGATAAACTTGCTAAAGCTGCTGATAAGATTTTAAAGGATACAAAAGATAAATAAATCGGATTCTAAGAGGTCATCATGTCAGCACTAATCGCATGGGCTGTTGCTAACCAAGCACTGATTGCAACTGTTCTGTTTGCAGTATCAGAAGCAATGGGAGCAAACCCAAAAGTAAAATCAAATGGTATCCTTTCACTAGTCATTCTTCAGGCACAAGCAGTCCTGAAGAAAAAGGGTGCACAAGATTTAACTCCATAATTACAACTAAAATATGATGGCATGGGAGACCTCTCCATAGGTCTCCCATTTTTATAAATAACATAAGAAAAGAAATTTTATTCAAGGTAAGGCACATGGCTCTTTGGGGAACAGCAGATAGTATTAATTCACCTGGCACTATCTCACTCGTTTATGCCACTAAAACAATACTGGTTCTGGGA